CCAGACATATCGATTTTATCAAAGACGCGGCACTCTTCTTTGATTGCCTCTTTGAATTTGGGTATCTGTTCCTGGGTGATTGCCCCCTCTTCAATTTTGGCATCAAAGTTTTTCTGAATAGTATCATCAAACACAGCTTTGTCTTCAGCGCCATACAGCTTAGGATATTTGAAGCTGACATCCAGATCAAAAGGCTCAACAGAATCTGCCATACGGTTTGTGTTTTCTATCGCCTGGAGAAAAACCGACTCTGGCAAAGCGTGTTGAATGCGGAACATTTCAACCAGTTCGTCATAGGTCTTGTAGGTCAAGTCAAAACTGTCTTCGTCTGCAAACTCAATATGTTTTGCCAGCTGCATGATACTTCTGCACTCTGCCTTATAAGCATCAATGCTGTGCGTATCTGTGCCAGCGATCAAGGGAATCCCGTACTTCTTAGACATTTCCGCCAAGTGACAGTTGTAAGAGATTTGTTCTCCAAAGTTATGAGCCTGCACCTCTAAATAATCATAATGCCGAAGCAGCTTTTCATACATCGGATGCCGAATGCTAAGCTTGTTCAGAGGGGATGCGAGACAGGCGCTAATCTTAATCACATTATCAGAGATGCCAAGAAACTCATCAAATGTAATTCGTGGCTTATAGTAGAAATGATCTTCACGATTGGACAGGCTCACAAGATTGTTGATTTCAAGGATGCCGTCATAATTCTTTGCAATCAAAATCGTGTGATAATTGTCTCTGACCTTCTTTTTCCCAGACTCCATTAGATCAGAAAGCTCTTTTTGTGCTTCTTCTTCGCTTCGACCTTGCTGCGCCTCATACCATAAGTCGTTTACATCTGGGTACTCATAGAGCTGCTCGGTCAAATAGCATTCTACACCATGAAGATATTTGATTCCCGCTTTATCACAGGCCATCTTTTTTGCAACCCACTGATATATATTTCCGTGTTCCGTAAATGCAATTGCTGTCTGACCAAGCTGGACAGCACGATCAATATAGTCTTGAAACTTTGTCGCGCTATCCAGCAAGGACAGCTCTGAATGCACATGGTAAGCAGTATAATTTTTAGACAGAAGTTTCGCCTCCTTACCACTATCCATCTACTGTTCCGAATACCTCATCTTCTTCATCAATTAACTGAGCTGGGGGATAGGGGAGACCACCTGTGTACGGGTGCTTATCCCAGGAGTATCGACGATCCAAATCCTCTTCAGAAGTAAAAAACCGCCTGGAAGGTTGGTCGTAATATACGCCAACGCTTCTACCCTCGAACCCAAGCATTCTGTCTTTTAGAATGTCGATCAGAACATCTTCCTTGATTGGCTTAACGCGCCAACCAGAACCATTCATCTTTGGCTCTCCCTGCTTATCCCTTTCCGATACACGGTAGAGACTGATGATTCTGTGCGCCAAATCAATAATAGCCGAAATGCCTTGAACATCCATCTTGTTAAGCCGCCGCATTGTGTCAATCTTATGAGGATGGACAACGAGTAGAACGATGACATTGAACTTTACTGCAAACGCAATCAGATTCATTATCAATTCGGATTGCTTATTGTATTTGTTATCATCGCTGCATTCCAGATTGATAGCGGTAAGATTGTCAAGAATCAAAAGTTTTGTCCCATATTTGCGAACAGAGTCTTCCATAGTCTTCAGAAGATCGGTCATCCGGTTAGAACGGCCATCCTCATAGATATACAAGCGACCACGGTAAAACTCATCGATCTCCCGCTTTGCCTCTGGCCTTACCTTGTAATATGTCGCATCTTGAAAGTGACGCTCTTCAATGTGGCGCTGGCCTGCAAGAACGGAGTTCAACCAGTTTTTTGTCTGGAAATTAGGAAGTTCACCAGAAAACAGGAATACATTTTTATCCTGTTCAAGAGACTGACAAATGATTTGGTTGATAAACGAACTCTTGCCGGCTCCGTTGATGCCAGTAATGATGTTCAATGTGCCTTGAAACAGTTTCATAAGATAACGGTCAAGAGGCCGAATGCCGGTTGTGATACCTTCAATCTGGTCTAAGTCAACATCCTGGATATCGGAGAAATCAATTACACCTGGTACTGGGCTATCCTTGGCATTCAAAATGATTTCAAGGACTTTTTCTTTGCCAAGGTAGTAAAGAGCCTCGTTGAGATCGTTGATACTATATTTTTTGCCGTTCTCTGCCTCAAAAATAGGAGGTACTTCAACGACCTTAGTTCTCCAGCTGCCAAGGCGATACACAACCTCTTTCTGCATTTTTTGTCCGGCTTCGTCATTGTCGGAACAAACGATGATGCTGTCAAACTGCTCTAACCAATCCCAATTCTCTTCTATCCAGTGAAAGTTCCCGCTGCCGAGCGGGACGGAGACTGCATTTGTGAAACCAGCCTCAATAGCGGATAAGCAATCGGGTTCGCCCTCGCAGATCAATAGGGGAGCGGTTGTGTTTATACGGTTCATGTTAAATAGGAGGTTACTTGTATCAGCGTTCTTTTGACACCAGCATTTATTTTCTCCCTTGTGGATCTTTCTGGATGGGCGGTACTTTACCATAGTCAGAACATCGTTGGAATCATAGTAGTTCCACACGATGTTTCCTTCTTCATCCTGTCTGACATCTGCGTAATCCAATGTCTGAGGGCTAATGCAGCGCTTTTTGAAGTACGCATAGATCTTACTTTTATCTCCAATAGGTATTTCTTTCGGATACCTATATTGATGCTTTGTTTTCACTCCAAGCTCACCAAAGCTGTATTTGATCCCAGCCAAATCGAACAACTTCTGGCAAGCCTGAAGATAAGTCATACCCTTATAGATGAACACATCAAGGATGTCATAATTTCTTGCACATGCTCCAAAGCAATGGAAAGAGTATGTTTTGCGGTTATATATAAACGATGCGTGATCCTCCTGATGAAAGGGGCAACAGCACCGTAGGTTCTGTTCATCAAAATCCTCAATGCCTAACTCCTGAACGATAATCTTTGCGTTATCATCGCCCAGCTTTTCTTTCGCCTCAAGGATCGTATCACGATCAATTTGCAGTTCCCGTCACCCCTCTCTTTAGGAAGCGTTTCTATACTCACAATCCCCACTTACATCGCATAGATAATGGCAACGCCAATAATCTGGCTTTGCTCCCCAGTCATCATTTATGATGATTTTTTCAATCTCTTTTTTTGACCATTGCTCCATACGATGAAATTTCTCTTCTCGAAAAGCCTCTTGAATCATTGTCTGTGAACGAAAACAATTGAATTCAAGTGCATCTGGATATTTACCGTATAACTCTTTGACTGGTGCAGAGTATACATACAGCTGTCTATAGTAGCTGTCTAATTCCAAATCCGACTTTGTAGGGGATGCCCGATTTGAACGGGGCTTCAATGTCCTTGATTTATGGTCTGTGATAATTAACTTCCCGTTTTCTTCACTGATAAGATCTATAAAGCCAGTCCATGGTCTACCAGCAAATTCAAAACTTACCTGCTGCTCTACACCAAGGATATCTCTCTTTGGAAAAGATAGATTATCAAGATAACGGAAGCCCTGCTCAAAATAATTATGGTAGATTTTTTGGTTTGGAGCCTTTGACCTTACATTAGAAGAAAAGTGGGCTACATAGAATGTAGAAAGATCAGATTCCTTCAAAACACCGTCTAAGTACATTTGCATAATCATGTGGATATAGCTTCCGAACTCTGCAAAAAACCCACTTTTCTTTTTCAGCGGCCTACCGAACTCATCACGATACAGATAGCTCAAAAACCATCTGTAAGGACATTCATCAAATGATGTGAGGCGAGAATAGCTCCATACCATATCTGATATCGTTAAGTCGTAACGAATAGAGCATCACCGCCAGCCTATTGATCAGAACGGCAGGTTTTCATCGTCCTCTTCAGAGGACTCTTCATCGGCCAGCGCAGCAGGCTTAACCTGAGCCTTTTTCTTCGTAGTCTTGGCGGGCTTCTTATTGTCAGACTGTGTTGCTCCATCGCTCATCTCAAAGTCGAACATGGTGAAGTTGGTGTACTCTCGCCCTTCGTCCTTGTTGTACTTGTTGGATACATCACACGCTCCAATCTTGATTCTGCACCGATCCCCAGAAGACAATGCGGAATCAATAAGGCCGAGTTTCTTGTTTGCCTCTCCGACAAGCCCAACGAACCCGTTAAAGTCGGTCACATATTCGTCCGACTTCTTATCTTTTCTGCTAATGGAGAGACGAACTTTGGAAAAATTATCTCCCTGGTTCGTAATCTCCCATACTGTTGCGAATGCACCCTCGTGAAATCCCATTATTGCTTACCTCCATCCTTACCAACCGGGCACTGCTTTTGCAGTTCCTCCAGAAGCTGCGCCGCAACCTCTGGATCTGTCAAATAATTCATATAGTCAGCGCTCGGCTTACTTCCGTTGCGTACATATTTCTTAACCAGCTCTGTCAACGCTTTTCTCGCCGTATCAGAATTGTCGTTTGCGTCAAGAAAACTGTGAACATGGGCATCAATCTTCGTAACAATCTGTTTTGTTACGGCCATATTTGCCTCGACCTCCGCCTCTTCCTTCTGGCTGCGGTAATAATCGGGATCATCATCTGGTGTTGCGATCTGGAAATACTGCGTTAGGAATTGACGCTGCGCATAAGTAAATCCTCCGCCCTGTGCCTGGGAAGGATCGGACTGCTCTCCACAGCAAGTCCAAGGAACCTGTCTAAACTCTCCGCTGTCAACATCGATCCAGGTAAAGATAATATCCTGAGACACCACAAATTCGTGTACGACTTCCTGGATGGTCTTTCCGTCTTTGAGCACCTTCGGCTTTTCATAGTGGTCAATTACAATTTTTTGCGAACCGTGTACGCATTCCTCTTCCAGCAAAAGACCGTATTTATCCATGCCGGCTTTCAGTTTGGCAAGAATTTCAACGATAGAAGCATAAGTATATCCGTATCCCTTCTTGCTTTTCTTTACTACATCTACATACTTGCGAAGCTCAAATAGCTTCTTGTTCAAGTTCATTGTGTTTGTGTTTTCAGACACTGCGTTCCTCCATCAAATAAGTAGCTTCCATATCTGCAAGGTGGAGCAAAACAGCAAACGGGCACATATCATATGCTTTGCTACATCCAAAATCTCCGCCCTTTACAGCACTATCAAACCCTGACATGTGCCATCTGATTGCGTAAATCTCTTCATCTGTCAGCTTCATATATTGAAGCAGAATAATAACAGACTTCTCGCCATGACCAACAGGGAATTGGTCTTCCGCCTTATAGAAAGGCTCTTTGTGCCACTGTCCAGTCTGCTCGTCCTTTACATTCTTAGTGCCTACTGTATAGTAGTTTGCTTTGCATAAATCATGGAACAGCGCCGCAATCGCAATGCTTTCTTCTGACGCTTCGACTTCTTGAAATTGTTTAACTAATTCCTTTAAGGCATCATACACATTGAGCGAATGCTCCAAGAGGCCACCTTCATGGTTTCCATGGAACTTTGTACTGGCCGGAGCAGAATAAAAATCCGTACTTTCAATCCAGGCTAACAAATCATCCAGGCCACCGCGCTTAATGTTGTCTCTGCAAATAGATAGGTATCGCTGTTTTAGATCTTCATTTACCAGGATATATCACTCCCATAAATCATCGATATTTTTGCGGCAATAGCAATTTTCGCAATACACCTCGCCTGATTTCAGCAGAATGTATTCGTCAAAAATCGGATTCCCGCACAGATCACATTGTTTGTAAGGTACATAACTCCCTCCACACATTGGGCAACCAGTGAAATGCTCATATGGCGGAGTGTCGAGGCCGTGTGTCTCAGTATACTCCTTTGGATTCTGAAACACACAGCCACACTCTACGCATACGAAATTACTCGTCTTCCTTTACCCGATAACCAACGCAGACACCCATGCTATCGTCACCGGCCAGCTGCTTAATCATCTGATCCAGGCCAATAATCTTAGACTTAGGAGGGAGGGCGGTATGAGATGCGTCCTTGTTCTTGTCCTTACCCTTTTTATTGGGCTTTAGATATGGACGGAACGCATTCTTGAACTGAGCCTTAAACTCCACACGAGACCCATAAGCCTTTCGCATACAGGCCATGGCATAGCCGAATTCCTCAGAGAACACATCGTTATCGCAACGAACAACAGTCTTGTCGCCGTCCTCCCAGTACACAATAGTGGCAGGAGGGTTGAAGATAACCTGCGCCGGCTTCGGAATGATATTGCAGGGAATTGCTTTCGCCTCTGCAATAGGGGTAAGAGTGACTCTGCTGGAAAACAGGTCGTGCGCTACATTCTTGATGAAATCTTCTGTGGTCATAAACTTTACTCCTTTGATAAAATTTGATTAACTAATTGCTAATGCGGGCTATAAATTTCGGCTATTTGTCGAAATTGATTAACTATCTCCTATTACAGTATAGCAGATAATCCTCAAATGTCAAGAGATTTTTCGTGTTTTTCTTGTAACTCAATCACGCAAATTCCAGTGTTTTGAGCGGTTATTGTTGGGCATATCAATCCGCCCTCTTGTACGCGGCCACGTCTGGTTTTGCTGTTGGGATAGGACAGGTCAACAGCCCCCCCCCACAAGACACTCAATATATCCTTTCTTTGTAGCCTGCTTAATTCTGATTTTCTCCATACACAACTCCTGGTGGATTACCATGGATTTGCGCCCGCAGCGTTGGGCACATAGGTTTTATTGCGCATTTCTTCCCAGACCTGCCCTGCGGATCGATTAGGCCGAGCGGGGAACCGTGTACCATCCTGTTTTCGCTCCACCCCCCCAGCGTCTGCCTTGAGGGTACGGGATACACCATCGCCACTGTACACTCTGTTTGCGTCACCGTTGTAATCATTGATATATCCGACCTGCTGTAGATTTGGCATATCTTCTTTGCTAATAGACGAATACTCATGTGGTTCTGTTTGGAGTCTTGTCAATGCCTTTTCAAACGCTCCAATCCCGCTGAAAAAGGAACCGACTACCATACCATCAAATAGGTACGGCATTGCATCATAGAGGTTTTCCATGATATGCAATAAAACATCTACAACAATACTATTCCCGGCCTGCTTATAAAGCTGAGAAGAAGATCTGTCATTTCCTTTATATAAATTTTCGTTCATTCTTTTCCTGGCGTTTTCAAAGTCGTCATCTTCAAAGCCCATGAGCCGCCAGCACTCCTTTGGAGTTAATTTTCTAACGCGGTATCTCTGTTGTGCAGGCACAATCAGCTTTGTACCGTTCCCAGGCGCATCATTTTTGAAATTTGGCATAACAGTTCCTATGCAAGTCTGATCTGACTTGATCCTCCTATTGTAATCATCATAAATAATAATGTGTGGCTCCAAGTTGCCCCCCCCATACAGCTTAGGGTAGGGGAGATACCTTGTGGGTCATATACTCTACCTTGATTCGGATTACTTCTTGTCTTGGTAGGGCATACATTTCCCACTTGAATAATCTGATCTCCCATGTTCAATTACTCCCGTCATAGGTTGATTCCCAAACCCTTTGTAGTCTCTCGCCAGAAGTGTCATAGCTACATCGCTATACCCATCAAATGTTGTTCCCTTCTGGCTTAGCTTTGCTCCAATCTGCCGGCAGTAAGTCCCATGTGTGCCGGTCTGTTGAGCTTCTTCCGTTTGTTCGTACTGTTCTGCTGACGTTACGCAGCGGGGGGGGCGATCATCCCAGCTACTTTATCGTCACTGAGATAATATCGCTCATCAACTTCCTTCTCCAGCATATCGATAAGAGTATGCTTTAACGGGATGGGAGAGGGAAACTGGAATTTCCCATTATCAAGATCCCTACGGATGATGACACAATATACACGCTCTCGGTTCTGAGGAATGCCATAGTTCTTTGCGTTCAGAACCTGCCAATACACATTGTATCCGTAGTCCTCCAGCTCTTTGACAAATAAATCAAATGTAGCCTTAAAACGAGCGCCTACAATATTTTTGACATTTTCATAAATCGCAAAGCGAGGCTTCTTTTCTCTTAGGAATCTGAGCCATTCTACAAGAAGAGAAGATCTTGTCTTTTCAATCTCTGTTGATCCGCACTTGGGGCATTTATCCCGCATAGTGTAGTGGGCTTCTAAGGGGTTATATGTATGACCGCAGCTTTTACATGACCATGCAGCCCCCCCCTGTTTGCCCGCGATTGAGAAGTCCTGGCAAGGGCTTCCGCCAAACATGGTATTGAAATCAGGCACAGACTTTTCATCTGCCTTTGTGATGTCGCCAATGTTCAGAGACGGATCTACGCCATGGACTGCACAATAGCTTTCTGCGGCGTACTTGTCAAACTCGCAGAATAGGGCAGTTTGATAGTTCGTAATAATTCCTCCTTATTTATCTACTTCTTCAAATACAATTTGTTTTGGAAGGATATCCTTGCAAACATACACACTGCTAAATGGAGGGTTAAGAGATGGTTTCTGCTCTGCATAATCCTTGAAATAAGAAATGCGCTTATTCATATACATGATTTCAAAATCATGCGTCTTAAACATATTAAACCGCTTTTGACTTTCAAATAAACCAACGACTCCAACCAGCATCGCAAAGGGTTTCCCGATTTGAAATAAACGGTCAAACACTTCTGCTTTGAGCGAATAGGGAGGATTGCTGATGATAAAGTCGCAAATAGGCGGCTCAATAGAGAAGAAGTCCTCTCCATTTACAATGTGTGTAGCAATAACCTGGTATCCTTTATCACGAAACATTTTTACAAATAAGCTCTCTTCAGTATCGAATGGACACCAAATCTTCACGGGGGGGGGTGGAAGATACTTTAGGATAGGGTAAATTGCGTATTCTGGAGTGTAGAATTCGTCATTCTTACTCCCAGCAACAAGATCCATTTTCATAACAACACCTCAAAATTGATTAACTAACTCGCTTGAAAATCTTTCTTCAAGCTCAAAGATTCCTTTGGCCTGACCTTTGTAATAGCCCTTGAATGGGCGATCAATTTTCTCTTGCAAATCTCTTAGCATCTGCCAGTAATTTGGAAGATAACGATATATATTTCGCAGCTCTTTCAAATTCTTGTTGCAGCAGCACCAGCATGATATCCGATCTAAAATTGAATACAAATCCATGTATTCTACGCCACAATTTGCGACCCTTTCAATCCAATAGAATCCTCTTTCGTGACAGAAGTTTAGGCAGTCTTCTTCAGTCATTTGCCATTGAACCAGAGGTAGTATTTTACCTTCCTGTGTTGCTTTATCAAAACGCTTTGGCTCATCAAATGCAATACCAACATAGTCAATAACAGATTCTGCAAGACTATCTTTGAATTGCTTTATCTCTCTGAGCTTTTCAGAAGTACCCCAACGACATAAACCACCGCACCAACCGTAACCATAGTGTGTGCCTTTCTGTCTACTATTGACTTCTTTCTCCAGCATAGAATACAAGAATGGAATTTTAGGTTTTAACTCGACATATTCTACCCCTCTTTCTTTCAGCACTGGCTTGATTTTATCTCTTATCTTATAGATACAATCAAATTCCATGCCTGTGTCATAAAACACAACGACATCTAACGGCCAGCTTTCCTCCATTAGACGGAGTAGCATAGCAAGAGAATCCTTGCCAAAACTAACGCTTGCAATATACTTCATGCCGACCACAACCATCCCGGTTGAGGTCAACCACCTAATCCTCCCATGCTACCAGCCTTTGGCTCTCACGCTGTAACAGATGGTTTTGCTCTGCACTTATCAATCTTACAGAAACCCGGTTTACCGGGATTGGCATTAGCTCCTTTCAGACTTATTATTGTTAGTTTGAGAACTCTTAAAATATCTACCAATAGTTGCAAGAGTGGCGCAGGCCAGCGGAATAATATCCGGCGTAAATCTCGTTGTGTTGAAAATCAAATTCATGCCTCCAGCAATAGCGTCTCCAACACACAACTTGAGAATCAAACCGCCCAAATAGGCAAAGCCAAATGTAATTACTGGGTTGAACACCAGTAGGACAATAAAGCCCAGGATAGTAGCTGCGATACCAGCTCCTTCAAATTTACTCTTCACAATATCACCTCCATTCGTCTCTATATACCTTCTGACAAACAATCCAAATAATTAACCGGACAGCGAAAAATTATTTGACATACACATCTCGGTACACAACGCCAAGCTGATATGCCTCTGCATGACTGCTTACACATACATCGATACGATTACCTCTGATTGCGCCGCCAGTATCATGCGCTTTGAAGCTGCCATGCCCATCTATGTAAACTGAACTACCGAGCGGAATAATAGACGGATCTACGGCAATAGATACCCACGGAGTCAATGGAGCGCCAGACGCAGTTCCTGAATGCCCTCCATTACAGATGGAACAAGGACAATAGTGAGAAATTCTAAAACGTCCGAGATAGCGACCCTTGCTGTTCTCTTCTTGAATCGCCTTGTTATACTGTTCATAAAGCGGAATTAAGATTGATTGTTGTTCTGCCCATTTTTCCTGGGCGAACTGGATGGCTGGATTACTGTCATCCTCGCCAAATGAACGGACATATTCAGCAATCTGGTGCGCCAGATTTTGTTTTTCAATCGCGGCGTCGATCTGCTGCTTAATTTCAGTAGATGTTACGGCGTGAGCTGGCATAACCAGAGCACCCGCAACAATACAGGCCAATAAAGATTTTCTGAATAACTTGATAAGAGCACCTCTTTCAATCACACTGTACACCAATAAACTCTAAGACCTTGCGCATACCAAGGCCATGCTCTTCAATAGGCTTCATGCAATACTCCCATAGCTTTGGATGAGACTGTTTGAGCCGCTGGAAACGGTTTGGAGACTTCTCCAAATGAGCGCCAAAGGCGCAAAACACACATCCGGTTCTTTTTTCGCCTGTCGTTGTCCACCCCCCCCACAGGGTACAATGTCGCCATAAACAGAAGCGTATGGGATATTATAGGTATGGATATATTCAAGAACATCATTTTCTGTCCAAAACGACATAGGCTGGGAAGACGGGGATTTCTTGTGAAAGGCGTTACACCCAGTAGACATCCACACTGATCTGCGTGAACGGCTTTCATCTGCCATGGTAGCAATAATAGGTACGCGGCCAGTTTCTTTTGAGTATTTCTTCATTGGTTTCTTCTTCATAATATTGCAGCACCGAGAAGACACCTTAAACGGAGCGTCTAATAAGTAGCACCATTTTTCACAGTTAAATTCTGACTTTGTACCATTGCTCCGAATGATTTCTCCGTGAAGCTCTTTCCACCGAAAAGAACCAGGCTTATGGCCGTACTCTACTGTATCGGCAACCCGCTTTGATACAATTGGATAGCCATAGGTCTCAATGACTTTTTTGAAGTTCATTTCTGGCCTAAGCACAACCACATTCTCAACACTCCTGGCAAACTGGCGAATCTCTGGGAACTCAAGCCCTGTGTCACAGAATACAGCTGGGACATCTGGATAAATCCGACGCACAAGATCAAGAAGGACGGTGGAATCCTTACCGCCAGAAAAAGCCACATAGACTAAGCCGTTATAGTGCTCATACCATTCCATGATACGGGCAGTAGTGACCTGGATTTTTCTATCCAAGTCCCATGACTGCATAGTTTCTAAGTCTTCTTTGGTATAAATAAAAACTCACCGTCCTTATATTCTTTTCCAAGCCTTTCTATCTTCTCCCAACAGGGGAAAGGCTCTGACTGAAAACACTTATCGCAGCATTCCTCACACACAGCGCCAAATGATTGGTTATAAGGGCATGGGTATACTGTTTCAAACTCTCTTCCACACACTGAACACTTCATGATGCGTCCTCTGCGTCAGTACCCTTTGCCTTAATATCGGCTTCGTGGAGAACCATTACATCGTTGTACATCTTCTCTCCGATCAGCCGCTTAAACTTTTCCAGAGCCTTTTGAGATTTAGGCACTCTTTCAAGCTCGAAAGGACGCATGTGCCACTGAATCAAACCGGCTACATAGAGCACATCAAGAGCGGGGGAGATATAGAAGAGGCTATCGTAGGCTGATACATGGTGGTGCTCATAATAATGGGCAATATCGGTGTTATCACCCTTGCTATTCTTAAACGCTTTGGTAAATGGCTTACCGATATCGTGGAGCATTGCAGCCTCATACAGTTCAGGAGATCCGCCGTGGATATTTGCGTATGTAGCGATACAGTGTGCGCCGACAGTCAAGTTGTGATGCGGGTTGTCCTGGTTGATCCAGGCCAGGCCGTTCTCGCCCCAGAACAGCTCTTTGGTATCAAGCGTCTTAAATCCATCTGGGTACACGATTTCAATGCGATCCCAGCCCTCGTAATACTGTGGAATCCAAATGGATTTGTACATGCGCTCCAGAACTTCGTATGGCACAACGCGCTCACGACACTTGCTTCTCTCTACACACTCAGAAAAAGGCGTAGCCATTAGATAGCAAACCTTTTCGCACGGGATGCGCTTCAATCTCTGGATAGCATCCATACGGCGCTTGTAGTTAATATTGGTTGCGTCGTAAATTACGCTCTTCCCATTGCTCAAATCATCGTAAACGCGCCGATGCAGAACCTCAAATACCTTTCCATTATTATTCTGGTCTTGAACATCTCCCAGAATTTCAGCTCTGATCGCGTCACTGGAATGGGCTACAGCACCGTACTCTTTGGACAGTTTCTCAGCGTAGTAGGACTTACCGCTGTATGGCAAACCTACCATCATAATAAAAGTGGGATTCATTATTGCTTCTCCTTGTCATCTTCAAATGGCTTTGAGCTAATCCAATATGCAGAAATATCACGGATAATCACACACAGAGCAGTCTCCCTACTCTTATCTGGTGTCATAAATACAACAGCCGAAAACCTATCATCAAAGATTTGCTTGATAGCATCGGTTGAATTTCCTGCATTGCATTGGTAAGCCCCATAAACTGTCTTGCCGTTTGACAATAGGATCTTCAGATACCATATATACACTACGCAGCACCTCCGATTTCAAACTGGAAATTGTACTTGAATAGCAGAAGCAGCGTTTGATTCAAAATATAATCAACAGCTCGGTTTACAGACGGTTCATGCTCTTCCATGTATTTTGCCTTTACAGATTTCATTGCAGACACATAGCGGTCTGCCATCTCAACAGCTTCATCTTTGCTAAGACAGCCAAATTTAATTTGTTTTAAGTAATCTGTTTTCTTAGAAAGTAGGCAATCTTCATACGGCTCTCCATCAAGCCATCTCGTCATAAATTCTTCAAGCCTTAAAATATGATGGAGTTGTTTTGGGTCGTATCCGAAGCGCTCAATTTTATCCATCGTAGCTGGATACGGATGACAAAGTGCCTTTTGCTTCTCCATCGCCGTACCAACCATGCAATTCAGAGAAGCAAAGTCGTTATATCTCCCAATCAACTCCCGTGCATTGAGCACTGGATAAAACAACGATTCATATTTCGGATTAAGGATTCTATACTTTGTGAATAAGATTTCCACAAAGTTGATATTCTGTTTTCTAAAACAATCAAACATCAAGCGGATATCTTTAACGTCAACATGTTCATCGTTTTCCATGATGTGTGTATAGCTTTGCGGCTTTCTATTTAGAACAAAATCCTCGAAAGAGGGGAGGACAATCAGCTTGGAGTCAACATCGCTCCCCTCATAATCGAGCTTGTAATTTTGAGACCCTTGTAGGAAAATACCAACCCATTCCGGGTGTCTCTCCTTCACTGCGTCTAAGTGTTCTGAAAGCCGGCACATGATTTTCTTATCGTGCTCGACCAATTCTATTTCAAACACCTCTCCTATTAAACAAACGGATTCCCTCTGCCTTGACCAAAGAACAGATCAAATAGGTCTACATCACTGTTTCGATTTGCGCTTTGGTAATTGCTTTTTGTGTTACCCTTTGGTTTGCAGTCGATGTTGTATGACATGTTCTTTGTCCATCGTTCATTTCGATTCCTGGACTTTAACACAATGGGGTCAGAGATACTTCTTTTTACACGCTTTGCCAGTAAAGCACCAGAAAGCTCGTTTCCATTGTCATCGATAAAATCAGAAACAGTCGGGACAGAGATGAATAGATGGGGGACACCATCTACCATCTTTTCCTTTTCAAGTTTGACACCATACTGTCTCCATGGATCAATCATTTCTCTGCTCATTACGCCGCCTCGGTTACTTCCTGCGCCTCTTCCATATCTGGAGCAGAAGCAACTTCCTTGACAATCCCCTCAAGCACCTTAAATGCAAAGTTCTTGTGCTTGTAGGCTGTAAATTTCGGACGGTTTACAATGCGGCAGACAACACCCTCGCGCACATGGGATTTTCCAATGGGATCTGCTCCGTCGTAGTAACACTCTGCTACACCCTTTACCCATTCGCCAGGATTATCGTTCTCAGGCACAAACCCAGACCATAGGAGCGGGACACAGTTCACGCCCATCTGTTCACAGCGATAGCGCATGAAGAATGGAGGATATTCCACTACATCCCCATCCTCGTTTGTCATGGTCATTCGGTATACATAAAGGGCAGACTTTGGTGCATCTACACCATCCGAGCTACAACCATAGCTGAATACAGTCTGCTTGCCATACTGCTTTACAAAGTCCTTATCTCCAACTTTCTTGTTATCGCAAGAAGCCATAATCGGAGTGCCGTCATCAGTAAAGCCAACGACTTCATAATAGACTGTCTCGCCCTTATGGAGCTTTCCTTCAAACACTTTGGCATGTTGCTCACGAAAAGCATTGCTGCCATAGAAACCACCATCATATGTATCAAGAACAACGCGGCGAGTTCCAGTCACATAGCCCCAATCATAAATTGGAGTACCAGGCCGACGAAACAGCTTGTCAAGCAGTGTGCGCTTATAGCCAGACAGCATAGGGAGGTATCCAGTCCGTTGAGAAGCCCCGTGCATTTTCAATGTGATCTCTACAAGATCGCCCTGGTGGAATGCCCCAAGATTGTATGGGAGCTGCTCCGTGTCAGCATGTTCCATGAATAGGGGAGAGATAGGATCTTTACGCTTCCTGGTACGATTCCCGGCTCCTGCACTTGTACTTTGCTTACGAGCGGGGACATACTTTTCACAGATCATCACTCCGTCGAGCTGAGTAATGGTGTCCCCCTCCTTCAGCTGGGAGATATCTGTAAACTCTGCCAGAGATGATAAAGGCATAAACAGGCCGTCGCTCTTTTCGCCGCGCAATTTTAGAGCCTTGATATTTCTCTTCTCTGGATCGAGATATCCGCCGGCTGGATTCCCGTTTTCATCCTTTCTGCGCAGCAAGTCATTTTTCTGAGCAAATTCAATTCCGAGTTTCCCATCAACTGGGAAGTACACACCAAGCTCGTCAGGCTGCGTGTCAAGCCCAACGATTACGGTGTTGCCAAAGCATTCGCCGCACAGCAGACGATCTGCATTAGAATGCTTGCGCAGATTTTTAATTCTGGTTACAAAAGCAGAATACATTCCATCACCTCGAATAGATTAACTAATTCCTTAGAAATCGCCGAATAAAATCTTCACACCGATATCTTCATTTGCAATATCGCGCAGTAAGGCGCTCAATGTCTCATCGCTGTATCCGACATCCTTAAACAAAATTGTGTACCCATCATTCAGAGCCTTTACGCATTCTGTGTGAATCTTTTTCGCATAGCTATCTGCCGCCAAAAGTTTGTCAATGGTATTTAGGTCGCTATACCCATAAGTATCTACCATATAGCTGTCCAGCTCATCTATGGTTCTAACCTTTTCTCCCCGCGTCGTTTCGTATCCGCCGTCAGAAAACAACACAATCTCAATCATCTTATTTAAGGACTTGATAGACGGATGAGGCGTATCCAATCCCTTATAAGCAAGTACATAGCTTGAACTGCTGCTGTTTGTCACAAAGTCGCTTCTAATTTTCATCGATAAATCTCCCCAAAATCAAAGATTAGATTGTTAGGCGACACATCCATTTTGTAGACGGACTTAATCTCTTTGGACAGCATTTCACGCAATTCTGCAAGATTGTGCTCAGTCAAATCATTTTCATCAAGCGTCCATCCAACATAGTCAAGTCCGCACTCCCCAAGCACAGCCTCAAGATATCTGTCTCTCAACTCGATATCGTCATAATCTCCATCGTCCATACGTTGCAGAATCTTTTCAGAAGAAAGATCGTTTTGCTCAAGGATCGCCTCTCCAGCTCCAGTCGGCAAGCGAAGACAGATAAATGAGCTACTGCTACTATTGGTCACAAAATCAGTTCTTACTTTCATGGCTCACCCCTTATGGATAAAATCATAAAATCGGCTGTATGTGCCGAACCGATCTTTCAGGCCGGCGACAATTTCGGCGGGGTTCAGATGGAATCTGGAACATACCTCGGTCACATACTCGCTGTCATAAAGTTTCTTGCGTCTCTTGTTGAGCTGTTTTACCTTGGCAAAAACTTCATCACGAGAAACCTTATATTCTCTTTCCAGATACTTTGCCAAATCTTTGTTGGAATACTCGATGAACTGGCAGATGGGGCAGCACTCTTCCGGGATTCCATAATATCCGTCCTCACGCTCCATCATCATCTCTTCCAGCTCTTCATCGGTCTTCTCGTTCAGTTCAGTATCAGTCATATCCTTAAAGTGAGACCAGGATTGCTGCATTTCCTCCTGGATCAGACGAAGCATTACCTCTCTTGGTGCGCTCAGCATCTCATCCTGGCAAATTGTATGGCCGTTTACGCACTCGACCATCTCTGCCTCTTGCAGCGACATATCCCATCCGCTCTCGACATTGCCGCAGATATCACAAACAAAACTGGAACTGCTGGAATTGGTAACGAAATCTCTTCTAAATTTCATTAAAACACCTCTTATTGTTTGATTGGGCAAATATTTAACCCGCGCTCTTTCAAATACTGAATTGTTTTTTCAGCAGATAAATGTTCTATGATCCACTCTAAGGTTACATCCTTATTCTCTTCTGTGATCTTTTTAATTGAAAGAGAAGTGAAGTTATTTTGATAAAGATTGGTAGGCTCTGCAAATCCAGCCCCGATAAGGCAGATATATGGGCGGTGGCGGATATATGTACGGCAAGAGATCACATTATGAGACGGGCAGTTTTCAAAGTGCTCAAACGCTTGTTTGAAACTTGCATTTTCAATAATCGTTTTTTGCAATTCTACATTGCGCTCTTCCTCACAAAGCCACCCAGAATAGCCAAATCGTTCCCAGCGTCCACCGTCTATCTGATACTGAAGATATGTCTTATAAATTTTCAGCATTTTGATTTCCTCAATGATGACTAAACCGACGAACCGTAAAATCCTGATTTGGAAGAATATCATGTTCCAGAGCAGAACCGACTTCTGTATGGTCTTCGTATTCCAGCTCTACCAGATAAGATGAAGTACCAATATCATCTTCAATCTTCTTGAAATCTTCCTCCATACGACGCTCGACTTCGGCTTTTCTTTCCTCAGATTCATAGTATGCACGGTAGTCGCTTCCTGGATGTTCGTTCATCCACTGTCTTTCAAAGGTCAGTTTGTCGGAAGACCACCAGCCTCCCTCGCCGTTGTCTGTAACAAACTCTGCATCATCTTCTACATCTCGGAATGTATGTGTGCGAATATTTTTCTTTAGAATCGGCGTAGCCTCCATGAAATCGTGGAGCAACTGTTCTACATAATCACTGCCGTATCTTTTTGTCATAGCGGCGATTTTTGCAATTCCATCCTCTTTGCTTTCAAAGGCAAGAATAAAGCTACTGGATGAGCTGTTTGTCACAAAATCTTCTCTTACTTTCATATTGCCTCCTGTTAGCCGTCTCTGCCGGCTCCCCACTGGCAGTCAATTTCAGCGAACCCGTTTTTCTCTGTGATATCGTCAATAGCATCGGTATTGAAATAGGAGTAATCAACATCGTAGTCTGGGTATCCGTCCTCGTTCTCATCGATATCTTGACGATCCTCTGCAACTACAAACTTGCTTTCAGCGTGATCCCGAATATAATTTTCTGTGGGAGTAACATCTACACCAGCCCAATCTGCCTCAAGCCAAGCACCCCATCGTCTATTCTTGATATTTGCAAGAACCTCTTCTGCTGTGTACACTTCAATCCTATCACCATGCTTATCCAGAACTGCTTGCGCCTTTTCTGGATCGGCAATGCGGGCAAAGCAGCAGATAAAACTACTTGAGCTGCTATTGGTAACAAAATCTTTTCTAAACTTCATGTTTTCTCCTTAATGATTGCTCTCCAAAAAATCTACAGACACATCTCCATTGCCATATCGTTCTGAGCAGCCCCAGCCGCTGAATCCGCTATGAATAAAGTTCTCAAACGCTCCATCTTCCTCATGGTCGCCACATTCATATCGGATAGACTCGCCCGGAGCAAGAGTAAATCTCCCATCCGCATCTTCTACAATTTTGGATAGTAAGGCCATGGCGACATCTTTAGATGTCATTGCCTCATCTGAATTATTGGTAATCAAAAAGCTGCTGGACGAGCTGTTTGTAACAAAGTCTTTTCTGGTTTTCATTACATCACCTCTTAATCAAGCCATTTATTATCGAAATAAAGAAATGCGAATACAAGACCACCAGATAACAGAATCCATACAATCCAAAATACAACGGTGTAAATAGTCTCATTACTTTCCATATGAGAGATTACTTGCTTTGGATTCATATCTCGATACAGCTCAGAACTGTCGTTAATCGTATTATCATGGAGAGATGTAAAGATCGTACCAGTAATCTTTAGCGGTGTCACATTGTAATAATAGCGATCATCGTGTCCTTCGTAGATATAATTCATTCGATTGCCAACACTGATTGAATCCAGATTAAGGCGCTCCACTGGAAGATCGATAGCGTCATATGGGAATATCTCTCCCATAAATGTGATATCGTCTACATGCCGACTATCACTCCATACATGATCCCAGCTATAATATACCTCTGTCTCCGTATGTTTCTTCCCATTGCTATCTGTTCTTGTCACTGTTCTTGTATGCCTGGTGTAGTGTTCTTTGTGCTTTTCAATATAAATAAATCCGTTTCCAATTTCGTCATATGTAACGGATGAATCAGAAGAAACCTCACCATATACAAGAGAGTGGCCGAAGTTGGTCTGCATACCATATAAGAACTGACCTTCATTCTCTATGATAGTTGCGGTGCGGTAGTCTTCGCTCTTAGAGATTGCACCTTGAAGAATTGCGTCACTCACAAACAGGCCAACCAGCAACATTACAAGAACTATGATAGCGCTGAAAAGAACTTCTCTCTTTTTAATTATCATCGGCAAACAGATCCTGCGGGGCATCTACAGGCGCGTCATAATCGGTATATGTCGTGTCAATGGCCTCATATCCAAGAATACTGAGAATAATGTTATTGGGGAAAGAGCGTACCATCTTATTATAAGAACGCACCTGCTCATTATAATTATTGCGGTACTGAGCGATCTGGTTTTCTGTCATAGCAAGCTCGTTCATAAGCTGCTTATAGTTCTCGTTTGCCTTGAGTTCAGGATATGCTTCAGCAACTGCATTGATTGCCATCTGAGCACCATCCACATCGCCATACTCCATGCTGTTTCTTGCAGAAACGATGTTCTCCAGCGTTTCCCCCTCATAATCCTGATACGACTGCACTGCATCCACCAGATTATATACAAGGTCAAAACGTCTTTTCTCTGCAACATTGATATCTGCCTGGGCTGCATTGATCTGTTCCTCTAAAAAGATAGCCTTATTATTGGAACTGACGAACAATCCGCCAACAAGCAAGGCAAAAGCAAGAACAATGCCAACCACAATCCATGCTGTTTTATTTTTCATTGCTAATCACTCCGTTCATATTGTTTTTAATAATTTGGATCGCATCTTCATCTTCTATATAAAATGGGTCTCGATCCCGAAATAGAGAAGAACATATTAGCAATTGGCAAAATCTTAAATCGGGGTACATTTCCCATATTTCCGCAAGCTGATTGCAGAATTTTCGGATTCTTTTGATGTCTCTCATACCTACACCGTCTTCTCTGTCTGACTGCAAATTACAATCTGAGGCCGGATAGGGCAACCACCCATACAAGACGCTCGGTTCTTGCAGTTTGGGCAAGCAGTTCTAAAATGATTTCTGAAATTCTCAAACTGCTCACTGTCCCATGCGTTTTGGATGGTGTCATTGCTGATATCATAAGCCCAGCGAAGATCCTGGTTGTCAAACGAACAGGGGAGAGCTTTCATATCGGATGTAATGTACATGCTCCACCGTCCACCCTCGCAGGTATCAATGCTGCTTGGATCGATGTTTTGGGTGTAATTCAAAATAGCGGGGATAGAACAAGAGTCGAATCCAACCTTAAACGGGGCATCCATATGGTCAACGATATCAAAAAACTCTTTTACCTTCGGATCGTTTGCCGATAGCACATTGTCTTCACTCCCAAGGCCAACGGGCTTATGAAGCAGAAAAATCACGGCGTTGATTCCTTGCGGGAAGTCGCTATTTCTAAGCCGGTCAATCGCTTCGTCAATAGAATTATTGCCAAGAACATAGTGGATATTTGTTTTAATGCCGGCATCAAGCAGCATCCGAATGGCTCGAATAGTATGAGTCTGTCGATACCAGGAAATAGCAACAGCGCCACAATACTCTTTGCATAGAGCTACAATATCCTCGGTAAAACCAAGTCCAGAACTGGTGAAGTTTGGTACAATGTTATTTTCCCTGCAATACTGAAGAATCTCTGCAAAGTTTTCGTGCTGATCCACATCGCCGCGACCACCAAGCGCCAGCTGAAATGTCTTTCCTTTACACTCGTCAACAATCCGCTTGAAGTTCTCAAGCGTCATGTTGGGATGGTGCGTTTTAAGGCCATTCTGATAGCATTGGACACCAGACTTTAAGCAAAGGCCGCTTGCCCCGTGTACACAATGTCCCATAACGCCTACATCTATCAGCTCCGGGAACTGCGTCATAAATGGGTCGATTCCAGTATCCTTGCCATTCTCGTCATATACACCGCTTCTCACATAGAACCCAGTCTTCGGGTCAAACATAGACACAAATCGGTTTTTGCGGTCTACCTTCTTTAACATATAAACTGATACTCCCTTTCTTATTCAAAGCCGTTTTTGCGTTGTTTTTATTGAGATTTTCTGTGCGTTTTTAATGGAGCCTCAATAACATGCTGCCGTGTATTTCCGATTGATGTATAGAAACAGTCTGGAGATAGGGGAGAGACAACATCTTTAATCTCCTTGTGACTGGAAGACTCCAAAACCATACCGTCTGTTTCATCCGCATGGGTAAATGCAAAAGACAACTTTATGTATGGATACATTCTCTTTGCCTTTTTGAATTCCTGATCACATACATTGTGGAATCTATCTTCTTCAAAATATCCGTATCTAAAACTTCCTTGGAACTCATTCCATACATTTGTTGCATCCTGTTTATCCTCACCAAACAAATCTTTTGCACTGCATTCGGTAGGGAAGAAACCGGCTCCGTGCCTGGTAAAGTAAGTCCTTGATACAAAACACATTTCGATATCACGGCAGTCATATAGATCAGCAGAATAAAGGACTCTGCTCACCCCAGGGATTCCAGTGCGAGAGGTTGTGAGATACGGCGCAAACTCTTCATACATCTCATCCAGCAAAAGACCTTGAGCACCTTCAAAAACAAGTCCCTCATAATCATGCACTATATCGTCGTTCACGACCTGACAATAATCCATCATTTCGTTGGCTTGAGCAATCCAATTATCAATGACATTCTCGCTTAGAATTACGCTAAGGTCATTCAAAGAGATGTTAGATACGCCAAGCTCTTTTAAGCGTTTAGGAAGGTAGATATCCCGCTGATATGTAAGCAAATACTTTAAGTCAAGAGAACGAATAGTTTTAGGAGTAATGGTGTGTCCTATGCCGTAGTTCCTATATCGAACAACTGTTTCGTTGATCCCGACACCGCAGCTTCCATGTCTCTGATCACCTCTTGAGCGCTCCACAATTTGATTGACCAGCATATCAAATGGCGTGGTGATCTTACAGCTCTCATGGATGTATACCTTTGGGTAGAACCAAAAGTTTCTGTACATCTCGTCGCGCTCTCTACAAAAGAGAATAGGGTTCAAAATAAAATTGCCAGAAAGGTATGTATCAGTACCGTTGACAAAGCTCCCAGCACCAAAATGGCTGAACACATGGCGCTTTTGCTTGCCGAGCGTTGGAACTACTACGGTATGGCCGGCTTGCGCCCCGCCATTAAACCTGATATTGAGTACACTTCCGCTCTCGGAAAGCCTTTTGCAGAAGTAATCGGTCATCAAACCCTTTCCCTCATCGCCAAAGTTTGCACCGATTACGACTTTGATTTGCTTTGCCATACCAATACCCCTTTCTGGCTTATCTTTTATTGTCAGAACTCTACGAGATTGCTTTTCGCTGTCACACTCTTCAGCCCGTCAAGAGCGCTCTTAACCACGATAGAAGTGGAACCGTCCCAGCTGGCGGCTACCTCGTCCACATCCTTACCGCCCATTGTCTCCAAAATAGAAACAATAATCTCAGGAACCTTCGTGTAGTCGCTTACCTTAATCACTCGCTCACCCATCAAGGAACGCCACTTTGCAATATTGCTTGTATCGCTGCGGCGATCCAGAACCAGGTGGAATACCTCATATTTCCGGTTGACCAGGTTAAGCAGCTCTTCCACAGGGATATCGCGCTCAACGGTATCGCCAAAGATATCCTTGATTTCCCGTGCGGTCAAACGGTCAGGATAGCAGTCATCGCCCATGGTAAAAAGGAAACCCTTCTGATTTCTCTTATTGAGGCAATCAATGTCTGTGTGCATTGCCGCAAAATACCAGGCGAGGGGATAGCTCTCAAACATATTTCCGCCGCCGCCGCGCTCAAAGTAGAGCTGTGTCAGCTGTTCCGCAATGCGGATATCGGACTCAAACTGCGTGGCCTGAAACGGAGTAGAATCACACATCGCATCTCCAATAGCGTTGAACATAATCTGCGGGTCTGTTACCGGCTTACGATCCAGAATCTCCGTAACAAGAACATTTAGCTTCTTAGCTACGCCCTCAAGGATATCGCTCATGGAGCCAGTCACATCAAGGCCGATGATAATTGCGTTGCTGTTGGGGTGATCGTCGCTGTCACGGCTCTCTCTCATCGGGATACCCTTGGGATCAAACTCTGGCTTTACCGATCTGCTGGTATAAATCCCAGCCGCGCTCTTTCCGGCAATCGAACTCTTGGAATATGTATCCCAATCACGGGGAGTCCAACTTCCACAACCCATAAATAATTCCTCCTAACAATAAATATCAGTTTTTGTTACTTGCATATTGACAAACTTACGCTCACCGTAAGATTTATCCAGTGTTGTATTCCAGCGATTAAATTCCTCTATTGCATTGTGAGCAGAACCAGAATTCAAAAAGCTTTGGAATGGTTTTGGTAGGGACGAAATATCGGAAAGCTGCCGGCCAATCAGCTTGGTGGATTCCAAGTCTGTAATGATATCGGATAACTTCTCGCTTTTCGCCTTAATCGGCATAATGTCGTAGACCGCACTGGGGACACCAAGCATCTTTTCTCCGATTCTCTGGGCATACCACCATCCGCCGAGCGGTAAAATAGAATGCTTGCTTGGGCAAATAAAGCAATTTTGCAGTGTCAATCCATTATGCGCAATTCCCGTGTAGCTGAAGTAGCAGCATAGATTAGACAGTCTGCTCATTATCCAGGCGACATGACGATCTGGCAAGCTGCCGCCAAAGAAATCTTTTATGTCGGACAGGAGAAAAACATCTTCTGGCTTATTTAATACCAAGCAAAATCGTCCATCATCTAAGGACAAGGCATAGAGAATGCGAGGCATAAACCGAGACATTTCTTCTTCCATTTTCTTGTTTGCATATCGCAATCCTTTGATTTGGGAAGCCGCATTGTCGAAAAATCTCTTATGGTTTTCCTTAAACACATATGTCACAGTGGAGTTTGCAATATAAGCCTCACCAAGTTCAAATGGGAACTGTTTCAGATATTTCCCGATGTACTTCTTGCCTAATTTGTCTCGCAGAATAAGCCGATTGCTTACCTCCCAAGCGCCAGACTCAATAAGTTTTAGAGCTTCTTCATAGAGCTGATTTACTTTTGCCATCACTTCATTTGCCTGCGGATCAGAGCTGATATCTGGATGATAAGCTCTTGCAATTTCCCGATACTCAGCAATGACAACCTGTTTATCAGCAGATGAAAAGAGATCTCCACATTTCTTTGATGATAGAATCTGTTGAGCAGTCAGCATCTGAATGTATCACCCCATCTGTGTTAAGTATTGCTCCAGTCCGTCAACAGCGTTATTCATTACACTGATACGCCCTTTGATAGAGGCGATGGTATCTTCCAACTCAGACTTATCACTCGCAATGTAGTAACCGTTCCCATTAGAACAGATGGGATCTCCCTTGCACCTTGCTGAATTAACCATGTTTCTTACCCGAACTCCAGACACGCCAAATGCAGAGGCGATAGTTGCTCCACGCACAGGGCGCTTTCGTCCATTAGAATTTCTTTTGATGTATTCGGTAATTGCCTCCATAATTATGCCTCCCGTTTATAATGAAAGGAGAGGTGGGACACCACCTCTCCTAAAGCGATTACAGTCCTTTCAGAGCCTCTTCAATAGGCGCATAGCGCTCTGTATTCAAGGTCTCCAGCAAGCACTCGTAAGGATCGGTCTGGCCGCTCATCACCATCTTCACGATGTTGGTGCTGAATCCACTGACCAGGGCAACGCCCAAGTCATTTTCGATAACGGGGATTGCACCTGTTCTACTGTTTACATTCCAGAACACCAAACGAGGCATCTTGTATCCGGCATCCTCATAGCGCTGGGTGATGACCTGGAACAAACGGGAATCAACGCCCTTGTTTCTGCCATATCCTCCACGATAGGAATTGGAAACGGCGCAACCGTCGAACTCCATATCAGAAATGATAAGGATGTTCTGGGGGATATCATCCTGAGACATATGGTTCTTAATTGCCGTGTCCAGAATCAGATCAAACACCGCTTCGATATTGGTGTTTGCTACCTCATCGTGGCTCAAAGCAATCTTGATTTTGTCTCTCAGAGACTTTCCATGGCTGAGATCCACAAGCTGAGGACGCTCAGAGAAAGTGATGTACTTATCCTTGAACTGGTCGGAAGATCTCTCAGCGAAATAAATCGCCAGGGCATTTGCTACATCCAGAGCGCTTACCTTACCTCCTACACTGGTGGTCATGCTTCCACTGCCGTCTGCAACAACGATGGTGTTACCGCAGCCGTTTACTGTGTCAGGTAAAGACTTCCACAAAGCCTCAAGGGTCTGATCAAGCCCCTTTACGCTTACGCTCCATCCTCCATTGGTGTACTTGCTCACAATGTCGTGCGGGAAGAGGGTAGAGGCGTTAATCTTGGTCTCTCCCTTTTCCAAACTACTGAGGAACTTGCGGCGGCGATCCTCGTCGTGGCGCAGGAAAGCGCTGTTGTAAAGCAGATTTGCACGGGACGGAACAGCCTCATACACGATATCGCCCCATGCCTTTGTAGACATTTTCTTCTCCACGATATCAAGCTTGGTGCGGAGAGCAGAAACAGCCTTGCGGTAATCCCACTCCTGAATCCCAATATACCCGCAAATCAGCTTTGCATAGCGTCGGCTTACGGGAGAAGATGCGTTAATGGACGGAATCCACTTTGCCAGCAGAGAAATGCTTTTACCGCTGTTCATATTGGAGATGTCTTCCTTCAGCTGTGCGCACACAACGTCCAGCAAATCACTCTCCAAATCAGTACCAAAGAGGCACCAGAGATCATCCCAGCGGCCATACTCAGGCACAAGCTTAATCAAGGGCTTGATGTAATTGGGATCGCTCTTCGCCATGTACTGGAACACGACGCGGAACAAGCGGCGCTCACCAAGACCGCCCCGGATATCGCGGGCAAAGAACAGCCACTTCATAGCGGCAACCTGATCCTCAAAGAAAGCCCGTGTGAATCTCGCGGCGATATCGCCAGGGGTCGCCTTGCGAAGAGAAGCAACGGCGAAATTTAGATCAAGTAAGCTCTTGCCGGTGGTGCGATATCCAGCCGCACCATTTTCCGTGAACGCAACATTGTACTCGTCGTTCAGAGTCTTCTTCATAGCGGACATAAAATCGTTGCTCATAGATGTTTCCTCCTTAAATTGATTAACTAATTGCTAATGGTTTTTAGAGCTTCAAGACACATACTGTCCGTGTTTTGCTGTCTGTGCCTTAAAGGAGGCAAGAGGCGGTAGTTCCAGATTATGAGTCTAAAAACTTTATCCAATGTTTTGCTGTACGCCTCTTATAGCGGGAGCTTTTTTTTCGGAGACATCCCGGAACCGAACCATTACTTCCAACTTTTTAGGGACTGTTTGAATGGTGAAGTCAACTCTTACCCTTTGTGTAGCAGGCAGGAATCGAACCTGCGATGGCGGCTTGCCCTTTTTGAAATTGCTGTTCGTGCGCCATACGACACACGCTTTTTATAGCCGCTGTCTTACCACTTGACCACTGCTACATAGAACGCCAGGAGCGGGACTCGAACCCACGACCACGTGCTTAACAGGCAAATCATTAAAATTGCTGTGCGCGAATTATACAACTCGCGTTGGTTGATGTTACGTGCTCTACCAGCTGAGCTATCCTGGCTTATGGCCTATGCGGTCAGAATCGAACTGACATTTACCAATCGCACCAGCATTGTACTTCTGCCGGCGTTACGCATAGATATTTGTGTTAGGCTCACCAGAATTGCACTGGAGCACTCCGCAAGCTCTGGTACAACCGGCGAAGCGTGACCCTTACCTAACTGTGATCATATAGATGTTCCTACAACCAACCGCCAAAGGAGGCGTGAAGCGGAAGGGAGGACTCGAACCTCCGACAAACAGATTGCCCATTTAAGGTTGCTGTACGCGCTTTTACAAAGCACAAACTAATTGTCCGTTGCTCTACCAACTGAGCTACTCCCGCATGTCCTATTATATTCATCCGAACTACATTGAAAGAAATTAACTGAATTGCAGAAGAAATTTGACGGCTTTGAGAGCTGCGGAGTCGAACCGCAAGCAAAGTTTTTCCAGAACTCAAAAGTAAAATTGCTGTTAGTGCCCGCCGTCCTATACACATAAATGCTGCCACCGGGCGCTCTCGTGGTACTGGTGGTGGGGATCGAACCCACACGGGAAATTCCCACAGGATTTTAAGTCCCGTTTGTCTGCCTATTCCATCACACCAGCATATATGGCGGGGCAGACAGGACTCGAACCTGCACATCCTTTCGGATTACTGGTGATTTAGCAAAACACTTCCTTACCAATTAGGATTACTGCCCCATTCACATTTCTACTTTATACTGAGAATAGTCGATAGAAGATTTTTTGGAATATATACTTTTCTGTGTTGAGAGATTTATAGCAGATTCATTTTTTTATCTTTTCATGTGGAATAAGATACATACTTCCGTCTCCACATAAGCAGAACAACAAATCAATGTCTGTTTTATTTACAGTTTTACAAACTTTTCTTGTGGTTCCACTAATAGTTCTTAAACCAACTTTATATGCGTTCTTCGTCCCCTTTGTGTTAGTGCCTTTGACCTGCACTTTTTGTAACCTATCTCCATTATCAACAACAAGATCATAGTCTTGTGTGTCATTTAATGGTATTGAAACGATATATCCATTAGAACCAAAGTACGCAATTGCGGTTGATAATGCAGCATTGCCAATTTCTTTTCTTGTATTTAGTACCACTCAATACCTCGTAAATACAAGGCGCTTTTTATGTTGAATTTCAAGTTCAATTTTGTATTAGATTGCTGTATGCGCCTTAAATTATCTTCACCCACAACACGACACATGATATGTTTTCAAATATTCATACATATAAAATTGCTGTTAGTGTCGTAATTCCCCGCACCCAATCAGGATGCTGCTTCGCTCTCTTCCTCCGCCTCATCAACGGCAAGGAGCTTGGAGAAATTCTTGATTACAACGCAGTTGCGCTTCTGGTTATGAACCAGCGTGTCACGCTGCTCCGTAAGCCGGGAGATATACTCGTCAATCTCGGACTTAGTATCTTCAATCTCCTGGTTTACCAATTCCAGGCCAGAGATTGCCCGCGTTACGATGTCAACGGCACTCTCCGCATCCGCCTGGAGCTGATGAAGCTTTCTCTCTTTCTCAGAGATGATATCAACATAGATTTTCTTCATCAGCATCACTTCAACCCTTCCATACTCACGATTGCATTGGAACCGGAAACAGTGGGAAGCTCGCCGTTCCACTTCTCATACATAATCTTATCAATTAGCTCAGGTGTAAGAGAAGCTGCAATCTGAGCATTTGCATCAGCCTCGGCCTCAGCAGCAATTCTGGTTGCTTCAGCCTTTGCCTCCGCCTCGATGATTGCCTTTTCCGCCGCAATCTGGGCAACCTCTTTATCTTTCTCGGCCTGCACCTTGGCAGTCTGCGCTTCAATATTTGCAAGCTCAAGTTCCTGCTGAGCATTTACCTTCTTCTGGATCGCCGCTGCGGTCTCTGCATCCACAGAAATATCCGTGAAGTTTACGGTGTCAATGATGATGCCGTATTTATCAAACTTATCACGCAGGTATACATCAAGCTCCGCATTGATTTCGGTTCGTTTGTCGCCAAAAATATCCGTTACAGGATAATTTGCAGATACCTCTTGCGTCCAGGCAATAATCTTGGGTTTGATAAATGTATTCTTGATTTCCTCGCCGGACTTACCCTTAAACAGGGTAAAGGTTTCCGCTACACGGTCTTCGTCAAAGCGATAGGAGAACTCCAGATTAACACGAACCGTCTTCCCGTCAGAGGTCGGGATGTTGAAGCTCTCATCATCAGGGGAATCTCCCTTGCTCTCAGCAGTAAGATAGGACTGCTCAATACCGATTGAGTATGTCGTTACCTTCTTAGTAGGGGAGACAAGGTGCCATCCCTGCTGTAGAACCTCGCCGTCCACGCCGCCGTTCATGTTATACACGACACCGACATAGCCGGCTGGGATTCGCTCGGTACACATAAGACCCAGGATCACACCGCCGAAAAGAATCACGGCAAGCACAATTGCGCCGATAAAACCCTTTTTAACCATTCTGTTCCGTACCATCCTTTTCTTCTTCAGTTTTTTCTTTGTAGTCATCTTTTGACATGGAAGTTTTTGCATCCTTTATCAATCGGGAAACGAACTTCCCGATAGGGATAAAGCAAAAGGAAAGTAAAAGCCATAACACTGCAACGCCGAGAAACAGGAGCAATATAAAGACTGGCATGTTATTCCTCCGTGTCTACCTTTTCGGCAGACTTCTTCTCTTTTTCATAGTCGCAGTCGGGCGGCTTCAGAATGGCGATGTAGTCGTCTCCGTTTGTGTAAGAAGACAGAGGACGAACCTGCCCATTCGGTTGATTTCTCCGACATCCGCACTTATAAAAGTTCAGATATTTGCAACCATTACAGGTGAGTTTTCGGTCTACCCAATAATAGCCGCTGTCACTTCTGGCCTTGCCCATATGTCATACACTCCTTATTGTTAAACTGCGATTTATCAGCCTTGGAATCAGGCCGATCACCCGTCCGCCACTATCGTCAGGAGGATCGTCCAGAGGTCTTCCGCACATTGGACAAAACCGAAAGTGAATTTCTTTCCCAGATGTGTCCACAAAAGTGTTTGTACCTGAGATAATGTGTGCGGAGTAGTCGCCGGTGCCGTCTGTTTTATCCACAGCCCAAAACGGCCTCTCCTTACGACAGTAGGTACATACAATCAAATTACACCACTCCAATCATCTATTTTGGAACCAGCTCTAATTATCCGTTCAGGTATCGATCCTGCCCTCCCATAAAAGGTGTTCCACCTGGAACTGTTCGGATATAAAATTGATTAACTAATTCCTTATATATGACTTAAAGGGTCGCCCCTCCAAGTCAATGTGAAATCATCCTTTTGTATCTGGGAAGAAGTATTCTCTGAACTTATGATAATCACGAAGCTTCTTATTTGCAACGGATACGGACGGATATGTTTGATGGAAGACCCTTTCAATCGTCTCAATATCACCGCTCTGAATCTCTCCGTTTTCCAGCTCGTATGTGTATGCCCGGTTAAAGATTCCAGACCAGTAAACCTTGTCATAGGCAAAGAGGTTGATTTCTTCTCCGCCGCTCTTTCCAAAGTTGCGAATCAAAATACGCAGCGTTTTTGTATCAACTCGATCCGCACGGCATGTGCGCAAAAGAAAATCGGAATACACATACTTGAGTGTGATTACGCCTCTGCCCTGGGATTCATAACTGGTGGAGTCTCGATACTCCTTGATATAGTCCATGATGGTTTTGTTCGGGAAATATCTGCGGCCTTGAAACTCAATGCAGTCGTCCAGGACTTCTGCCTTTTTCATCGCAACAGCTTCCTCAGCGGAAAAGCCACACCAGGCCAAATAGATTGCCGTGATTTGTGTGCTGAATATTCTGTCGTCAATCCGCTCAGCAACCCATATGGTGTCGCTGATTGATTGCTGGAGGGAAGAGAAGTCCTTGAAGTACCTTGTGTCGTAGACATGGTTCGATGGAATCATATCATAGGTCACATTTTTTAGGTTATCCAAATACGGCTGGTCAATCAAACCCCTTTCGTTCAACCACTTGATATACCGGTTGACTCTGCTTTTGTATGTGGCAAAAGCATTTAGGTTTGAAACGTTCATCTTGCCGATCAGTATTGCGTACTCTTCTGTTGTGTAGCCATCCTCCAATGACTTTCCGATAGATCTCTCTGCTTTTTCAAGTCTCTTCCAGAAAGCATCGTACACCGATACAGACTGCTCCGAGAAATTCTCATTACCAGACTGGATGTACTGGCTACGGTAACTACTGTTATCCACGTGCCATCCTCCTATTTCTGATTGCCACTATGGAGTAGATTAGTTTACTCCTTACGAATGTTAATATAGCAGATGATCCGCCGTTTGTCAATAGGAAATAGCAAAATTATTTTTGCTTTTTCCAGGAAGCGAAAACACTGCTATAATATTGTGCGTACTCTTGACTTAGGCCAGAGCACCCGTTGGCAAAGAATGCGCTTAGCACCTCTTCCACCTCGTCCCGATCTGCCAAAACCGGAATACGAGCATTCAATTTCTTCCCGCACACTACATCGCCAGATGCGTGTGCTGTCAAACGAACCTGGCTGCGCTGGATATTGAACATTATGTTCAATTGCTCATTTTGGATCACTTCTTCATATGGGAAATCCTTGACTTTATGTAACTCCTGCTGTGTCATCATGCCATACGCTGCGTTCATCATCTCCAGCCTCATTTCTCCCCATGGGCGGCAGGGAAGCAGCACACGGCTGGAGGATACACTTGTTAAATCGAAATCACCACTGGTCATCCGCTTGGATTCTACGCCGTTTCGTACTACCATTACTACTTTTCCTCCAAAACTTTTTGATTGACTTACGGGAAAATATGAGCTATAATAATTCAACAAGCGATAATAAAGTGTCGCTGTGCCTTTCACTATATCAGAAAATATTAGCCATGTCAACAGCGAAACGATAAAATATTATCTTTTGGAGGGACGCAGAATGGAGTCCGTGCTTTATACCAGGATAAAAGAGCTTTGTGAAAACAGAGGCATTTCGATGACAAAACTCTCAGAGGATCTTGGCATCGCCGCCTCTCTGATCCGTAAATGGAAAACAACAACATCACCTTCCGTCGATAAAGTCAAAATGATTGCTGAATATTTTGGTGTATCTGCTGACTACCTGATCGGCCTGTCCGACATCCAAGACTCCGCAGAAAAGCTGGTCGGAGACGAAGACTTTGTATCTCTGCAAAGAGCCAAGTCCAGGATGTCTCCGCAGGACAAGGAACGTATGATGGGTATGCTGCGCCTTGGATTCCACGAGGCTTTCAAGGACGAAGAGCAATAAGTCCTGTTTATCGGACACATGATTTGATATAGTTGCAATGAGTACCTGGATGGAGGTGTATCAATGATCCGATATCCGTTTATCTATAATCAGGTGTTGCAGATATACAGAGACATGGAACAGATTAGATTCCCGATTGAGCCAGACAACATCATTTCAAGATTTTCAAACTGCCGTATTAGAACCTATCAGCAATTTGCTCAAACAAACGGCTGTTCTATTCGGGACGTTATCTTGCTATGTGAAAGCAAATCGGGATGCACCCACTATGATGTGGCGAACAATCGATATCTGATTTTATGGAACTCAGACAACGCCGACAACAATGTTTCTGGAAGAAAGAGATGGACGAAAGCCCACGAGCTTGGGCATGTGGTTCTGAAACATCTTCCATTGGTCGCAGAACCTATGCTTGCTGAGCACGGATTTTGCCCGATGGAGACATCCGATTTTGAGATTGAAGCCGATCAGTTTGCGGCCACCCTGCTTTGCCCAATGCCGCTGTTTGCTATGCTTGAAATCAAATCCCCACTGGATATCCAAAGAGTGTTTGGCGTTTCCAACGAGGCATCCAACCACAGATGGGATGAATACATCAAGTGGTTGCGGTATCGGAGAAAAACCGCATGGGAGAATGACATGAAACGGGTCGCTATGCAAAAAGGCATCATATTGCCTTAACGAATCTCGCTCCGCAATACCGCTTCAATATCTCAGCCGGCGTTAGGCCGTTCTGCATGGTTCCATAACAGATCGGCTTTCGGTTGCAGTATATGTAATACTTGCCGTCCAGAATTTGAACGCCCCACAAATCCTTTGTCCTGGTTTCTGTGCCGTTCATCTTCTTCATCATCACGAACTCATCCACACTAATTTCTCCTGCACATCCATATGTTTTATCATGTCCCTGACAGCTCCCCAATTAAGGGGAGCTTGTTCTTTTCTCCAGCTCGTTTAACTCCTGGTTAGCCTCACCAATAGTGTCAGCAGAGAAAACGAACCGCCCGCAATCATCCAGCACTTCAATGTGTCCGCCGCGATTCACAAGGTTGTAAAGCATTTCAAACACCTCCTATTACATCTACCGTTTATCAACGGTGTAAATTAACCATCACGCTATATTTTGTTCGCCCCATTTGAGATACATTTTTCCATTCTCATCCATTTCGCGGAACATAAGTACAGACAGGAGATCGTAGTCCACGCCGAACCGCTCATAGATTTCATCCAAATCTGTGTCCTGCCCACGCATGAAGAGGTTGAGCTTTTCCTTTGCTAACACCATCTGCATCTGGTTTGACTCAATGCTTCCAAGATAGGTGACAAAATAAATGTTCTTCATCCGGGTGGAGTTGTACCGAATAAACCGCATATAGAACTGGCTCATCCGAGAGTTGTTGTAATGCAGCTCAGGAATGATTACAGTATCCACAAACTCAAAGTTGACGGAAGAGGGGAGACTTTGCTGGGTGCAGAGCAGGATTCCGTTTCCACTTTCTTTCAGCGTCTTCCGAAGCTTCCGCCTGGCCGCAAGAGTCGTGGTCGATCCTGTGACCACGAACAGTGGCCTGTCGGGGAAGCGGTCACGAATGGCATCCGCATATGCGTTGACCACGTTCTTATGACGCACACCGATAGCCACGATCTCGTCCTTTGCGTCATCCAGCATGTCCATTACCTTGGCAATTTTCGTGGGCAATCCGCCATGGTATTCCTCCACCGTGTTTGGGGCGGCGCTGATTCTGAGAAGCAAAGTGATTTGCTGGATCAGGCGCATCATAGCGTCTTTGCGGAGGTTCCCAGTGGACGCAAAATATCTGCTGCGCATCCGCTCGAAGGATTCAATCGCAGTTCTGTATACCTCGCGCTCCGCATCGGAGAACCGCACTGCAACCTGGTGTATCTTCTTGATGTCTTTTCCAGACACCTCCTTAAAAGTCCTGGTGATAACAAAACGATCCAGAATCTTTTTCAGTTCATCCGCATTGAAGATATCCTGATTGCGCTGGGCGACACCAAACACCGTGATCTTCTCAGGAAGATGGCTTTCAGAGAATAACTTGAATCCTTTGCTGTACGGAGGGATGGGCATTCCATAATTCTCGTTTGGATATTCGTGAAGCCCTTCCTCAATCCCGTCCTTCTTGCTATATCGGTCATATCGATACACCGACTGGCACCAGGAGATCATATTCACCGAATTGTTATAGGCCAATTCAAGCTGAGGGAAAAATTCAGCGATATTATTTCTGGTGCTGGTTCCGGTCATCAGAAGTTTGAACCTACAACGACGAAACACATTAAGCACCGCCTTTGCCCGTTTGCTGGATGGGTTTGTCATTTCGTCGCTCTCATCAAAACAGAGGGCGATTTTTCCACCATGGGCTTTTACCCAGGATTTGATTTGCCGTTGATACTTGGACAGCATGTTTAAGGTGATAATGACAAAATCTCCGCGTTGAATGCGTTCCAAATCTTTGATACGATTGACCATCACATAGGGGAGATGGTAGCTTTGCAGCACCACATCCCAGTTGTTCTTAATGGAGATCGCAGAAGAAACTACCCAAGTACAAAATGCGTTCTGCCGCTCCATCCGATACAATCCAGACGCAATCCCAGCGAGGGTTTTGCCGGAGCCTTGCTCCCACTGAAGAAGCATATTTCTTTTTTGCAGGACAAGATTTAGGTCATGCTTTTGGATATCGTTGAGATAAATCTGTTCGTCGTTCTCGCTGTCGTATACAGTGAACTCAGCCAGAAATCGCCCAATATTCTCATCCATCACCATGGAGGACAAGGGCTGCTGTTCAATCTGGTATTCCTTCTGACGGCGGCGGATCATCTTTGCAAAGTGTCCAAACTCTGCCGCATCCATTTGGTCATATACGATCTGATAAATGGGGATCGGCTGTTTCATCTGCTCCGACATACTGCGGGACATCTTCTGGCTGTACGCCTTGTAGCCGATAGAATATCCATAGTTCACCATGCGGATCACATCTTGAGGTTTCTTTGCGTTCTGTTTACGCACCGTATTCCGAAGATAGGCAAGCACTTTTGCCTCAGTGATTCTGACGCGGCACCACTCTTTGTAGGACATATCTGCGGGCTGCTTCTGCGTGTAATACTTGTTGATATACTCACAACATTTCACATACTTTTCCTGCAAAGCTGGATGGGATTTGATTGCATACAGGTATTTCTTTACCTGGTACATGAAGTCGCTTGAAGCGCTGTTTTGCTGAGATAACTCCAGTAAAATATGAGAACGATTTTTACGAAACAAAGTTTGTGCGCCATCCAAAAATGAGCCGCGAACCTGCTCCACGCCTGCGCTGTTCAAGGACACGCCATCTGCAAACATTTGAGTGGAGTATGGAGATGCAGTCCATCCGTCCTGGTCGCTGTTGCGCTGCCAGAACTGCACCTTTGTTTCATATCCATTGACCCCAATGGAAGAGAAGGTGTCCTTGTCCAACTTGAACTGACCAAGGAAACTGAAGTTCCGTTCCAGCTCCTTAATCATATTGCCGTCAGAAAAGTCATCCGCCAGGAAAGAGGATGGGACAACAAGCGCCATGATACCCATAGGCTTCATCAGCTCCGCAGCCTTTTGACAGTAATAGAGCTGAGATAAAATCTGGTTCTCATCCACCCACCAATAGAGGTTGAACGGCGGGTTGCCAACCACATAATCAAACTTGATATTGGGCGAATAGCTTCTGATATCCCCATAGGTCAGGTTTGCCTTGGGATAGAGATATCTCGCCACCTTATACGCCTTGATATCCAGCTCGCACCCATACAGGTTGCTTTCCATCGAAGCAAAATTGAAAAAGCTGCCCATTCCACAGGTGAGATCCGCAATGATATCCGTGTCGCCGGGGTTGAGGCAGTCCATGATGAACTTGCACACCTTGGCGGGGGTGAAAAATTGGCCGTTCTCAATCTCTTTCTTTGCGCTGGAGTATTCATAGTAGCTGTCAAAGTCAGAATACTTCAGGCCATGCAGTCCACCGTCGCCGGTATAGGCATTGTAGATATCCTCGCGTGTAATTCCAGAGGATTCCGCAAGATCATTGTCGATCAGATATAAAATCTTGTCGTTTAATTCCTGCCGGCTGGCTTGAGGAATCGACTGGTTCATAATCTGGTACTTCATATGCTCAACTCCTGGACTTTGTTATATGGATGGAGGCTTTTACGGAGACCTCCAAGAACCGTCTCTGTTATATCTACCAGAGAAATAGGAAAGAAATAAACCGGATTGCTTAACTAATTCCTACAAAGCTCTAAAAATTCCGGCTTTGTTTTTTCCTTGATTTCTTTCCACACATCCGAAAACGCAAGCTCATGCGTCCATACCGGCCTGCCCAAAAGCTGTTCGATGTACTGGTGCAGATCGGCAAAGTCGCACATAAGAACGCCGGTATATGCGGATACGACACACTTCTCCCGCTTCGTCATCCAGTTATACCTCCGTCCCAAGAAACTCATCCGCAAACTGGCGGGCATACTCTTCGCTGGTGAAACGCACATCCACGCGGCCATTCTTGAAGCACTTGATACTCTTCACCTTTTCCATGAAGCACTTGCGCTCCGTCTCCGTGGTAGTCCAAGACCATCCAAGAAGGTCGTGGAAAGCGGCTGGGATATAGTCGATCTGCCCATACTCAAAGTAGGCAATGGCGCGGAGCACATATTTCATGCCATCCGCCAGCTTGATTTCATACTCGCCCTTGTGCCACTGTTCATGCCAGCTATCAAAAGAACAGGCATAGCGAGTGAAAGACAAGACTGCTTTCTTCTGTTCAAAGTCTCTCTTTCCAGTGTAGGAGTTCCACGCCTCTTTATGGCACTTTTCTTTCAGTTCATTGAGCGCTTTTTCCTGGAATGAGAAACCTCCAAGCTGGACGAAAATCTCATCAAGCACCTGCTCATAGGAGATTTCAAGGCTCTCAATCTGCTCCGTATACTCTTTCGCATCGTCCTTGCTGGAGTAGCGCGGTTCTTTCGGGATAAGATGCTCGATGATAACTCCATTGTCTAAATCCACATGGTAAGTCTTGCAGAAGTAGGAGACGATTTTGGCAATGAATGTGGCGTGGCTCTTCCGCAGTAAATCGTGGAGACTGGTCAGGCTTACGCCGCCCCGTCCGTCGTAGACATAATTGGTATATACCTCTCTGTCTACCGATTCCAGAATGTCATTCTGTTCTTTGATGAAGCGCTCGGCCACCTTAATCATGTCCTTGAGCGCCTTACGTCCATGGTCATAAGCGGCCTGCTGCACCTCGCAATAGTGCTTATCGCTTTTTGAAATTCTGGATTCCGCTTTTACTTCCACGGCTGAAAACTTATCGAGCAAATTCATCCGTATCACCTCCATCATTGTTATTCCCATTCTCTTCCTTGTTGTGCGCAGCAGCGGCCAGCGCCTCACGATATGCGGCATATGGATTCTTTGCAGACACAATAGCCTGCGAATAGAATGCGCCGATTCCATCGTACAGAAGCTTCAAAAGCATCAGGATAATCATAATTGTAAGCATATCGACACCTCCATTAAATTCTATGTTTTGCAAGCGGCATCACCAGCGCATGAACCCCAGAGGAAAAGTCCCAAAGGGTATCGTCGCTTCCAACCATCAGGAAAGGGAATGGCCGGCTCTTATTCCGGTTGAATCCAAGATAGCAGACAGGGTGCTTGCCCACACACTCCAGCGCATCACGAACCAACTTGGCATCGAACACACCGACGATTTCCGAACCATCCAGACGAACCGCCTTGAACATGACCTCGCATCTCGGATTGTAGGCCAGCGTCCGGCTGTTCTTTCCCTCTTCCTTGTGCTTGGCAATCTGTTCTTTGATGTAGGAAAGGTCTGGTGTATCATACCGAACATCGTCCAGATCAACGGAGAAATAATCGCCGTTACCAACCTCATCCAAAAACACACGATATACGGCATCTGCTTCGTATTTCGTAGCATATGGGATTCCAGGCGCATAGGCGGGGAGAAACGCTGTTACGCCGCCGTCAGTGATTGCATATCCATGTTCGCAGAATTGCTGACCACTGACCAGGAAGCTCGATCCAGAAACATGCGCGGCATTCATCGCTTTCTGTCCACGGGACAGGATTCTCTTCATTGCGGCCAACTGCTTGGCAGTACAGTACATGGGATTGACCGGAGTGAATTCATATGCCAGCACTTTCTCTTCTGGAAACTCGCAGTCATACTCCACATATCCCCAGGCATCTCCGCCGATTTCGGAGACATATTTTTTGTCATGAAAATTTTTGATGCTGATGACATTCTCTTTCGGGTAAGCGCCGGGAGTAATGGGGCGCTGGGTACTATAGTATCTCATGCTGTTTCCTCTCTTTCTGTTTCTGTCGTGACGTCTTCTTCGCTTTCTTCTTCGATTTCTGTTATGCCAGAGTCATCGAAAAGCCCAACCAGAACACGCGGCTTATACTTTCTATCCGCCATATTGGTTTCCACTGCCTTGATCTCGCTGTACAGGGTTTTCATGCTTGCCAGCAGCCCAGTCGATAACACCAGACTTGCAATTTCGAGGTGGTCTTTTGCGTTCCTGCGGCGGATACGGATTTCCTGAAGCTGTTTATAGAGCTTATAGCCATCCGACGCGCTGACATTGCAGAATTCAATCTTGTGAAGAACATCCAATGTTTCCTGGTCACACTTCGACACCTCTGCACCGTAGTATCTCGGCAGCGATGCAAGCTTATCAAACGAGGACAGAGTGGCGGACAAGAACGACTTCAGCTCTTCAAACTCCTGCTGCGCCGTCTCTTCCGTGAATGAATAGCTCGTGTTGTAAATATCTGTCAGGTTGTCCGTTGACAGAATAGCAAGCGCTTCAATAGGAGGAAGCGCCAGTGCGCGGGGAGGGCAGCTCAGAAAATTTGAAGCGTTCTCTTCCGTCTTAAACTTTGTCGCTTTGCTGAGACGGCCAACCCATGTGGATGGGTGCTTGATATATTTGTTGGTCTGTTTATTGAATATGACGTAAGGCATATTTATCACCTGCTTATATCATTGATTTCCCCAGCTCATCCTAAGGATTTCGGCATCCGACATGAGATAGCCGCGATTTTTTGCGTACTTCTTCATCCAGTAGATTTGCCCATTGTACTTCACCAAGCGGCCATCGCATCCATTCCGATTATATTTGCGGCCTACCATGCCATCCGCAACTTTTTGGGCATCTTCATGGATTTTATCGGTGAAACACCTGGTATCATACTGAATGGAAACGCACAGGTTTTCCAGGCCGGAGAAATTCTCTTTGAGAAGTTCAAGAACCTTGTTGCATAGTTCCACATGCTGCGCCGCAGAACACTTCTTATTGAAGTTCAGCGTCATGTAGGAATAATCTCTTCCAGTCAAGTCAGAAGTGCGGCATGTGGTATTGAAGTCGTTGCACCAGAAAAACAAATCCCACTTGTCGCTGTCATATGGGACACCGCAATCAGAAAACTGGTATAGGACAAACGCATCGGCAAGCTTTTCAATTACCGGCCTCATGTAGTTAGAACGCATGACAGCGCCCTCTATGCAATACGCATTCCACTGCTCTCTGGTAGAGGAATCTGCAATGCGCTTGTTTTCCTCTTTCTGCTCCTGCGTGTATTCATAAGTCAGGCGGATGGAGAAGAGGTCATCCTCCGCATAACCACGGGCAACAAATTCATTGTCCAGTGCATTGACATAAGAGTGATCGTGATTGATAATCATTTGAATGCCTCCCTTCATTATATCTACCGCTCATCTACTAAAAATCTTAACCTTAAAATAAAAAAGACGCTGAGATTTTTCAGCGTCTTTTTGGAACTGGTCAATCATATATGAAGTTTTCTCTTCCGATGTACTCTCCAGCCTCATAGTCTTCATCACTGTAACCGGAATACCAGGACAGCTTTCCATGTTTTGATTCAAGGTCGGCCAGGAGATTCATACAGTCTTCTTCACTGCCTCCGCCAACTGTGACATCGAACCCGTCTTCGTATTCACCGCACATTCTCCACGGTTCCAAGATATTGCTTCTGATATCAGAAATGGTATTGTTATAAATCATTCATTCCACACTCCCTCAATGCCGAACGTGAATCTGATGATACTATCCTTGATACCGGACATAAACACGCTATCCGCCATTGCACACATGGCAGTGAACACCTTTAGCTCCTGCCCACGCAGAGAAGCCAGGCGGCGAATCTCCATCGTGATAATGGCATTGGGATGAGAACTGGACACCGGCTCTATATCAATGTCCACGACTTCCATGCTATGGGCTTTCATCCACTGCGCCGCCATGGAAACTTTTTCGTGGCGCTGCACCTTGCTTAAATCAGCTACACGGCCATTGAAAAACTCATTGTCGGTTAGAATCCTGTCCAGCTCTTCGTCTGAAAAGAAATCCCGGACATCCACATCCGCCTCACGGGATTGCTTTACTTTTTCCTGATAATCCGCCTCCGCCTTTTCCTTGACCTGGGCGATACGAGCAGCCATACCGCCGCCGTTGAATACATCCGACATGTCAATCACCTTGCTGTTTACCATATTGCCTCCATATTATATCAAAAACTTATTGAATCCACAACTGCTTATCTTCTGGGAGCGACGGCCTGCAAAAGTCTGGAGCGGTTTGTGTTTTCCACCTGTCCATACAGAGCGGCTCCGTTGCCAAACCGCGCCCTTAGATACAGCTCGTCAAATCCGTATTCCTTTGCCAGCTTCCGCAGAATCCGACACACCTTATTGACCTCGCTATTATAGCGGCGAATTGCTACACTGCGGTACATATCGAAATAATAGCGGCAATCCTCGTTGTCCATTTCCGTCGGGTCATCCGTGGTTTCCACATAGAATTGAACACCAGAATAGTATCCGGATTCCACAGAAATCTTGTGAAAAATCAGACCGCCATTGACATCGTTTTCAAGTCTGGATTCAATATCGTCCACCAGTTCCTGGCATTCAATGCTGTCAAAGAACAGCTCTTCTTCCAGTTCCTCACCACACTCTTCACACACATCGTTCTCGCAATCCTGATACAGACCGCAAGCGGGGCAACGCTTGATCTGTGTATTAAACTCTTTCACAAAGAGCGGAAAATTTTCCATCGTCATATAATTTGCAGTAGCCATTAGAAATACCTCCTTCTATTATACCTACCGTTTGTCACGGGAAATAATTAACCTGAAGATTTAATTATCCGCAGACCGCCTTTCGGCGGTTTCGTCGTTTACGACTCATCGGTGCGGCTCACCAAACGCTTCCCCAATCAGGACGGTTAGACAGCTCGGTAAACTCCCGTTCTTTTCTGTCAGCCTCGTCCTCCTCGCCCTCATCAGGGAAGTCAGACACATCCAGATCGTACACATCTACGTCAATTCCAGCGTTTGCAATGATAGATTGAACCAGGCCACCGCGAACCTCCACAGCGGCCTTGACATCAAGCTCTTTCTCTCGAATCTGCCACTGTTCATATTCGCACTTGCAGTCATCAGAAATTTCGGCCTGGTTTTCGTCGCAACTCCAATGAAAATCATCGGTTTGTTCCGTGCTCTCGTTAATTCCCCAGCTTTCAAGGGAAGTGCGATACTGTTCTTGCATTGCCTCCTGCGCCTTTTCTTTGGTCAGAAAGATATCCGCGTCCGCATCCCACGCAGAGGAAGTATCCTGTCTATACACCAGCATGTAAACTTTCATCATTAACACCCTTTCAGCTCTTTTTCGTGGATTTGCCACTGGTCATATATGCAGTTGTAGTCATCACAAATTTCAGCCATATCGTCCCTACAGCTATACCTTTTTGCGGGGAGAGAGCCATCCATCGGATCGGCAACATATCCATTGATACAGCCTCTCCTTCTAAAAGCAGCCTGATACTGTTCACGCATGACGCGCTGTGCTTCATCTTTTGTGGTGAAAACATCAACTTCAGCATCCCATTCACATCTATCATTCTGATAGACCATAACATAAACTTTCATGTTCTGTTTCCTTTCACAAAAATATGAGAAGAAGCCCTCATTATTTGAGGGCTTCAAACTCATTTCATTATTTATCGAGCAGCAACCAGGCTGGTCATACGGTCAAGCAGCTTGTGGCCGTCCATGATTCTTCCCCAGTTGTTTTCCTGGTAGGTCTTGGAGGCACGACGCGGAGCAGAGTGAGATACCATGTCACTCATAGCGTTTACCACGCCCCAGGCCGTGTTTAGGAATTGCGCAATGTCCGGGCGAAGATAGCACACCATAAACTCGTCCTTGGCCTTCTGAACACTGTTCTTTTTGCGGTCAGAATCGTCATCGTCAACAGGGAACATCTCATCCAGCAGCTTGTTCAGCTCTTCATCGGTGACTTTGGTATTTGCCAGCTTGTCCGCATACTCCGCCAGCTCACCCATGTACGCATCGGCCATTTCCAGGCACATACGCGCCTCCTGCATCTTGTGATCGATGTCCCCAACATGTTTGGTAGACCAGCTACGCACAGCGGAATTGAGCGCCAGATTCAAAGTGTTATTGCACACCACACGGATAGGGGTCATGCACACGCGGATAGAACCGCTTCCGTCATGCGTGTTAGAGAAACACAGGTACGGCTCCACATCATCGCCCACGATCTTCTGAGCAGGCATCCGCGCCAGCAACCAGATCTTTTTGCCATTCTGGAGGCTACCAGCGGTTTCATAGCGGACATCGCCGCCAATCAGCTCATCGGTAAAGCTGAACGCCTCCGCATTTTGCACGATCTGATAGCGGTCAGACACAACACCAAGGACAGCGCCGTCCGAGCTGCGGACATTTGCCTTGAAGTTTTCAATCTTAGCTCCGCCGCACACCTGAATATTGCGCTGCTTGACCTCCCAATCCAGGCCGGCCAGCCGCAATGCGTCGGCACTGGTGGGCGCTTCCTCAACGCAAGTACCAAGGCCGTGCCAGGGCTTCTCACGAACATAAAACATAGTCTCAACATTTGCTGCCATTTTCTTTTTCCTCCTAAGTTTTGGTTGTAGGTTGTAGGTGAAATTTTTCTTCCTATTATATCTACCGCTCGAACACGGCAAAAATAAACCAACTTCTAAAATTTATTTTTCGTCACACAGAATCAAAATCTCGTCTCTGCTCCAGCCATTTTCCTCACAGACTTTCCAATCGTCATCTGAAAAATCCAGGGTAGAGCCAATGCTGCTATGATAGTCCGTGATAGAGTAGGGGAGACCTTCATCCGTCCACCGCCAGTCAAGCGCTCCATATTTTTGGAGATACCACGCCTTGCTTTCTTCGATTTTTTCACGCAAAGTTTTCATTCGATCACATCCTCATCCAGCAAAACTTCTGCAATGTGAATAGAGGTAATAAAGGACAAATCCACCTTTTGACACAGCTTTTCCATAGCCTGCTTTCTGCCGTCTGCATTGACCACAAATCCGCGTGTAGTCCCATTCCCATAAATTACAACAACGGAATACTTAGGAATATATGTGTCCTCTACTTCCTCTAAAAACTCATCTCTCGTCATCCCTTCCACAAAATCCTTTCCGCAGGAGGGGCAGGGACAGAATGTGTGTCCGGGAACAGGCTCTTCAGAGTGAAGCATATCCACAGTAAACCATCCGCCACACCCTGCACAAACGCTGATCTTGTTGCTTTCCCATTCTGCATCGTGGCAGGAATCACACTCGATATATTCTTTATCAGTTCCTTCATTGACGATATTCCAACCATCATCTTCGCTAATGACACGTCCGCAAACCGCACAAATTCTAATCGCTTCCATTTCAAAAGCACCTCCTATTATATCTACCATCCGAATTGCGCAAAAATAAACCGCTTACTAAAAAATAAGCGGCAAAAAAATGGGGTAGGGTTTTTGACCGGAACCCTCCAAAACCGGGTATTTTAGGCAGGGATAGCCTCCGTGCTCTCAGCCTGCTGAAGATTTGCCTGAACAGCAGCTTCCGCAGCGGCCTGCCTCTGTCGCTCATAGCGTTTCAGACGCTTCTCAAACTCCGCATCGGAATCCATAGGGGCATTGCAGGTCTTACCGCCGCCCTTCCCGATGACACCCTTGGACACAGCGGCGGGCTGAACGGAGTTCTTAAACACCACACCATGCACACCGGCATACTTGCCCAGGCCAGACTTCTTCATGTTGCTATTCATATTGCTTCCTCCTTATATTTTCTGCTGTGCAGATTGATTAACTGATTTCTAAAAACTTTTTGAATCCATCGTTGACATGCGGATACTTCCTTAAAAATTCATCGTGCTTATGTAACATCGCCTCCTGCTCCGCTGCCCGGTCTTTCAGCCGATAAAGTTGGTCGCACATATCCTTATTGATTTGCCCTCTAATTGAATACAATAGGGAAGAATCCAGCTCAAGATAGCTTTCTTTTACAATCTCGCCATTCAAAACGATCTGCTCAAATAGCTTAATGTCATAAACTTTATCGCTAAAGGATAGGGCAAGATATAAGCTCATTGCTTTATCCAGGCTTGAGAACACATGCTTCTTATATCTCTCCCACGGCTCTCCGTGATTGAATACGCCATTGCATATATAATCCCAATCCTTCTTGTCATCCACTACTTCGACGGTATATTTTGTTTCAATGTCTACTGAGCTATCTTTGTAGGCTACCATGAAAAACACCTCCTATTACACCTACCGCCAAAGTAAGGCTATAATTTACTCCCCCTCATTAAAATTTTCGTTTTCGATATCCCCACATACAGAGAAAACTTCATATGCGGCAGTTTCCAATCGATTGATGGAGGCGGTGGCATACGGCTCCTTTTCCTTAATTGCATCCGCCTCCGCAGTTAAAATATCACTGACCATATTAAAGGCATCAGCAATATCGTCATCCATGAGAACCAACGTCGGATATTTACTTTTGATTTCTTCCAGTTTAACCTTTGACAGATACATGATTTACGCCTCCTTATAGAAGTTTGGATTGAATGTATCGGGATACGCCGCAACGCCGTTCCAGTCATCATATATAACTTTCTCCTGCTGCTCACCACACTGAAAAATGAGGTTTGCCCTCGGCTCATTCCCATCCTCGAAAACACGGCGCTTTCCACAGATGTACCACTTAGCAAACGGCTCTCTGTTTGATACATCGCGGAGGTAGTAGCGCCCATCCTCGCCACGATAGACTTGTCTCCCAGTGCCGTCCTCAATCTCTACAAAACGAACATGGATAATTTTATCTGGATTTCTGGCCTGGTCATTGTAATAATTGTTCTCAGACACGCGAACAAACCAGCTGTTTGTGAATTTTGAAAACTGCATCGACACATTTTGCCGGATATAATCCTCTCCCAGCCGGTCATAGTCTTTTTGTCCCATGAAAAGAGTTCCAACATGGGAATTGTCATCCACCGCAACGATTTTCACGCGGTCATCCAGAAGTGAGGCTTTTAGGCCAGCATCTTCAAACTCTTTCTGGTCTTGTTTTGTCGGAGAAGTAAAGAATACCTTCATCCCGCCATTCTCCTTTCGTAGTTTTCAATCTGCTCCACGGTCAACCACTCCGGCTTTCCATCCGCAGGGAAGCTGTCCCATATTGACTTCATACACTCGATCTGAAAGACCACATTGCCTGCCCAAAGGTATTTTTCCATACGGTTTCCAAAACCAAGGAAAAACTCACAATCCATTTTCATTCTGGATAAAAGCTGATATCTGAAAACCTCATCGCGCTCCAGAATCCAGCGCAATGTAGCGTTCCTATCCATGCAATCGCCTCCTATTATATCTACCAGTCCAAACCGTAAAATCTTAACCAATAAAATAAAAAAAAGCGGGGATTTCTCCCCGCTTAATCTGTATCAAGTAAATATCCTTTGTGGCAAAAACCAGTTACATCACTGATATAGCCTGAAATTTCATCGTCATCTTCCATTCCTTCAGGGATATCAATTTCTGTAGGTAATAATTGCAAATCCCGCTCATCATCAACATCCCAAACTATATTGAACGCTTTCATATTGCATCCTCCCTAAATCGCATACACCAGTTCCACACCGTCACGATCTGCGAAAAACTTTTCTGCCACTGGACATGCAGTGCAAATCATAGAATTGCATTTCCCAGGGCAACGACACGCCGCCCCATTCACTCCGCAAATCTCAGGGACATCCTGTTTTGCATGAAGAATAATACGCTTGCCAGTTACCTTCTCTGCAATTAGCTGCTTGAGATATCCAACCGCATATGCTTCGTTGTCAAAAATCTGCGTGCCAACACGCCAAGCCCACGGCTTCCCATCATACATAGGCCGGCTTTCCACCTCGATCTCTTTTCCGTTGGACAGATGAATCAGATAATGCCGCTCGTCAACTTGCTCCGCATCCAGATAATTGTTGCTGGTCAAGTATAAATCCATCAGACCAAACTCTCTTTTAGACATAACCAAATCCCCTTTCAAGTGGATGTCTCAAATTTTTCTTCCTATTATACCTAACAAATGATACGGCCAAAAATTAACCAGAAAAATAAAAAAACGACGCGGGAAAATCCGCGCCGCATGTGTTCGCTATGTTATTTGTTAGAATCTTCTATCGAATCCACAAAGCTATCCACGGCTTCATCTTTCAGTATGCCGGAATAGTGTGTGTTGATAGCGATATACTCATCCGAAAGACTTTCCCGCGTGGAGGATAAAATATCGTGCAATTCTTCCACACTTCCAGAAAAATCATCCGCAGAAAATCCTTCCGACACAAAGAAGTCCACCATTGCGTCCTGTGCCGCTTTTAACGCATCTTCCGTGCTGTTATCATCCACATAGGCATACCAGGCAGAAGATTCATCCATCGCCAACTGAAACAGTTCATCGTGCTTTTCTTGTGCGTCTTTTGCCGCCGCTGCTATTTCTTCATCGGTTCCAGACTCCATAATATCATACATCGTTGTCCGTTCATTCTGTTCTGTTACAGAACAGGCGCACAGAAAACACAATAGCATAACAGACAACAAAAGACAATATCTTTTCACTTTCCAGCCCTCCTGTCGTGGTAGGTGATGTCACTATTCTATCACCTCCACGACGATAAATCAATCTCAAATCATTCCAAGGTTACGGAGGGCGGCACGGCCTACAGATTCAATATGGGTATCCGTGCATCCGTATTTATCATACCAGGAACACAGGATATCCACGCCGACAAATGCCTTGAGACAGTCCCAGGCAAGCCGGTTTTCAAATACCTTATAGCGTCCGCTTGCTTTCAGCTGCGGGGCATACTCTTTAATCCTATCCAGATTCTCAGAGAAAACCGCCTGGACATTTGCAAGCTCATCCTTTAGCTTCATATTGCGCCACCTCCTGCTCATCCAGCTCTCTAATGTATTCAATTTTTGCGCCGCGAAGTTTCCAAGCCTTGATATATTCTCGGCCTTTTCTCCGTGCCTCTGTCTTATTCTTTGCGGTGCATTTCATCTCACCGCTTCCACCGTCCAGATCGTAGATGCAGACGGCATAATGCTTTTCCTCATCCACGATTTCAAAAGAAACGCCCTCGATGAAAAGCGTGGTTCCGTGGCCTGGAAGAAAAGCGGTACGCCGTCCTTTCCATTCAGGATGAACACCCTGCACATCCGAATAAACACCTCGATACGCCTTTGGAATAGCCAGGAATTGAGACCTTGTGATTTGCTCCATGATTTATCCCTCCTATTATATCTACCAGTCCAGAATCCAAATAATTTACCTTTCCATTAAAGATTCACGATAGAAATAATGAGGTCAAACAGATACGCCTTTACCTCGTTGATGAAGTCCTCTTTTGTGCTCACCACATTCAGGGTAAACTCTTTTGAAATTCTCTTTTGCAGCCTCTTCCATTCCCAGGTAAGCACCAGCTTGTTAGAAGTTTCATCCGGGATGGACGGCTCGATGGTAAAGGTGGATTCTCCAACCGCAGGGAGAATATCATCCGTGAACGCCTCCAGCGCCAACGCAATCTCATCCAGAATATCTTCCCGTTTTGCCAGCATTAAAGCCTCATTCATTCCAATCATTTCAACCGCTCCTATCACAATAATTTTGGTTTCTGTTACACCATACAGTCCAAAACGACAGAAATTAACCACAAAAATAAAAAAGGCGGGGAATTTATCCCCGCCTCGCTGTTACATAATATAAGGGCTGTTCAGCTTTTCCCGCCCCTGCTCCATCAGGGCGATCAACCTCCCATCGTCCAGCGCAAAGGTGATTTTGCACAGCACACCATAGTTTTTCTTGGCCTGCTGCATCCCCTCATCCACAGTGTAGCCCATACCGGAGCCGCGCATCATGTCCGTCCCCTCAATCGGCTCATACACCTGCACATGGATGGTAGGCTGCTGTGCCACTGTGCGGAAGTTCTCAACCACATTGCGGTAGCCAACCGTAGCGCGGAGAATCCGCCCATCTTCCAGCTTGATGTCTCGAACGGCCTGCTTGTCTCCCCATGTAACATAGTGCATCATGTCGAATTTGAAGCCGCCTCCCAGCTGTCCGTTCCATTTCTCATACTGCGCCCGCGTCAGTTTTGCCATTGTAAAGCCCTCCTATCTTATTCAACCGCAATCCGCTTGCATCCGCTGGAAAGAACGCGCTCCAGCTTGCTTTTTACGCTTCCCAGGTTTTCCGCCTGCAACTTTGCCATGCCGCGCTCCATCTGGTTTGTGCTGCGTTGCATAACCTGCTCATAATAGCCAATGGTCAGCTGTAAGGCATCCACCGTCCACTTGATTTCCGTTTTCGTTAAGCGCTCCATTTATTACACCCCTTATCCGCTGTATCCGTTCCGATAGGTTAGAATGGCATCATAATATTCATACTCGTCTGCACATTCCTCATCCTGACGAAAACTTTCCAGCGCCTCGAAAATTTCATCCACGATATCATCTTCCGGCACACACTTCAGAAATTCATCCGGGTTCATTTCCTCCGCTGTTTCTCCGCCGAAATAAAACCACCAGTCACCGATTCTGCAAACAGTCCCGCTTCCCATGTTCGGGTCAACTTCCAGAGTAACAAGGCGCTCTTTCAATCCAGCGCTAATCTTTTCTTTTGTAATCATGGTATCAACTCCTTCTATTACACCTTCCGCTGTTCATCAACGGGAATTAACCATAGATGCAAATCTTTTTCGTAAAGATTAAATACAGCCCAAAGGGGAGAAGAAGCACAATAGCCGTTGCATCTCGATCTTCCGCCGTTTTTCCAGTCATGCACATAATCACAACAAAGATAGACAGCAGGACGAAAACCAGCCCATAGAGCTTTTGTTTCCGCATCAACTTCCGCCGCTGTTCTCTCGTTTTCTGCCTCATCGTCCGCACACCATCCATTTTTCTGTTACCTCCGTCTGTTCTGTTTATCATCAGATATTCACACCATCAGGCGCAATAAAAAGGGTTTTGCCGTGGTGGTCAATGTGCCATCCGTCCAAGTGGTAGGCATCCACCATAGGCAGGTAAACCGCTTTTTGCCAGCCATCCACCACCAGCCGCAAGTCTGCATCATCCACAAGGACAGAGGACACGCGGCGGGATACCGTGCCATCCGTGAGCACCACCAGGCCACCGGACGCAATCCACGCGGCCAGCGCCATTTCCAAGGTGGGAAGCTGTTCCACGCTGTTACAGCGCTGCATATCGTCATCCACTGTACCCAGGTTAAACACACGCCCCAGGTAGTAGCGCCGCGCCTCGTCCAGCGTCCCATTAAAGCCAGTTTCAAAGCTATCGCCGTTTTCAAAGCCGATCTTGAAATACAACATGAAAAAGTCCCTCCGCTTTATTCGTAAATCTTTCTACTATACCATCCAGAGTTAAAGGGCAGAAATTTACTAAGGCATAAAAAAAACGACACGGATTTTTCCGTGTCGTATATCTGTATTTACTTTATAGGTAGTTAATGTATTCGCATGTTTCTGCCACTAAATCCAGTCCAATTACACGCCCATTTTCAAGCTCATATTCATAATTCGTTACCGAACTTGACATATATTCATTATTTGAATAAACAGATTGATTTATAGATTGACCAGGAGATAGAGAAACGACCAGCGTCCGTGAATCAGATCTTATAATTGTATTGTCGGCATCTGTAAAACAGACAGTAAATGAAATTCCAGATATCGTTCTATCACTATTATTTGTAATTGTCCAAGTTTCATTATATGTTGTAAAACTTTCCAGTGTTTCATCGATATACTTGGATTCTTCATCCAACGTTTGTTTGGTTGTCCGCTATTCCATTAGAACCGCTGGAGAATCCAAGAACCAACATGTTATCACGGAAAAAGAAATGGTTTTCAAGGTTCAAGCTGAAAAGAAAGAGTTAATCGCCCTTGTCCGTCCTTATCTATCCAGACTTTACGAATCCAACAAGAAAGAGGACGCCGATCTCATCCGGTCTTATTTTGAAGAGTATGTAAATCCTACTTCCTTATCATCCATCGCAAGCAGAATAACAAGAGACCAGGAAAAACGGGCGGCTGCAATGTTAGCGGCCTATTTCGGATTTTGACCATCCATTATACCATACATCAATCATATCCAGAAATTAACCAGAGGCGGGGAGAAATTCCCCGCCATCTGTTTTTCTTTCGGGGATTGATTAACTTGTTCCTTATGCGGCCACCAGTCCAGAAGCCACCAGGTCAGCGCGGATTTTCTTCAGCCGCTTGCAGACAGCCGGCTCAGAGATTCCAATCATCGCCGCAATCTCTTTGCTCAGGTATCCGTCGCGGATTCCCTCAATAATCATGCGGTCTTTTTCGTCCCGTCCGTTCACAAACTCTTCCAGCTCCACACGGGAAACGACGGCGGGTTCTGTCTCGTCCTTGCGGTTCGTCGCTACGGTTTCCAGCGCGTCCACCTGTTCGCCGTTCTTGTCCGTGATGGTATCCACACGGCCACAGCCGCGCTTGATATCGTCGGCATACACCTTGCGGATAGCGTCCTTTGCGGAGCGGTAAACAAGGGATTTCAAGGAAATATTCATCTTTCCAGCCGCCGCCCTCTTTGCGTTCAGCGCGTCCAGATAGTCCGCATCCAGCCGATCCGCCAGCTTCAGCCATGCCTCATTGACAAGGCCATCCAGCCCATGATAAGACAGCATCCAGGCCACAGTCTCGTTATACTGCAAATAGTGATCTTCCGTGCTGTATCCGATCTCGTTCTTTGCCGCCCGCTTGACACAAGCTGTCAGCATGTTGATCTGCTCTTTCTCGCTCATCGCCTGCCACTGGTTCAGAATGTTGGAGTTCTTGACATGCTCCCAAGCCATTTCAAGGCAGATGGAGAAAACAGGGCGCAGGCCGTTCGGCTGCTTGTTGGCGTGGTAAATCTCCCAAGCCTTGCTCATAACGTCGTGAAGGTTGTATTTCATGGTAAAAGCTCCTTTCAAATCATCAGGCGGTTTGCGCCGCTGTTTGTCCTTTCTTTTGGGTTCCCACGACCCCCGCAGGGGTTTCGGCTTGTTCCCGTCAAGCTCTCATCAGGTGGGCATCAACTGAAATAAATGTTATAATCGTTTTTGGTGATGTTCGGATTCCCCTCGTACACGCTGTAAATAAAGCGGCTGTTTTCGACTTCCTCGCCGTTTATGTACCACTCGCAGGAGCCTTGCCAGCATCCCAGGTTTGGGAAGTCCCGCCGGTTCGTGATAACTCCCGTTGTAATCCCTACGGCCTCCAGCGCGTCATACATTGCGCGGATTTCTTCCGGTTCACGCCATCCACCAAAGCGGGCGGCTATCCGGTTCGCCTCTGATATCTGTTTCCACGTCGCTTTCATATACAAGCCCCTTTCTTTAAGCCCCAGGCGGAGCGGGGACAGCGCCCCGCCCGCCGTGATTGATTAACTAATTCCTTAGATGAAGTACATGCTGCTGTTGTACTCAAGCGCCACAGCCTCTTGCCCCATCTCGTGCTTTAGCTCGTTGCAGAGAGTAACAACATCGTCGATGTACTTTTCAGCCGCTGCCGTATCGCAATAGGCGAAAACCATCGTCGTTTTCTCAGCCACCAGAGCGCCATCTTGCGCCACCCAATACCCACGGGCAGGGGAGGAAGTAGCACCGCCGAAACACTCAGACAGCAGACGCGCCACGCGCTCAACCTGCGCTGTATTGTCGATCTCCTTGTTGATGTCCACCGTCGCGGGGACGTACACCGTGATTTTGCTTTTCAGGGGGATGAGGTCTTTCAGTTTCATTTTGCCGATCTCCTTTCAGATTGATTAGCTGGTTCCTTTCTTCCGTCCATCCGCCGCCCAGCAGAGGGGAGGCGGTGAACTGAGGTGGATTAACTATCTCCTTAACTCATGTATCATTATACCGCACTTTATAGGCGATGTCAAGAAAAAACCGCAAGGCTGTATTTGTGCAATATGACGATGCCCAAGCCCGCCAGATCAGCGCACACCAGCCCCAGCCAGCCACCACCGCCCAGGAGATGGAAGGGAGAGGACAGAGAGACGGGAGAGAAGGGAAAGAGAGGAACGGCCAGAAAATGACAGTAAAAGAGCGCCTCCCAGCCTGCACCCCCGACAGAGACAGCGCCCAGGCGCTCCGGCCATACTGCCAGCAGTCCCAGCACACACGGACAGAGGACAGCCCAGGAGAGCGCCAGAGAATAGGGGAATCAATTCCGCTTTTGTGGAGTATGCGGAACTACCCTTGACCAACGCCGCCCACGCTATCCCAGGAGAGGCAAGGCAAGGGGGACGGTTTACATTTTGACCGGAAAAATCGTGGCGAAAATTTCGCCTTGTACCCCATTCTCCACACCTCTAAATCTTTCACCCAAACAAATCCCTTACATCACCACCTTGTTCATCGTACTATTCTTTGCCTTAAAGATTATTCGAGAACGGGTTCGACTCAATAGGTTGATCATCGCCTATTTCTTTGGAATCAAGATTTCTTTCAACATCTCCTAACGGGTGGATTTGGCAAGGAAATCTGCGTTGAACATCGTGTTATATTTTCACACTTGCCTTATAAGGAAGCAAATAATCAACTTTTTCACCAGATTTCATTGACAAAGACACCCCGCTCTGCTATAATTATAAACAAGGAGATACCGTAACTTTTGGCCGTACAGCAACGGTAATTTCCATTAGTAAGAATATAGTTAAATTATCTTTTATGGAGGTATCACTATGGAACAGTACACCGAGAATGCAATTGTTACGGTAGCACTTCACCCTGGCCTGGAACAGTTCTTCAAGCAGCAGAGACCTCACAATTACAAGAAGAACGAACGACAGACCGTGTACCCTATCAAGAAGCATGAGGAAATCATTGCTATGGCGAATTGGCTTCTTGAGCATAAGGATCGGAAGTATGTGCTTGCCTTTACACTTGGTATCAACCTGGGACTCCGAGCCAATGAGCTTCTGTCCTTAAAGATGAACCAGGTTTTCTGCCCTGATGGATCTGTAAGGATGAATGATGATATGGAGGACACCTCTGACGGCATCGAAATCCTACAGAGCAAGACGGGAAAGTTCAGAACGGTGTTCCTTAACCAAGCTTGTAAGGATGCGTTGGAGTGGTGTTTCCCAGAGAGGGGGAGCTATTTACATTGTAATGGCTACCTGTTTCCCAGCAGAGAGGGAGGTTCTATTCAAGTCGGGACTTTTCGTAAGGTTCTGAAAGATGCGGCAAAGGCATGTGGTGTGAAACAGAATGTTGGAACCCACACTTGCCGTAAGACATGGGGCTGGCACCAGTACAAGTACAACTCTGATAAGGCGAACCTCGACATTTCGATGCTTCAGAGAGCTTTCGGACACAGTTCGCCGGAAGTCACCCTCAGATACTTGGGAATAACGGATGAGGAAGACAAGGCTTTGTATCGAAACATGTGTATTCATGTTATTTCAGACAAAGGCTTTGAAGACCATGGTTTTATGAGAACATGAGTAGAGAGGTATTTTTCTATTCGACAATAGAAAAACAATACATGTATCCCCCACCCACTCTAAAAGGGAAGCGCTTTTCAAAATTACTTCATCAACGGCTATTTCTCATGTTTTTTATGGGCGTTTTGCTGAGTGGTTTTCAGCAAAGTTTACATAATTAACTCTCTGTAAGGTCTAAAAGTCAAAGGAGGACGACCCATTGGACATTAAAATCTGCGACGCAATTATGGGAGCGGGGAAGACCAGCGCTGCGATCAACTACATGAACGACTCTCAGGGGAAGTTTATCTTCATTACTCCGTATCTGAAAGAGTGCGACAGAATCATCGATAACTGCCCAATAAAGAACTTCAAGTCCCCAAAGGATAAACCGAGAAGCAAACTGCTCAACCTGCACTTCCTTTTGGAGCGAGGGTTCAACATCTCCAGCACACACGCTCTTTTCGCCAGCTATACGGAAGATACTATCCGTCTGATCAAAGAGGGACATTATACGCTCATCATGGACGAGGTATTTGAAATCGTGAAAGAGATCAATGTCTCTAAGGGCGATGTGATGGATCTCCTTGCGAATGGATACATCGAAATCGATAAGGAAACCTGCCGGGTAAAATGGCTCAACGATAACTATGTTGGCACAACTTTCCAAGACCTTATGCTGAGAGCTAAGGCCGGCACACTGCTCTACTACAACGACACATTTTTGTTCTGGATGTTTCCTCCTGAGGTGTTCCAGGCTTTTGATGAGGTAATCGTTCTGACATATCTGTTTGAAGCGCAGCTTCAGAAGTATTATTTTGACATTAACGGCTTTTCGTATCGATACATCGGCGTGGAGCAGCGTAACGGCAGCTTTTACTTTTCGGAAACAGGGAATCAGTTTACCAAGATCCCAGGTCTAAAAGAAAAAGTACACATTTTTGACAACAAGAAGCTGAATAGCATCGGAGACGAAAAGTTCGCTTTTTCTTCCTCATGGTCTGAGAGACATTTCCGAAATCCAGTTTCGTGTACCAAAATGCGTGATGGGTTATACAATGTTTTGCGGCACCACTATGCTGGAAAGAGCGGGAACAGTATGTGGACTGCATTTAAGGCGCAGAAAGATAGAATCACGCCAAATGGATTCAAAAATTGCTTTGTCTCATGCAGTTGCAGAGCAACCAATGAGTACAGGGAGAAAAAGAACCTGGCCTATTGCGTGAACATTTTCTTCAACCCTTTCTTGAAACGATATTTTGAGGAACATGGGTGTGTTGTGGACGAGGATAAGTATGCGTTGAGCGAGATGATTCAGTGGATTTGGAGATCCGCAATTCGTGATGGTAATGAAATAAATATCTATATTCCGAGCAAACGTATGCGAAACCTCTTGACAAATTGGCTAAATAAGGTTAGTATATAAGAAAGGAGTTAGTTAATCTAATGTGCGAATTTTGCAGGAAGTACAATTTTGAATTGGCTACGGCCAAGGTGGATGAAACCGGCGCATCGATTTCGGTTTCAGGAGGCCATTGGCGTTTCCCAAAAGATCTTCAGTTCAAATTCTGCCCAGTATGTGGCAGACGGCTCGATCCGTACTTTTATGATGGTATGTCCAATGAGCAGGCGGAACGGATCTTGATTTCCCACCTAATGTATCTGGCGTTTACAATGCCGATTGAGTGGATCGAGAAGAACGGAGAGAACAGCGACTTTCAAAAGGCGTATGGGATGGCGTTGGACGCTCTGCGGCAGGGAGGTGGTTAATTGGAGAGGGCAAAATGTTACGAATGCAAGTATAGAGGCAATGTTCCTGGCGACACGCATAGTTGTTGCCGCTACCCTGGGAACGATACGAATTTATTTGCAATGTTTGAGCAAACAAACCTGGTTCAAATGATTAAACTTGGCATCAAAGCTGATCGATATGGTTTTGAGAATGGTTGGTTTATGTGGCCTGTTAATTTCGATCCGATTTGGCTTTTGAACTGCAATGGGTTTACACCAAAGGATGGTGAAGAGATAAATGGCGAATAAGCTTATCTCCGGCCATATCAAGCAGGCCACGCAAGAAGCTTTTTTGCCGAGTTCGTTGAGAACTGAGTTTGGCGAAGCCATGGCCGTGGAGATCAGCAAGACGTATAGGATTGCTGATAAGACAGATGAAGCGCTTGGATGCTTACTCTATGAGCTGCGCCAGGCCGGAAGTGATGAAGACAGAAAAAGGTTGTTGAACGCAATATGGGAACGGCACTATGAAGTGGCCGCACAAAAAATCATAAAAGGAAATAGTTAATCAATCTTTATGGAGGGAATCAAAATGCTGACGATTGAAAAGCCTGACAAGAATCATCCTTGTAACGGTTGTCACTACTGGCGCTGGATCGGCCTATGCCAAGCGTGTAACTACTGCCTTTTGACCGGACACAAGCGAGGTTGCCCCGCTGGAGCTGGGTGCGATAAGAGAGTTCCCATGGATGAGGAACTCAAGAAGAAAGAGCAGATCAGGCTTTTTCATTACGGATGTCTGGAGCGGGGAGCATGATTCCTTTCGGATCGATTGAGGAATGGCGTGGAGCAGTATACCAAGGTGTGGATTATGGATGGAGATTTGAAGTGTCCACATGGGGAAGACTCAGGAACGCCAAAACAGGCCATGTGTATTCTTTCGGATATGGAGACGGCGGGTATCTGCAAGCATGTATTTCGATCAACGGGAAAAGGCTCAATGTCCATGTTCATCGCTGTGTGGCAGAGACCTATTTACCAAATGAATGCGGCTATGAGATTGTAAATCATCTTGATGGCTGCAAGCAGCACAATGATGTTTGGAACCTTGAGTGGTGTACCAGGAAAGAGAATTACTTTCATGCGGTTGATATGGAGTTGATTGATTACGATGTCCCGTACCGAATTTGGTACTTGTCCCATATCGGCGCTTATGTTGGAAGCAGTAATGGAATGTCTAAGTTGACAGAGGCGGATGTTCTATATATTCGCCAGAACTATATTCCAAAAGGCAAGGGGCAAAAGTGCAATCGGAAAGAGATCGCAGAGATGTTTGGTGTTTCGCCAAACCTTATCTCAAAAATAGTCAGCGGATCTATATGGTCTCATGTATAAAGTGGTAGGAGGTGAACGATATCGGACAATTTTTCATTAAGATGAACGGAGAGGATATTCGCATGATTTTAAGCGGCGATAAGTCGCAAATGCGTATTCCAGTCCGACAATCTTCAGAGACGGACGGAGATCCATCCCCGCCGTATAGTGCTGGAGATATTTTAGGCATAAAGGAAACCTGGGCTTATGTGGACGGCAAGTATGTTTACAGAGCAGATCCAGAAAATGAAATGAAGAAGATTTTATGGGTGCAGTCAACCAGGATTCCAGAAGAGGCGATAAGGCTATTCCTTTCTATTAGGGCTATTCGTCAAGAGCGGCTACAAGATATTTCGGATGACGATATCAGGGAAGAGGGTATATGGCTTCCTGGTGTTATAGATCCCAGATTTGCATTTTCGGATAAGTGGGATATGTCGCTTAGTAAACCGATGAGAAATCGATACTCTTGGGATGACAACCCAATGGTTTGGGTTTTGGAGTTTGATAGAGTTTCAGATACAGAGGTGGAACATGACGGTATTTGAATTTCTTTCTTCCTCCAAAGAGAATATGGCTAATTTCGTTTGTGATCGTGCGGTTATACCTCCGTGTGATTTGGTCTGCTGCAATACTCCATGTAACGCAATTGACGGTTTTAATAAGACTGCGAGAGATATCTGCATGAACAATATACTTGAATTTTTATCGCGGGAGATTGATGCAGATGGATGATATTAGAGAAACCTCAATTGATCATGTAGCAGGGGAAAACTATGCGACTTTGTTTACCAGTGAGCGCAAATGGATCAATTATATTTACAAACTGAAAGAGTCTCATCCTGACGAAGTAGACATTCGGCATGTAAACAACGACGGAAGCCTGATCGCACATATTCCAGCGTCGTGGATGAAAGTAAAGCCGAAAAAGAAAGTGGTATTAACAGAAGAACAAATTGAAGCTTCAAAGGTGCGTCTTGAACGAGGCAGGCAGAAAAGATTAAGTATGATAGGAGATGATGCGCATGTAAGTTCAGAAAGGAGCGGTGAAGATGAGCCATAATGATAAATGCGCCATCTGCTATTGGTATGGAAAGTGTAATGAAGAAAATCCGTGTGATGATTTCACACCGATTGACGACAGTTTAGATGAGGATTTCTATTCCGATGTCGTAAGGGAAAATTACGAAGAGTATCAATTGCTTGTTGAAGAGCAGCAGGCTTAATTTGGATTGGGTTGGTATTGATATGATATATTTTGACCATGCTGCTACTACGCCAGTTAGAGTAGAAGCATTTGAGGCAATGACACCATGGATAAGCGATATGGTAGGGAACCCAAACTCATTACATAAAGCAGGTGGTATGGCGAGACGAGTTGTTAATAGCGCAAGAGAAAGTGTCGCAGATTTGATTGGGGCAGACCACCCGAATGATATTGTTTTTACATCTGGAGGAACAGAATCGGATAATTTTGCAATACTTGGAATGATTCCGTATTTGATTTCTAAGCAAAAATGTATCGTTGTAAGTAGTATTGAACACCATGCGATTTTGAATCAGGTTAGCAGAGCAGAAGAAATAGGAGTACCAGTAATTAAGGCTCCGGTGCTACAAAGTGGTGTTGTAGATCTGGCGTGGCTCGAAACCGTCTTGAAAGAGTCCAATGTTGGCCTGGTCAGTATAATGACGGCAAACAACGAAACCGGTGTTAAACAGCCAATCAAACAAATTTCCGAACTTTGTCATCAAAACGGTGCATTTTTTCATTCGGATGCAGTTCAGGCAGTTGGCCACATGTGTGTAGATGTAGATGAGCTTGGTGTTGATATGCTCTCATTGAGTGGGCATAAATTTGGAGCATGTGGCGGCGTTGGAGCATTGTATTTGACAAAGTACATAAGAGATGTGATATCACCAATTATTTTAGGTGGAGGTCAGGAATACGGCCTAAGATCTGGAACGGAAAATGTTGCAGGAATTGCGAGCATTGGAGCTGCTGCGGCTAATGTATTGCAAAACATAGGTAAGGAGATCTCATTGTATCATGAGCTGTCAAGCAAGTTTGTGAATCATCTCATGGTTTATGGTTGCGAATTTGATGTGAATTTTAGAGGCCAGGATCGAGTCGAAAATATTTTGAGTCTGCGGTTTCCTGGTGTTGTCGCTGAACTGCTTGTAAGGATGTGCGATAATAGCGGGCTTTGTATATCAGCAGCATCCGCATGTTCTTCTGGTTCCAGCTCTCCGAGCCATGTTTTGAAAGCGTGTGGCCTGTCGGATGATGCGGCGCAATCAACGGTTCGGATTTCGTTTGGACATACAAGCACACTTGATGATGCTGCGCTTGGATCGGCAATTTTATTCTCGAATGTTAGAAAAATCAGAAATATGATAAGGAAGTGAATTTTACATGGTAAGCAAAACGGATTTGCTGCAAAAAACCAGTGAATATATGGACTATCTTGCAGATCATAAGAAAAATGTTCAAAAGGCTTGGGATGAACTGAAAAATGCCACAACGGGTGTCCCACTTCTCCAAAGACCTTATATTGTGGATGAAATGAACTGGAGAATCAAGTGTCACGATGACAGCAAGTTTTCAGAAGAAGAGTTCGTCCCGTATCGTCAACACTTCTATCCTGTTGATGGTGAGCAGGTTGACCAGGCTGCTTTCGATAAGGCGTGGAAGATTCATTGCGGAAGAAATGACCACCATTGGCAATACTGGGTTGATGAGGACGGCGGCTTTATTTCCTCATATAGCGTAGACACAAAGATTTGCGCTTACCTTGAAATGATTTGTGATTGGCAGGCAATGTCGTATGTTCTTGGAGGCACGGCAGTGACCTATTATGAGGCCAACAAATCTTCAATTCAGATTGATCCTTATTGGAGAGAGTTCTTTGAAGAGGTTCTTGCTCTTCTTGGTGAGTATTTGACATCGAAACAGTGAGGCTGCGTACATGAATAGGGAACAGAAACGGGAGCAGCAGAAAAATTTAAGAAAGCTTGGGATCGACAAGCGCTCATTTGATGTGCTTGTCGGCCTACAGGCAATCAAGAAGTCAACACAGACGATTCAAAGCGGAGACAGAGTGAAATTAAATGTTGACGCAATTAGAAATGGCAAAGATTATGATCGCCTTTCTGATTTGTATAAGAAATTTGTTGCTGATCATGAAGACGATGAGTTTACGGCGATTGTTGATGACGGCGTTGGTAAATATGGCAACCTGTTTTCGTTGAAAGAAGATCCTGCCGGCTGGTTGTTTTGGAGCGGGGATTTAATCAAGGTTTGACTGTTAGGGGGAGATAGGTATAAGTCTCGATAAGCAGATTCATATTTATAGCTTTGATACCAGTGCATTTTATACAGATGAAGAAAAGCAGTTGGAAAAAACAATTAACGACCACTGTTTATGCAAGAATAGGCTAAAGGCTGAGAAAGAAATCCTATCTGAGTACCACTATAATGGCCTATCTCTCGAAAAGGCAGAGGCGAGGTATCGCAAGCTGTATAAGATACCAAAAGATTCTCCGGTTTGTATCGGAGACAAAGATAGAATTCGTCAGATTACGAAAGAGATAAAAAATCACAATAGCAGCATTAAGCCACTAAAAGATGAATTGCTTCGTCTGTTACAGTCTCACAGAGCTACAAGAAAGCTTCGGGACGAATATGTGGTAGACAAAAATGTGATTTCAGTCTTTGAGTCGATGCTGACCAGGACGCTTGGTATGCAAACTGGACAACTCTACGATGATTTCATGGTGATCCGTACATACTATTTTGATGTGATTGAAGACCTAATTCTTAACGGATATTTTTACAATGGAGAAAGATATGTGTGTTTTACTGCGTCTGCCGGCCAGATCAGGACGAAGAAGACCGTATTCATCAAAGAGAGTGTGTGGAAGAAACACCAGAAAACGCTTATGTGCGGTCTTACTGTAGATTCGATCAATGAGCATGGTGGAATCAATATCAACAAATACCTCGCATACCTTGCTTTGTGCAATAGTGCAACCGATCCCTGGGAGGGATTTGATATCACGAAGTCTATCGTGGTAGACGATATGGAAACGATGGTTCATGGAGTCGTTGATTTTATCGACCATAGGACATACACTGCGGAGCGGAAAGAAATGGACATCCCGATTACCCATACAGATGGGTGTGGGATGGTTCTTCCATCGTGCAATCAGAAGAACACCATGGTACGGCTTCCTTGGGTAAAAGGTCTTCTTGCCGTATTCCCATATGACAAGTTCATTATGGAAGCGGATCAGAAAGAGCCTGGTGTCCGCCATGGCATAGTAAAAGATATCTATGGGAAAGAACATGATATTCTTGAAGAGGGCATACAGGTTATTTTTACGAAGAGCCAGTTCAAGATGCACAAATACTATTCAAGCTGGGAAGAGTACATTGCGATGTACCAGAAGTATGGGTGTAGCGCTGGAAAATGCAACGAGGAAGAGAATTTTTTGCCTGATGCCAAGCTGAACTACCAGATGCTTCAGACATTGACTGATATAACGCCGGATGAGATTGAGCAGCTTGCGGATCGTTCGGTCAATAAGATTTTGAAAATCGCGTCGGACAGAGAGACGATGCTTGATGTGTTTGGGGCTTCGTCCCAATATCAAAACAAGAACGCTTTTCAGGAGTGTTTAAGTATATACCCAGAGCTTCTTTCAGACCCGTACACCAAAGAGATGCTGCGGCAAATCAAGAAGAACCTGGTTAAAGAGGGTAGGGCTGCGAAACTGGATTTATCAGCAAAGTATATGTTCCTCATCCCTGACCTGTATGCTTTTTGCCAATGGCTGTTTCTTGGAGATAAAGACCCGTCTGGCCTTTTGAAAGACGGCGAAGTGTCGAGTTACTTATATCGAGGATGCGAAAAGCTTGACTGCTTGAGGTCTCCCCATCTATACAGAGAACATGCGGTAAGAAAGAATGTTGTGACGAGGGAAACAAAGAAGTGGTTTACTCCAAATGCGTTGTATACAAGCTGCCACGATCTTATCTCTAAGATTTTGCAGTTTGATTGCGACGGAGATAAGAGCCTTGTGTGCGCTGATTCATTGATTATCCAGATTGCGGAGCGGAACATGAAAGATATTGTGCCGCTGTATTATGAGATGGCAAAAGCCGGAGCAGTCATTGTAACGCCGGAAGAAATCTTCCATGGGTTACGGGCTGCGTGGACTGGTGGAAATATCGGAGTTATCAGCAATGATATTACGAAGATTTGGAACAGCGACGACGTTGACCTTGATGCAATTAAGATCCTTTGCATGGAGAACAACTTCTGCATTGATTATGCAAAGACGCTCTATAAACCAACCAGGCCAGACCATATCAATTCGAGGCTGTCAAGAATCACTGGAATGAAAGCACCGCATTTCTTTGTTTATGCAAAGAATAAGTCGTCACACCAGGTTCAAAAAATCAATTCGAGCGTGGTCAATCAGCTTGATAAGATTGTGCCTAACAAGAGGATGTCATTTTCGGCCAAAAATATTGGTGCGTTTCATTACCAATATATGCTTAGCGAACCTAACAAAAAGGTTTCAGTATTGCAAGATGTTATTGATTTATACAATGAGGTTGAAAAGCAGTATCGGTATTCAATTAGCTTTTATGATGACAGTGCAAACTTTGCGTATGTGAGTGATAGTATCCTTAACAAGTTTGAGTCTTTAGGATATAGCATGAATGATGTTTGTGACACGCTGGTTAAATACCTTTTCCATATGAAGCAGAGCAAGAGGAAGAATGTTTTTTGGATGTGTTTCGGAGATGTGGTTCTGGAAAACTTAAAGAGAAATGTTCCTGCTGGATCAATTCAGTGTAGAAAATGCGGGGAGAGGTTTGTACCAACAAGTCCACAGCAAAAGATCTGCACAAAATGTTCTTCATATCAACCTGTTCTAAAGCGGATTGTGAGATGTATTGATTGTGGAAAAGAGTTTGAGGTAAGTAGTTCTGTCAGAAACAAGAAGAGGTGTGATAAATGCCAACAACGAAGAGTGAGAGAATATGAGCGAGAAAAGAAGAGAAAACAGCGAAAAACTGTATGAATGTCCCCATGTTTAATTTCGATGTTTCATATACGGAAAAAGCCGTTTTTCAACGGCAAAATATGCTTTGCCATAATTGGCAAAATCGCATATTTTGTCATTCTGGATTTGCAAATCTAACCGTTGATTAACGATTGTTTCACATCCAAAATAGAAATGTCCCTTTAAGGGAAGAAAACCGTTTTTATTAAGATATTCGGTATCTCCTGTCCATCTGGCCGTGGGAATACTCACGGCCTGGGACATTTTTATGAAAAGGATTGATTTATTCTATGATTCCAGTAACAAAAGAAGAGGCAAAGTTACTCCGGGAGCTGTACCCAGAGTACAAGGTCACGCGGACAATGGTTCAGGATTCAAAACGCCACCATTACTATGCAACAGAGCATGAGGGAATGATGAGAGCAATTGCTGATACGAACTATGCAGCGGCCAACATCGTAGCGCAAATCGATAAGGAAAGGGCGCTTCGCAAGAAACGAGCAGAATTGCAGGAGCGAAAATATGGCTGATTTCGAGCAGAGAGAAAGATTCGACAATGCCATTATTGATCTAAGCGATATGACAATAACGGAATATACGGATTGCGATACGAAGTGCTATGACCTTATGAATTTACTGAAAAGATGGGATGGGGTGGTTGGAATAAACTTAACCATTGAGCGTTGCGTCCCATTACCACAGGATGGGAGGGACACAGCTTGAATCCGAAGTATAGCCAACTGGAAAATGAAGACTCATATGAATATGGCCTTAGGTTGATTGAAACCAAGATAGAGCAAAATCCACCTGATCTTGAGTGGTCAGATATTGTGGATCTTCTTGGACTTGATATGCATTATGATAGCCTTAGAAAAGCGGCCAATGTGACCCCGTACTGTGGATATCGGGTTATGAAGTATTTCAAGGAGAAATACGCAAGCGAGTCATGCGGCGAATCGTATTTGGACGAGCTTGACCAAAAAATGTTGGAGTTCAAAAAGGAACGGCAAAGATTTTTTGACCAAAGAAATGCTCTTAACAAAGTTGTAAGAGATATGGCAAGACGGGATGAAAACCAGGAGATCCTTGAGAGGGCGATTGAGAATGGTGTTTTGCCGAAGCTTACATATACCCAGAATAATGTGCAACCTACGGAGCAGGATCTGCTTGTTAGTCTAAATGACTTGCATTTTGGAGCTTGTGTCGATAACTATTGGAACTATTACAACTCTGATGTCTGCCGTATGATGCTACAGGATTACATAGGGAAGATTGTCTCTATTGCAAATTTGCATGGGGCAGAGAATTGCTATGTATGGGCAAACGGAGATCTCATCAGTGGAAATATTCATAAATCAATTGCCGTCTCAAACAGAGAAAATGTGATTGAGCAAGTTGTCGGTGTTTCTGAACTGATAGCAGAGTTCTTGTCAGAACTGAGTCCATATTTTAAGAATGTTTATTTCTCTTCAGTGGCAGGAAACCATTCTCGCCTGGAAGAGAAAGACCTTGCATCCCCGCATGAACGGCTCGACGATTTGGTTGAGTGGTATCTAAAAGCGAGGCTGCAAAACTTTCAGAACGTTGTGTTTGACAACTACGAAAAAATTGACGACACCATGTATCTGGTCAATATAAGGGGCAAAACATACCTTGGTGTGCATGGAGATTACGACGGATCGCCAAGCAAGGTACAGTCTCTTCAGACCATGGCACAGCGTCCCGTGTATGCGATTTTGTCAGGCCATCTGCACCACAACAAGATTGATAATGTGCAGGGAGTAAAAACGGTTATGGCCGGCAGCTTTCTTGGCATGGACGATTATTGTGTGGGGAAGAGGATCTATGGCTCGCAGCAGCAGTTGGTTTGTGTTTGCACATACGATGGGATTATGGCCTACTACGATGTTGACTTTGATACAAACGCATATCGTCAACAAAGGAGCGAAATCGTGGCGTGAATATCAACAAAACAGATTTAATTAACGCATTGGCAGAAAAGAAATCGTATAAGAAATATGCGATCAAGAATGCAATTGACGATATTTTTGAAGAGATTGCAGAAGCTCTCGTTCGAGGGGATAAGGTATCTATCAGAGGGTTCGGGACATTTGAGCCAAAGATGTTCCAATCTCATCCAGCCGTTCACCCTGGAACTGGAGAACGCATTATGGTGGAAAGCTATAAGAATGTCGTTTTCCGTCCAGGCGACGAGCTGATCCGCATGGTAAGAGAGGAAAAATAAATCGGGGGAGCAAATCCCCCGATCAATTTGGCTGAGTAGAGAAGGTGGTATTCTTGCCTGCCTCATAAGCAGGAGACATTGGTTCGACTCCAATCTCAGCCACCAAAAAAATAAAATAATTTTGCTAATTCCTATTGACAAATGCGTTTCTGTCTGGTATAGTAATACATGTCAACAGGAGATAGCTAATCAATCTCAATCTGCTGGCGTAGCTCAGTTGGTAGAGCAGCTGATTTGTAATCAGCAGGTCGGGGGTTCAAGTCCGTCCGCCAGCTCCACAATGAATGAACCTTGATAAATCAATATCTGAATCATGCTTATTATTAACTCAGTGAATAAAGCGTGTCAGCGCTCTGAGACGCACAGTAATTTCCGTTTGGTTGAATAGGGATACCTATTCGATTGGGCGGCTATGGTATAGTGATATACCGTAGGGAGGCGGAAACCACCAACAAAAATGTGTGTTGCCAAGAGTTGTCGCTGCAAAATGCACGGAACTTTCGGGCGTAGCAATAGACGCTCCCAGTGGGAGAATAAGCCTAAGGGGTTATGGTGTGGCAACCATAATGACAGAGGTAGGCCAACAATACGCTCCGTCTTGATGCAGAAGAAATTCTGCTATAACGAAAGTCGCCGGTTAAAGTAGCCGTATGACGGGTTTGAAGATGATCTTTTCTATATCAAATATGGATTTTGTAAAAGAAAATTTCTGAAAGAACGGTGAAATTTGCGGGTAAGCATTCCCGCACAGGTTTATGTACGCAGCATGGCTTATCCTGTTGCGATACTGGGGTAAGAAGTTAGGGGTCGCTCCCCGAAGCTCAGACTTATCTTCCTGGTGGCAGAAAATTGTAAGAAGACAATGGAGGTAGGGTGAAGACCCAGTGATAGGTATGATTGAGCTATTGATTTTTTCAAGGAGTTAGTTAATCTATTTTAAGGGAGAGCAGTTCTATGAAGATCAGCATCAGAGAGAAAGACATTGGTATGTTTAAGGCTATCGATGTATCATGCAAGGATGGCATGATTGTTCTCGACTTTGACTGTGCCAATTGTGGAGTGCCTATGGTGAACAGCAGGCCGATTGTCCCAGTTCCAATGGTGTACCCGCTGAAGGATCTTAATCATCTTACATGGAGTGAGATTGAGGCAATTGGCGCTGCGGGAAAGGCTCGTGAGACCTTTGCGCTTGGTGCCACAAAGAAAGACCATATGAAGAATGGCTATGATGCTGAATGGAAAATCATTGGATTTGACCATGATGATCTGGCCGACGGAAGCGGCAAGGCACCGATTTCGTGGGATATGGTTAGGGCTTACAAAGATGAGTGGTCTATGAATGACGAGGCCACAAACGCCGGCGGCTGGGATCGGTGCAAGGCAAGAAAGCGGATGGACGGAGAGCTGTTGTCTCTTTGCTCTGATGAGCTACAGGCTATTATCAAGCCCGTTATCAAACTGACCAGCGCTGGCAGTTGCAGTAAGGATATTATCAAGAGTATCTGTAAGCTGTGGCTGAAGAGTGAAAAGGAACTGTTTGGCCGCTGTATTTACTCTGCTCCAGGAGAGGGACACTGGTATGAGTATTATCGTCAGGAGGATGTACCATACTTTGCACTTGATGAAAATGGAGATCGTGTGTGTCAGTGGCTCCGCTCCGCCTATTACTACCATGGCAACGGTTTCTGTAATGTGAACACGGATGGCTCGGCCGACCATTACAGTGCGCACTATTCGTTGGCGTTGCTGCCCGGCTTTAGTTGCTAATCTTTTATCTAATCTGCTTCCGCCTCGAAAGGGGCGGAGCAATATGGGGCTGTAGCTCAGTTGGGAGAGCACCTGCCTTGCAAGCAGGGGGTCGTGGGTTCAACTCCCATCAGTTCCACCAGTAATCTGTGTTGGTTATGTTGACGCTTGTGCGGTTCAGCTCATTACTTGACTGCTATCCCTGTCAAAAACCTATCGGCCATGGACGAGGTTCTTCGGACGCACAGTAATTTCGAGACATAGCTCAGTTGGTAGAGCGCACGACTGATAATCGTGAGGTCGAAAGTTCAATTCTTTCTGTCTCGACCACAATTTAATATGGGGCAGTAATGGGTTCGACGGGGTTTTGAGAGTGCAAAATACGCAGGAATGATACCGCCTGAAGGATCAAAACAAAATTAAACGACGATACTGTTGTAATGATTCACCCAGCTTTTGCCGCTTTCGTGGCAAATCGGGTTGCTGCTTGAACTAATTTGAGCATCCAAAACAGCGCACTTGGCCTGGTAAGCGCTTGAGGATAAAAGAAGAGGTCGTTTGGTTTCCTTGTTCCCCTTACACAAACAAGGTGGTGGAGGCGATACCGATCCGGTACGCCCTGGGTAAGATATGCCGACATCGTGGCACCCGCCGACAAGCAAACGCTTAAAAGCCGGCTATTGCGTAAGAATGTTTTGCTCATGTAGGAATTTCGGACGCGGGTTCGATTCCCGCCTGCTCCACCATATATCTGGGTGTACGCCAATTGGTAGACGGCGTGATTTGGGGTCACGAGGCTGTGGGTTCGAGTCCCACCACTCAGACCATTTAAGGCACTAACAGCAACAATCCTTGTATTCTTGCCATTTTTAAGAAGATAAGATGTGCCTTGGAAGTTGAGACGCTTACAGCAATATACTCAATTAAATAAATACAAAAGATGATTTGGATTTATCTTCAATAAGTGAAAGCTTAGATTTTTTGAATGATGCGTCTCGCGGTGTGATATTGGTTCGTAGCTCAATTGGTAGAGCATCCGGCTGTTAACCGGAGGGTTGGCGGTTCGAGTCCGTCCGTTCCAGCCAGAATAAAAGCATAGGTAGAGAGCTTTTACACGAAGTTCGTGGAAGGACACTTACAGCAATCTTATTACATATAATTTGGGTTTATAATGTGAAATGTGTCTTGGCGAACAATGTTTTCTGAACTACCAAAGATATATTGCGGGGTAGAGAAGCGGCTATCTCGTCAGCCCCATGAGCTGAAAATCGCAGGTTCGAGTCCTGCCCCCGCAACCATGCCCGTCCTACGAACAGAGCGGAGACTGTAAACCGAATAGGAAATTGAAACCATGTATTTGGCAGCATGACTTTTGCTGGCTTTGGAGTAAAGCTGGACGCGCCCCAACAGCGCAGAGTTGGAGGCATGGCCGATGCCTTGAATCGGTCAGTATGCTCGGTTAGCTCAGCTGGTTAGAGCGCCTGCCTTACAAGCAGGAGGCCACAGGTTCGATCCCTGTACGGAGCACCATATGTAGGTATAGTGTTCAACGGTTAGCATATCGGTCTTCCAAACCGAGGGTGCGGGTTCAAATCCCGCTATCTACTCCATTTTAATATGCGGGTATGGCGGAATTGGCAGACGCGCCAGATTTAGGATCTGGTGGGTTATTCCCGTGCAGGTTCGACCCCTGTTACCCGCACCAATAAGAGCGCATACAGCAACTTTATTTATGGAATCAACTTTTAACTGATTAAACCAAACAAGGCGCTCTGTATAATAAGCTGGCGTGGTGGAATGGCAGACGCGACGGATTCAAAATCCGTTGGTAGCGATACCGTGTGGGTTCAAGTCCCACCGCCAGCACCAATATGCGCCAGTAGCTCAACTGGATAGAGCATAGGACTTCTAATCCTAAGGCTGGGGGTTCGATTCCTCTCTGGCGTACCATCCGTGTGGTAGTAAAAGTACGATCAATAAAATAACTACACTCGTTTGTTTCTGCCATAAAGGGCTGGATGGTATGGCCTGGTCAGCGAGAGATCCTGTTTGGAGAATCGGGAGTACAGGCACGGTAAAAATAAAACCCCGCCTTGCGGCGGGGCGAAAGGGTTAAAGCTTAATGCCAAGTTTTTCGGCCATTTCTTCTGGAGTCATGCTGGCGGAAGCTTCTTCGATAATCTTTTTCATTTTGGCGGGACGAAGCAGTTCTTGTTTCTTTGCCTCAAGAGCTGCGATCTTAGCGTCGATTTCTGCGATACGATCTTCGACTGTACGACGAGCGCGTTTTGCTTTTTCTTCTGCCATAATACATTGCCTCCAATCAATTTGGTTATTACATTTATACCACATTTTAATTCAGAATGCAACACGCAAAAAGAAATATTGGGGTGTAGCCAAGTGGTAAGGCACGGGACTTTGACTCCCGCATTCGCTGGTTCGAGTCCAGCTACCCCAGCCATAAAAAATTATTTGGTGCCATCGACGAACTGGCTAAGTCACCAGCCTCTCAAGCTGGAGGTTGTGGGTTCGATCCCCACTGGCATCACCAAAGGAGAATTACTGTGCCAATGAAAGCATTGACAGAAAATCAAACCAGTAAACAAAAAGTTGTTAGAAAGATTCCAGTAACGGAAAATGGGCTTGGCGTTCACTGTACAACAAAGAGTGGTATGGAATTTCAAATCAGTCAAAACACTGAGAAGAAAAAGCATACTCTTTGGAAGATCGTTGCTGGTGGTTTTGAAAAGATTGCTACCGCAAATTCTCCGTATGATCTGTACGAGTTGATTCCTTGGGACAAATAACTTGGTGCGTTGGACGAATTGGTAGAGTCGCCACCCTTTCAAGGTGGAGTTTCCGGGTTCAAGCCCCGGACGCATCACCAATGCCGTTATGGTGGAATGGCAGACACGCCAGCTTGAGGGGCTGGTGGGAGCAATCTCGTATGGGTTCAAGTCCCATTGACGGCACCATTATGGCTCCATGGCGAAGATGGTTATCGCGCCGGCCTGTCACGCCGGAGGTCGCGGGTTCAATCCCCGCTGGAGTCGCCATATAAGAACTTGGTGTAATCGGTAGCATGTCGGTCTCCAAAACCGTTGGTGAGGGTTCAAGTCCTTCAGTTCTTGCCAAAGTAAAGACACAAACAGCAATTAAAATGTAAGTTTCTTTTAGACCATCTCCTTTCTTTCTACCTCCCTTTCTTTCTTATGTGTCTTGTTTCTTTTATCTTTGCCGGTATAGCTCAACTGGGTAGAGCAGCGGGTTTATACTCCGTAGCGCCAGATAAGCGGCATGTTGTGGGTTCGATTCCTACTGCCGGCACCATAAATATATAGGAGAGCGCCAGAGTCGGAGAGCTGGGGCAGTCTGTAAAACTGTTGTTTTAGAGCTGAGTGGGTTCGACTCCCACCTCTCCTACCAACTGATACTATGGAGGATTTAATATAGAAAGATTTTGCATTTGTTGCGGGCGTAAACTAAGCAGAGAAAACACATCCGGGTATTGTATTGATTGTCTTAGATCTAAGAGAAAAAGAGAAAAGATAGAAAAATGGCTTAAAACGGGAGATGCAAATATCGGTGTGTCAACAACATTAAGAGGGTGTATTAGACAATATATTCTGGATGACCAGCATGGTAAATGCGCCATTTGTGGTATGGATGATTTTTGGAATGGCGAGCATTTGAATTTTATTTTAGACCATATAGATGGAGATGCGTCAAATAATTACAGAAATAACTTGAGGCTTATTTGTCCTAATTGCGATAGTCAACTTCCTACATATAAATCAAGGAATAAGAATTCTGCGAGGGTATATCGTAGAGTTGCTTAATATACGGCGGAATACCGAAGTGGTCATAACGGCGCAGTCTTGAAAACTGATGTGAGCTAACTACTCCCGTGGGTTCGAGTCCTACTTCCGCCGCCATATGGAACGATAGCTTATGAGGTCTGAGCGGCGGTCTGAAAAACCGCAGGATGATGGATCGTTACCATCTCGTTCCACCATAATAAGGACATGGGCAGCAAATTTAACTGGATACATAAAATCGATGCAATGCGATCATGTCTTGTGCCTAAAGGGAGTTACCAACGGTCGTAAAATAAGTGGGGACACCGTGCAAACCGGGCAATTCAATATGCGCCTGTAGCTCAGTTGGTAGAGCAGCGCCCTTTTAAGGCGCGGGTCGGGAGTTCGAGACTCTTCAGGCGCACCAAATTTTCGACACATGAGAATTCATGTGTCTTTTTATTTTTGCCGAAAGGAGGAAGTGGAGTGGCAAATGATTTGAAAAAAGGAGCCGCAGCAAAAACACAACGGCCAGAGCGGATGTCCTTTGAGAACGAAGATAAATACCCATATCATTGTACGGCCTGTGGCAAGGGATACATGAGACAGAAAGACAATTTTAATGTTACTCCGTCTCCTTATTATGCAAAGAACGGCGGGTATCTTACGATCTGTCGTAGGTGTTTAGATAAATCTTTTGAGTATTATCGTGACGATGTGTTTGACGGAGACCAGGATAAGGCTATGGAGCTTCTATGCGCTACTATCAACACTTGCTTTGATGAGGTAGCGTGGGCGAATGCAAAGAAACACCCGTCTCCCAATAGAAGTAAGGTAAGCCAATACTTCTCAAAGCTCAATCTTGCGCAAACCAAAGGTGCGTCCTATGCAGATACGATTTTATATCGAAGAGCGAATAAGGTTGAGAATGCAGAAACGATACAGGCCGTAAAGGATAATCCAAAGATTACGACTCCGATTGAAACAATTCAGTTGTTTGGACTTGGCTTTAGTGATCAGGATTATGAGACATTGCAGTATGAGTACGACGATTGGGTAAAGAAGTATGGCATTCCTGAGGATAAGAGACAGGACGAGCTTTATAAGAGTTTGTGCTATCTAAAACTTCAACTGCAAAAATCTGTGCAGAGTGGTGATTCAGGAATCGGAGCACTGGCAAAGACCTATAAGGACTATATTAACGCTGCTACGACAGAGCTGGAGGATCGCCGTCAGAAGAAAGAAGAGTCTGTACAATTAAAACCGCTTGGAATGTGGGTCAGCGATATTGAGAAGTATACGCCGGCAGAATTTTATAAAGATAAAAAACTGTTCAAAGACGCTGATGACATTGGCAGCTATGCTTCGCGGTTTATCTTCCGGCCTTTGAAGAACTTATTAACAGGGTCTAAGGATCTTGATAAGGAATTCAAGCTGACGCAGGAGGAATGATCATGAACTTCGATGCTTTAATGGATGAAAAGCAAAAGCAGCTGCATGAGCACTTTCCTCCAAGCCACTATTTGCACAAGTCAGAAAATGTACAAAGACTTTTGATGTGGATTACATATTATAGAAGAAATCCATCAAGATTTGTAGAGCACTATTTTGGGATTGCTCTTCATTTATATCAGCATATAATCCTATATCTGATGGAGTATTTCCCAAGCTTCTGTATTGTCGCAGCTCGATCCGCAGCAAAGTCATTCCTAATTGCTGTGTTTGCCTGCAAAGAGGCCATTTTGCGGCCTGGGGCAAGAATCGTTGTGGCCTCAGCGACAAAAAAGCAGGCGCGGTTGATTGTGTCAGAAAAGATAAAAAAGGAGCTATTGCCAAAATCTCCGCTTCTTGCTGACGAAATAGACAGTTTTAAGGACAACCAGAACGAAATTGAAGTTGTCTTTAAGAACGGAAGTTCTATTGTTGTCGTAGCGGCGAATGAAAATGCTCGTGGCTATCGTGCTACGGTTATGATTTATGAAGAGTTCCGTATGATTGCCAAGAACATTATTGACAGCGTTTTGTCTCCGTTCCTATATGTTCGGCAGACGGATTACTTAAAGCAAGAAGAATATGCCGGAATGCAGGAAGAGCCAAAAGAGGTTTATATCAGCTCCGCATGGTATCAGAACCATTGGATGTGGAACTTGATAAAGACCTTTACAAAAGATATGTTGTCTGGTGGTACTTCATGTGTCATTGCTATGGACTACAGCATTGCACTCAAACATAATATCAAGACCAGAAACTTCTTGATTAAAGAACGCAAAAAGCTTGATCCAATGTCTTGGGCTATCGAGTATGAAAACCAGATGATCGCAGAGAACGCAAGGTCTTTCTTTAACTATGATCAGCTCAATAGGAACAGACGGCTGAAAAGGGCATTTTATCCTCGCAGAAATGACGAAGCGCTTTTGCGGCAGAAGAATAAATATGGGATTCCAAAGCAAGTAGGGGAGATCAGAATCCTATCTTGTGATATTGCTATGGAAGGTGGAAACGACACCGATAACTCAATCTTCTCCTGTATTCGTCTGTTGCCTGAGAGCCAAGAGCATAAGGTCATGGATACTGCTGGTGAGCATATCACTATCAAGAGGGGATATCGCCGGCAGGTGGTCTATATGGAATCTGTTCATGGTGGAGAAACTACAAAACAGGCTATTAGAATTAAGCAGCTATACACAGACTTCAATGCGGATTATTGTGTATTGGACGGAAGAAATGCTGGTATCTCAGTTTATGATATGCTTGCTAAGGTTTTATTTGATGAAGAGCGCAATGTTGAATACAAACCATGGAAGTGTATGAACGACGATAAGGTTGCGAACAGAATCCAGATTGCAGGGGCAGAAGAGAATGTTTATATTATCAAAGCCCAGCTTGAGACAAACAGCAATATTGCAGAGTCGATGAGAAATGCGCTCAACTCCGGCATGATTGATCTGTTAATCAGTAATACAGAGGCTGTTGATGAAATCGCAAACTTTATTCCAGAGTATGCTTCAGCTGATGTAGACACGCAACTATTCTTTGAACGACCATATATTGAAACGGTTGCTCTTATCAATGAGATGATCAATCTTGAGTATGAGCGCGGAGATCAAACAGGTCTAATTAAAATAATGAACAACAGTGACCGTAAGGACAGATACACATCTGTTTCTTACGGTAATTATTTTGCTCAAATGCTTGAGCATGATTTGCTGTCTGATACGGCAGAGTACGATTATGTACCACTATTTAACTGAAGGGGGTGATGAAGTTGCAGAGCGAAAAGAAATGGTATCAATTTTGGAAGCGGAATAATGTCAGTGAAGTAAATTCTGCTGTGACACAGGATGGTCATATCCATGAGTTTAACACGAGCTTGGAAAGCGCATATATCAATATGCTTTGTGGGTCGAGTGAGTCTCCATATACAATTCAGGAAATTCGCGCTTTCACAAAAAATCCTATGAGCCATATAGCGGAACTACGAAAAATGGCAAAGTGGGCTTATAGGACAAACGGCGTTGTGTCCGGCGCTATTGATTATATGAAATCGATGCACACATTAGATGGTGTCATTGTTTCAAAATCTCGCCGGCCTAATGGACAAAAGCCGAGGAATTATCGTGCAAACAAAATCAAAATGGAAAGCACTCTAAACACAATTCGATATAAGCAGATTATCCGTGATGGGATCTTTAAGAATGCCAACGACGGGATGTATGTAGCTTATTTTGAGACAGCTGCAACCACACCTGATTATAGAATGGCGCTTACGGATTATGAGATCCAGAATATCACTGAAATCAATACTCTTGGAATCAATGCAATGGTAATCCCTCTTCCAGTTGACTATGTAAGAATCATTGGCCGTAAAAACAATAGCTATGTTGTTGCTTTTGACTTGCGGTACTTTGACTATTTCACTGATGATGCAAGAAAGAAGAAACTTGCCGGGTTCCCAAAAGAGATCCAAGAGGGATGGATGAAGAAAAATAATGGAGAGTTTGATGGGTCATGGCTTGTACTTGACAATACAAAAACCATTGTAACAAAAATCAAAAGTGAAATCTCTGATCCATATGGTATCCCGTTTTCTATTGCAGCTCTTGATGATATTAGCTATGCTCAATATTTTATTGATACCAAGAGGAATGTACTTGATTCTGTAAACAATCAAATTGTATATGAGACATTTCCTGAGGGAAAGGACAAAGGCACATCTGCTCTGAATGAGAAACAACAACGGCAGCAACATGACCTAATTAAAAACGCTTTGGCAAGTAAGAGCAGAAGTGGAAGTAGCACATCATTCTTCTCTTTGGCAAGCGGGACAAAGCTTGACAAGATATCTTTGGATGTATCCTTGCTGGATGAAAAGAACGAGAACTCTATTGTTGATTCTGTGAACAAAGATATCAGTGTTAGTGCAAGCGCTCTTGACGGCAGTAGCACAGGAAACTACTCAACCGCGACTTTGAATTTGGAACTTGTTGCGGCAAATGTGTATTCTTGGATTGAAGATGTTGTCGATGAGCTTAATAAGTGCATCAACAAGAATATTATTAAAGATCCAAGTTGTAGAGTGGAATTTTATATTTTGCCTATCACGATGGTAAACCGTGATCAAATGGTTGGATATATGTCAGATCTCTACGCAAGAGGAAAGGGAAGTTTGTACGCTTGGATTGCTTCCACAGGAATTAACCCAGATACCTATGTTGCGTTGATGGATTATGAGTTGGATGAGGACTTTGAGAACAAGTATCCTGTTCATAGAACTTCCTTCACTGTGACTGGTAAAGATGATCCAGAATTTGAGGATCACAATAAAGGCGGCAGGCCACCAACAAACAGCAACGACCCAGCTGCTGTTCAGGAAAAAACAAACGGTGGTAATAATATGCCTAAGCCGTCAACAGGATAAGGGGGTGAGAAAATGCAAAAAGGTATTCCAACCGGACAGATTTTTGAACTCTCAAATGAACGTCAAATCACGGGAAGAAGAAAAATTAAGGTAGTTCTTCACGAAATTTTCTCTAACCATAATGAGTGGCAGGAGAACGGAATTTCCTGGGATGAGAAATATACTCAGCAGACAATTGACTCTGTTTCAAATATGTCTCTGTGTGTTGAATTCATTAGCGAAGACAGAACACTGCCATATGGTCACGGCCTTACAGAAATTTCAGATATGCCGTATATGGAAGATGCAACTGTTGTAGGACATTTTGAGCGCGGGTATATCGACGATATTGAAATTGATGGCGAAACAAAAAGAGTCTTAATTGCAGATGGATATATCGACGAGATGCGATACCCAAAGTTTGTCGCATGGCTTAAAGACAAAATGGAGCATGGGACAGTTAAGGGGTCTGTTGAAATTGTGGGCAGGCCGGAAAATGAAAATCGTATTATTTACGATGGCGGTTACAAGGAGAAAGGAAGAATCCCTGAAATCTATGATTACAGTGGATATGCCATTCTTGGTATCAGACCGGCAGATGATACAGCAATCGTCATGGAGTTAAATAATAAAACCCAAGAAATTAAGGAGGAAACAGGTATGGACGAGAAGATGATGAGTCAGGCTGTTGAGCTTATCAAGTCTTCTGTAACTCAGACCATTAACGAGCTTAATAATAAAAGTGGCGAGTATGAGAAGAAAATTGCTGAGCTTAATGATTCTGTAGCCGCAAAAGACGCAGAGATCTCCGAGCTGAATGAGAAACTGGCCGCTGCTAACGCTTCTGTTGCTGAGAAGGATCAGACAATTGAATCTCAGACAGCAGAGCTTAATAGCTTGAAGGACGCTAATACTGCTCTGGAGAAGGAGAAGAAAATTGCTGAGTTGAATTCTGCTCTGGCAGAGTTTAGCCAGGAAGAGCAGGATCTTGCCAAAGCTGAAATTGAAGCGTTTAAGGCAGATCCGATGTCTGTTGAGATTAACAGCATCACAAGCAAGATTTGTGTTGAGATGGTTCGCAAGAACAAGGAGACACGCACAACCGAGTTGAATAACGCACCTGATATCTTTGGCGGAGTAGCATCTCCTGAGGATGACGGTGACGTGGACATCTTTGGCTAATTAAGGAGGGTAAAAGAGATGAAATACAAGACTATTGGTGCATTTAAGAATGTGCAGAATATTCCATATTGCAAGGCTGCTGTGGATATGAAAGTTGGTATGGGCGTAGTGCTTGATCGCGTTGCCAAGACTGCTTCTCTTGCAGAGGACGATACTGCTGCAAAGGGGATTGTATATATCGTAACCAACATCAATGATAAGCCTGAGCTTCACAACAGTCCAGAGACATATGTGGTTAATGCTGGCGAGTATGTTCGCGCTGACGATTTGAGAACTGTAAACGGTTTGGAGATTGAGTTTGCTGCTTTTGAGATTGACGGCGGGACTGAGGATCTGGCCGCAGGAGATGTTCTGGTGTTCACCACATCTGGACTTGTGAAGAAAGTTGCTGACGCAACTGACTATGCAGTTTCCTTTAAGGTAATTGCTAAGACCGCTTATATGGATGACGGTATCCTTGCTGAAATTGTTGCTCAGTAAGGATTTTATTTTGCAAAGGAGGATAGAAGATAATGGATAAGATTTTTGAGCTTAACACAGTCAACAATGTGAAAGACTCTGTTGGCACTTCTAAGGTAAAGGCTACCTCTCCAATCGTTGAGGTGTTTTCTGCCTTGTCACAGGGCAATCGTCCTACTGTTGACGGTAAAGTAGTAGATAAGGCTGTTGCTTATATCAAGGAGCTTGCTGGCCGTGCAATCGATGGCGATCACCAGGCTGTTTCTGAGCTGAACGCTATTCAGCGTTTTACAATTGAGCCTAAACTGATCGAGGCTATCAAGATCTTCAACTTTATGGGTACATACAGATCTTTGCCTTATGATACCGTACCTATGATGAAGACCTATAAGTACGAGAGCATTGATTCTCGTTTCCAGGCTTCAAGCGGTGATGTGCCTTTCGCTACCCACAGCTTCCGTGAGTACCCAATTGCTACTCAGACAATCTCTGCTGGTTATGCTGTAGATTATCGTGAGCTGCAAAGCGGTAACTTTGACGGAACTGTTGCTGAGGGTATGGCTCAGGTGCAGACTGATATGCAGAATAAAGCTGTGTACTATGTAATCGCAAAGCTGTATGAGGCTTTGAAGAACGCAAAGGGCGTGAAGCACTTTGCAGAGAGTTCCGGCATCACTCAGACCGCAGTTGATGACATGCTGAAGGTAATGCGTCGGTATGGCAAGACTAACATTTGCGGTGACTATGCTGTGGTTTCCCAGTTGAATGATTTTGCCGGCCACAAGACATTTGGCGCGTCTACTATTCCTTTCGGAGCAGATGCAGTTGCTGATGAGATCCGCAAGACTGGCCTGCTGAGCTTCTACAATGGTTCTAATATCGTGGAGCTGCCAAACGCTCTTGATTTTACTCGGTTGAATGAGGACAAGACTTCTTATGAGCTTTATATGCCTCAGGGCTTGCTCTTCTTCATTCCTCAGGGCAATATCGCACCTCTCCAGATTTTCCGTCGTGGCGGCTTGACCACCATGACTGGCGATGATATCGTAACCCGTCAGCATCTGACTCGTTTTGATATGGAGATCGGCGCTGGTGTGGCTGAGGGCATGGAGGATCAGATTGGTCTTCTGTCTGATACTAACTTCGAGGTTCCGACTCTCTAATAGGAGTTAGTTAAATAATCTAAAACGGGGAGGAAACCCCTCCCCGAATCTTTTATAAGGAGCGAATTGAAAATATGGAATTGACAGATAAGGTTGCAATCAACAATCTGTGCGGATGGGCGCTTTATTTTAAGCGTGAAAACGGCGTTGGAGATATCCGTATCCCAGCCAATGCAAAAAACTTTTCTCAGCTGGATGTAGCAGAGGTACAGATGCAGATTCAAAGAGGAAACCCGCTGTTTGTAGGCGATGGTACTTCAAACCAGGGCGATCATGCTCGTCTGTTTATTGTAGATGATAAGCAGCGCAAGGCTCTGCTTGGGTATGGAGAAGAGTCTGCTCAGGATGCAGTTGTATTGAATGAGGAATCCGTAAAGGCTCTACTCGCCATTCGTGGCAAGGAGGCGTTTAATGCCCGTCTGAACGAGCTGGTGACTACGACAGCCGAAAAGAAGATGATTGTCCAGATTGCAAAGGAGTGTGGAGGCGACGATGTTGCGGCATGGAAAATGGCTGCAATTAACGAACTCGCTGATACAAATACCATTTAAGTAGGGAGGATGAGGTATGGATCAGCCAACCACATTTACTGATATTGAGACCAGCTTTCACTCCATGCCTCTAACAAAATATCGGATTGATCCAGGCTTGGAGAAACAATGGTTAGAAACTGCACTTGCGGATTATGAACTTGAATTGAATGTTGCTCTTGATTACGACAGTGAGAGCGAATCGTTTTCCAATAAACTTGATCGACCTACTATCCGTATTTTGGCCTTGATGATGTATGTCAGTTATCTTCAAAGAGAGCTGAGCCGTGTTATGGCGCTTAACGGTATATATGCGAAGGATATTCAGGTAACTGGAGCAGACGGAACAAAGCGTGTGACTAAGCAGGAGTTAGATAGTGAATTGAGCAGAGTAAATGTTATGCTTCATAAATTAAAGAGAAACTGTTTTGATTGAAGGAGGGGATCAAATGCCAGAATCATGGTATCTAATGTCTCAGCCTTTGTTCAATAGCGGTTTTGAGGGAGACGAATTTTCAGCATTTGCGCAGGGTGGGTTTGAAGAGATCTTAGAATCCCCGTTGGCGGATGACATTGAAGTATATGAAAAAACTCTGTCTGCTACTGCTGTTAAGACACGCGCAATTATCCAAGGTGTAACAGCAGACAACTATAACAATAGCGTACTAAGACAGTTCCTTTGCAGAATTGGTACATTAAGGAGTGGCCAGTATATTAAGGCGAGAGGTCAAACATGGCTTGTATATTCGCTTCCTGACAACAACAAAATGTACGAAAAAGCCATTGCATGGCAGTGTAAATATTCAATCAAATTCCTATCTCCTATTACTGGAAAAGTCGTTGAGTACCCAGTCTATGATATCAACAGCACTCAATATGGATCTGGCGAAACTTCGGAAGATCATCTTACATTGGGTACGTCACAGCACTTAATCTATATCCCGTATAATGAAGAGACCATTAAGTTAGATAGCGGATTCAGATTCTTGATCGATAAAAACCATGATAAACCAACCGCATATCGCTTAGCACAAATCGACCCAGGCGGATATTCTTGTGGTAAAGATGATGGTCTGATTCAGTGGACAATTGTGGAAAGTCAGTTTGATGAAAAAACAGACAATAAAGATTTAATGGTTGCAGATTATTATGGGGTGTCTGACTTTTCTAAACCAGATGATATCCCAGATGGTTATTCAATCCGAATAACAACAGACGGTGGTGAAAAGAGCATCGTATTCGGAGAAAAACTCCGAGCTTCTATTGAACTGCTAAAAGATGGAGTTGTACTGTCTCCGACCAAATTTGAAGTCTCAATAATTGATGGATCTGAATATGGCATGATTGAATCGATAGGAGATGGATATTTTGTTTTGTATGCTCTTGACAATAGGGAATATATAGGGCATGAAATCACGGTTGAAGTATCAAATCTTGAATACGAATTGTCTCAAACGGCTGTATTTACAATTAGGGGGTGGTATTGATGTATTTTGAACAGATCCCTAAGTACAGAGATACCATTATGGAAAGTATCTGCAAATGCGATGCAATCATTGATTTAGTCCGTCCTGAAGACAACCCGAACATGGGCGCGATGGATTTGGCTTATAAGCGTATTTTTCCATATGATTTTATGGTAGGCAAGACAACAGATGTAGGGACTTATATTTGTTTTGATATTGTTGCACCAAGAATTATCAATCGTTCATTTTCTGATTTTAATATCTACATTTGGATTATAGCACATGAAAGAACAATGAGAACACCAAAGGGGCTTGTCACTGATCTGCTTACCACTGAGATCGACAAGCTGATTAACGGAAATAACTGTTTTGGCCTGGGTAGAGTGGAATTGAAATCCTGGGACAAGTTTACGCCGGCTGAAGATTTTCACGGCACTACACTTGTTTATAGAACAGTTGATTTTAATCGGGAATAAGTTTGGAAACAAGAGATCTTGATTTGAAGCTATGTGCTAAAGATCCGATATTCGTAGATGGGGTTCCAATTTATCCAATTCCAATTCGTGAAATTGCTCGTGTTGGATATACAAAATACAACACAGATATTCGCTTTTTGTCCTTGACAGAGAGTGATATAGGAGCGCTACTTGGTAAAGATATCTCTGGTGTGGGAGCTTTTAATTACTTAATTGGAAATGCGCTGCACGACAGAGAAACATTGCATATGATGATATTTTGGCTGACTAAAATTACACATAGCAAACTAACATTCTCACCAAGGAGGCTATCTTTTGTCGGAGATGGATTTGAGATAACGAAAGATAATTTTGACTCGGTTCAAGCGATTATTAGACTGAGAAATGGCCTTCAAGGAGTTGAAGAAGAGGAAGAGAACCCAGACAATGAGGCGGCTCGTAGAGTCTTGCAGAGAAGAAAAGAAGAACGATTGAAAAGGCGAAAAGCGAAAAGCGGAGACGAAGAATCCTCATTGACGCTTGCAGATCTTGTTAGTATTTTGGCGAGTGGCATTGGCATGACGATGGATGAGATTATGGAATATGATTTATATCAGTTTAATGATCAATTCAATCGCCTGAAAATCATGGAGGATTATGAGGTCAATGTACAAGCGCTCTTACATGGCGCTAAAAAAGAAGATGTAAATCTCACGCACTGGATTACAAAAATCAAGCGTGAAGATGAATAAATCAGCAGACAGTCTGGGAAACCAGGCTGTTTATTTTTTTAAGGAGGTATTGTAAATGTCTAACGCAAAATTTGGCGCGAAAGAAGTCATGGACGTTGTTCTCTATGATATGGAGACAGACAAGCCGGTTATCCAATTTGACAGCTTGAAGACTTCTTCAATTAGCGTTACCTCTGAGAAGGTATACGCAAGAGGCGGTAAGGGCAACCCTAAGCTGATTACATGGGAGATCAATAAGGAGGCTACTCTGACTATTGAGGACGCTTTGATTTCTCCTAAGTCACTGGAGCTTATTTCTGGAATTGCCCGTAAGGTTGGTGTGCAGACTATTCGTATCAGACAGACAACTGAGTATGATGAGAATGGTGTAAATAAGGGCAGTCTGTATCCGCTAAAGGCAGATGCAACAGGTAAGATTACACTTGGATTTGAGCCTAATACTACAGCGGATAAGATCCTGGTTTATCCTTATGATTCCGACTGCGACGAAGAGGCTCTATTCGACATGTCTGGCGCACAGCTTTCCGGTAAGGATCTTACTGTTGCCGAAGCTGCCGATCAGAGAGTCGTTGTGTATTACGATTATGACAGTGAAGAGACCGCAGAGACATACATCATTGATGCCGAGCACTTCAGCGGTACATATAAGCTGGTGGGCGATACTGTGCTCCGCAACCAGAAGACTGGTAAGGATGAGGCATTCCAGGTTACTATTCCAAACCTAAAATTCACCTCTAACCTTGAGCTGGGCTTTGCTGCTGAGGGAGATCCTTCTACTACCACATTTGAGTGCGAGATCATGCGTGATGCAGATACCGGCTCTATGATTCAGATGGTTAAGTATTAAGGGTTGAGACACAAGAAGAAAATGGGAGGGCGGTTGCCCTCCCTTATTCTTTATAGCGATTTGGAGGCAGATCAATGAGATATAAGATTTATGTGAATGAGGTCATTCAAACAGACAGTAACCTATGCGTTGTGAAAACCAAACTGAATGGCAAGGACACTCAAATTTGTCTCCCCAAGGACTGCGGGATTGATAAGTATTTAGGGGAAGAGGTCTATTGTGAAATCAAAGATAAGAAAGTCCGTATCTCAAAGGCGCACCAACCGCATGTCCGGGTAGAGACACCTGTTGAAGTTGATGAGGAAGGGGAGGAATAACCTCTCCTTCTTTCTTTTCTATATTGAGAACGGAGGATGGTTTTATAAAAATCCTGGCTATTGACCAGGCAAGAAACGGAGCGTGGGCGATATTTAACTACGAAACAAAGGAGCTTGAAAAATACGGGACTTTTTCATTTGGAAGTAAGAAATACACTTACGCAAAGGCGATTCTTGCCATAGAAACGCTGGTAGATGAATTGATCAAAGAAAATGATATTGCGGCTGTTTTTATTGAAGATATTCAGTTGCGTGTTAATGTACAGTCATTTAAGAAGCTTGCTCAGCTACAGGGTGTCCTCGTTAATCTTTTTGAGAAAAACGAATACTTGTATAGCTTTGTCGCTCCTACACAATGGCAAAATTATTGCAAGGCTCGTGGTAGAAGCACAAAGGAGATTAAAGAAAAAATTAAGACTCTCGAAGCTGCTGGCAAAAAAGAATCAAAAATTCTATCTATCCAGTTTGTGAAAGATAAATTTAAGGTAGATACAGACAATGATAATCTATCTGATGCAATATGTATCGGGCATTATGCCGTAAATCATTTTGAGATAGAAGGAGAGGCACTTCATGTCAAAGAAAAAGAATAAAATCTCTGTAAATACATTGGAGAAATATTGCGACCAGCTAAATCTTTCTCCGCAGGAAATTCAAATGCCTTATGGTGATGGGGAGACACTTTCTTTTACAGTTAAGCCGCTATTATCCATGGATGAATCTATTCGGTTTATTGAGGATGTTGTAAGAGAGTGTATCATGGCTGACGATATGCTGATTATTCCGCTTGCAAGAGACTTTATCGTGAAGAGAAATCTGATGACCTATTATGCAAATTTCACCATGCCTGAATCACAAAGCAAAACCTATGATTTTGTAATGGCGGCAACCGGAATTATTGCGGTGATTCTTGATAATATCGATCTCGAACAATTCAATATGATTCGTCAGTCTATTGATGAACGTATCGCATTTGAAGAGAGAAAGATGATTGCGGATCAGCAAAGCAATGTAAGACAGATTACAGAGAATGTTTCTGAGTTTGTATCAAAGATGTCCGGCCTGTTTGATGGTGTCGATGCTGAGCAAATGGGTAATTTTGTAACCAGCATGGGAAAGATGGCGCAAAACACTGAAATTTCAGCGCAGAGTCTTGCTGGGGCATTTTTGGAAAGCAGAAACACAAAAGAATAAAAATGACGGAGGCGCTTATGAGGAAAGCTTTTCTTGAAGAAGATTTTATGGATGTTGAAGATCTGATGGAAACAACTCTACCCCCCCCTACACTTCTTGAGTATTACCGTCGATTGAACGATAGGGAAATCCTATGGAACGATCTCATTGATGACGGGATGATTGATATTCCAATGTACATTTTGAAGTGGAATAAAGAGGATAAGGGGTTGCCTGTTGAAGAGAGAAAACCGATCAAAATCTTTATCAATTCTGATGGAGGCACGGCAAATATGACTCTTTATACTGCAAATGTAATTGCTCTTTCTAAAACGCCAGTTATTACTATTGGAATGGGCAGAGCGTATAGCAGTGGAGGGTTGCTGCTGATGGCAGGCCACAAACGGTATATCTTTGAATCTACCTCTATTCTGATCCACGACGGTTCTACCGGGGCTGTAGGCGACACTGGTAAGGTGTTGGACAACTTGGAGTTTACCAAAGAATCAGAGGCAAAGGTTCGTAAGTTTATTTTAGAACATACCAACATTCCACAAGATTTGATTGATCGGAATTATCGTAGAGATTGGTTTATGTTCAGTGACGAGGCTATCAAATACGGCGTTGCCGATGAAATTATTACAGATCTTGACGAAATTATTTAGGAGGCCACTTCATGGCGCGAAAGAACAGCATTTCATACCCAATTAAACCGCAGGCACCTGAGACCTTAGACAATAACCCATTCTATGGTATTCAGTGCGACGAGTATCAAAAGAAATTTAGAGATGCAATTTGGAATCCAGAGAAGCTAATTGTATTTTGCAATGCAAAGGCTGGAACTGGTAAAACAACGATTGCAGCAGCCACAGCGAATCTATTGTACGAATATGGTTTATACGATGGGATCGTATATATTGCGGCTCCTACTCAGGAACAAAAGCAGGGGTATTTGGCCGGCTCTATTGAAGAAAAGTCGGAGCCATATTTTGAACCCTTCTATGAAGCGCTTCTCAAAATTGGAGTAAATCTAAATACTGTTTTGTTTGATAACATTATGAATGAAAAGAATGGCACTGCATATGTGAGATGTTTAACTCACACATTTCTGCGCGGTGTAAACTTTGAAAACAAAGTAGTGATTATTGATGAGGCGCAAAATTACTATTTTGACGAGCTTATGAAGGTTCTAACCAGAATCCACGACAGCTGTAAGGTTATAGTGATCGGGCATGATGGGCAGATCGATTTGTATAAGAACCCAGAGCGCTCAGGCTTTGTTCGGTATATGAATTGGTTTTTGGGCGATGAAAGATGCGAGGTGTGTGAACTAAAGAAGAACTATCGCGGATGGATTAGTGAACATGCCGACAATTTGAAATACATGTAAGTAGGGTGGCATTATTGCTGTCCTACTTTTTTGTGAGGTGCAATATGCCAAAATTCAAAAGTACAAAAGAGCTTATGGCCTATTTGCAAAAGCGGGTTGACCAGGTGTTGACCGAAGATGTATTTCCAGTGGTTCAAAAAGAAGAGGTAAAGGCTGTGGACGATGTAGTTTATAGTATGGCTACATCTGGATACTATCAGAGGCGCTATGAGTATGGAGGAATTGGAGATCCGTATAACATCGTAATTAAAGGTGGAACGGCCAAAAACGGGATAATGTCTGTTGTCAACGAAACTGAACCAAATCCATATTTGAACGGAAGAAATGGCGCTCGTGCCACCGTTAATAAAAGCCTGCCTTATGTGATTGAGCATGGAGTAGGGCAATCTGGCGATCCTGGTTATGATTATTGGAAACGGCCAAAAGCAAGACCGTTTACAGCAACAACGATTGAGCGATTGGATGCTTCTGGCGAACATGTAATCGCCATGAAGAACGGTTTAAGAAAACATGGAATTAAAGTTCGATAATATTCATTAGGAATAAGTTAATTTATTTTAAGCGAGGTGATTGTGCGTGGATGAACTGCAAATTCTGCTAAAAGCGATCATTGATGACAGTAGTGCCTCATCGCTTGACTCTCAATTATCCAGTATTGTTAAATCGCTGAGCGCATCGCACGAAGTAAAGCTGAAGGTAGCTGTTGATGAAGCTTCTATCAGAACCACGCAGAGCCAGCTACAATCAATCGCAAAACAAGTTTCAGCTGCTGGGAGCAGTGGTCGAGGCGCACAGATCAAAGTTTTCGATGCTGCTCAACTGAATGCTGACGGGCAGAGATATTTTACTGGAGTAAGAGATATCGTATCCCGTGTCCAGAACGAATTTAGTAAGCTTGGTAGAGTAGATGTCACCAATGTATTTAAGGACGCAAAAGGCGATATTCAAAGCTTTACTGCAAGTGTTACCAAAGCAGATGGCGTAGTAGAAAGATTTAACTTCAATCTTTCAAAAATTCGCCAAGGCTCTAAAACATACAGCGGATTTGTACAGGACAATTCTATCCTGTCTGATAAAAATGCCGGCACAAATTTGCAACGCACTCTTGATTATCTAAATAGAATTGATAATAAGATTGCTGATATTACCAGTAAGACTCTTACTAATACCTCTAAACCTTTGCTTGCTGATATGGAACAATTTAATCAATATCAGGCAAAACTTACTGAGGTAAAGGGTAGAATTGATGAGATCAGACAGGCAAACACAACTTTGTCTGCGGATCATAAAAGAGAAATCAACTCTATGGTTGCTGACTTGCAGAGATATGCAAAAGAGCTTCAATCATCTGCATACGCAGCAACCGATTTGAATGCGGCTACTTTTACAAATAAAAAAGCAGAGCTTCAGGCCGCACTTCAAACTGATATCCAGCGTTGGCAAAACTCTGGACTATTTGGATCGGATTTTCAGGCTGCGGTAAATCAAGCGAAGCAAATGCTTGATGAGGCACTTGATCCGACTGACCTTGATGCCTATCGGCACCAGCTGTCTTTGATTAACCAGCAGTTCAAACAAATGAAGCTACAAAATACTGCGTCAGGGCAAATCATTGACGCAGATAGATTGACTTCAAATATCCAGACTGCGCAATTGCGGATTCAGAATTTGAAGAACACATATAGCTCATTTGTGAGTGATCCGAATCTTCTTGCTAAATGGCAACAACTCTTCGATGAATCGAAGATGATTAGTAGCAGTAAGGAACTAACTAATCTAAATGCTAAGATTCGTCTGTTTGAGCAAGAGTTGATTCAGGCTGGGAAGCATAGTCGATCTCTCTGGGATGACCTAAAAGCTAACGCCGCAAAGATGGGTTCCTGGATGGTGCTTGGCGGTGTGATTGCCGGCGTAATGCGCAGTGTGACTGGTCTATATGACGCAGTTGTACAGCTGGATAGCGCTATGACAGAGCTGAAGAAGGTTACGGACGAAACAGACACAGCATATGAAAACTTCCTTTCTGATGCAGCCACAAAAGCAGTACAGATAGGTACGACTTATGCGGACTTTGTTGACTCTACAGCATCATTTGCAAGACTGGGTTATAACATGGAAGATGCAACCCAGCTGTCTGAGGTAGCAAATCTCTATGCTGTGGTTGGCGATGAAGTAGATGGTATTGACGGAGCAACAAACTCTATCATTTCTACCATGAAAGCTTTTGGTATCGAAGTAGACGATACTATGAGCATTGTTGATAAGTTCAACGAGGTCGGCAACCGATTTGCAATTTCTTCAGGCGGTATCGGAGAAGCCATGATGCGAAGCGCATCAGCTATGGCAGAGGCAAACAATACCATTGATGAGTCTATTGCTTTGATCGTAGCGGCAAACAATGTTATTCAAGACCCTGATGTGGTTGGTACGATGTGGAAGACCGTCTCTATGCGTATTCGTGGTGCAAAAACCGAATTGGAAGAGGCCGGCCTTGAAACAGAGTACATGGCTGAAACTACTGCTTCTCTAAGAGATAAAATCTTAGGGCTGACAAATGTTGATGGCAGCGGCGGTTTTGATATCATGCTCGATGATGAAACATTTAAGAGCACTTATGATATCATGCTTGGAATCAGCGAAGTTTGGGAAAAGATGAGCGATATCGACCAGGCTGCTTTGCTTGAGCTATTGGCAGGTAAGAGACAGGGTAACGCCCTGGCTGCTGCTATTACGAATATGAGCGATGCAGTCAAGGTTATGGATGTTTCTATGAACGCCGAGGGTTCTGCTGTTGCAGAGCATGAGAAGTGGATGGATAGCATTCAGGCCAAGCAGCAACAGTTCCAGGCACAGTATGAGGTGTTCGCTAATACTATTCTGAGCAGTGATTTAATTAAGGGCGCGTTTGATGCGGGTACAGGATTGCTCGGATGGTTGACAAATGTTATTGATACAGTTGGAGCTTTGCCAGCACTTCTCGCAACCATTACACCATTCTTTGATAAGTTAAACGCATTCAAAGTAACTGATCAGAAAAACTGGGGCGGCTCTGGCATAGGTATTGCGAATTTTAGAGAAGCATATAAGCTTGAGTTTGATAATGATCTTCGATTGCTGGATGACTATAACAAGAAGATAAAAGGTCTTGGAAATTCTACTGGAGATTTAACGCAGAAGCAAATTATTTGGAATGACACTATTGGAAGAGGAAGTGATAAGCTCAAAGATACAATTAGAGTGTCTGATGATGCAACTCTTTCAACCGAAAAATATGCAGAGTCTGCAAAGAAATCAGGGGTATCTCTTAACGCAATGGGTGTTAAGGCTAAAGCTGCCGCAATTGGTGTTCAGGTTCTAAATACTGCCCTTAATATGATGATAGGGCTTGCTGTAGGTCTTGCGATTAACGCCATTATCTCTGGTATTACATCTCTAATTAACAAGTCGAAAGAGGCTCGTGAGGCTGCATTGGAGGCTGGACAAGCCGCTGTTGATAGCGGAAATGAGCTATATGATCTTGCCACATCATATATTACGCTTAGTAAGGCGGTAGAGGCTGGGACAGGATCTCAAGAAGAACTTGCGTCTGTTCAAGATGAGCTAATTGCCTATCTTGAGACTCAGGGCGTAGCCGTTCAAAATCTTGCTGGGGATTACGACGATCTAAGAGAGTCTGTAATAAATGCGGCAAGAGAAGTTATGCAGACAAATATATCTACAGCGCTTAGAGCTGCTGATATAGCAAAAGAGGAAGCAGTAAAAGGTGCAGAGTCGTGGTTAGGGACAGGTAGTTTTTCAACCAATGATGAATCTGAAAAAGAGATCCTTCAATGGCTTTATGACAATGGGTACTCTAATAGTGAGGATATTTTTGGTCTACCGAATTCAGATATTTGGGATGCTTTTAGCGATCCAACTTACGATGAGTTGTTAGAGAACCGTACCTATCTTAAAGAGGCTATGAATGCACTTGCCGGGTCTGAGTTTGGGACTGAGGATAACGATGTCTTTGCATGGATTTCTGATGCTTATAATAAGTATGACGGCCTGCTAAAAGATGCAATTGAAAAAATCGATAGTGCAAATCAGCTAATTGCAAACGATTTGATAATGGCGGCTGAAAGCGTCAAATCTCCTACATCACTTGAAGAGTTTGAAACTTTTAGAAATAGTCTAATCGATCAGTTGAGCAGTAATCAGAATTTCGATGCTGATGGTACATATTCCGCAGAAGAGTTAGTTGATAATGTCCTAAAAGAGAATTCTCTATATAGTGAATATCTAACTGAGCTTGAGACACAAGAGGCTACAGCAGAGGCAATCCAGGAAAAGATTAACGCTATCACTGAGAAGCTTATTCCAAAAGACTATGAATCTCTTGAGCCTGGTACAGCTGCACACTTTCATTCTATGGAAGCGTGGAGTGCTGAAGCGGAAGAGCTTCGCGGAAAGCTTGAGGCTCTATCCGACGAAGATTTTGAAATTGCATACAATGCAGTTATCAACGAAGGTGCGACAACCTGGGAAGATATCACTGCTGCAATTGAAGAGTACAATAGTGAGCAGGCTGTAGCGGCCAGAAATGCAGAGGCATTGCAGAGCCGTATCCGTGGTATGTGGGACTCTGAAGACTTCTCAGATACCAAGGAAGAGCTTATCGCTATGTCTCAATCAGTGGACGGTATTACTCCACAGAATATTGAAGAACTCGCTTCTGAAAGCAGTGTGTTGGCTGGCATTTTGGAAGAGGACGGAATGAATGCTCAATTCCTCTCCAAGATTCTTCAGAATATGGCAGAGAGCGGAGACGGCGTTTCTCTTGTTACGGCTGAGGCTCTAAAGCTCAATGATGCCCTTGATGGTATGGTCGATAAGTTTGACCAGGTAACAGATGCAAAGTCGCGCTATGATGCGGCCATGGCTGTAGAGGAAAAGGATACCGATTTCCGTTCTTATGCAGAGGCATTTGAAGAGCTGAACGCCCAATTTGAGGCTGGTACTACAAACTCAAATGCTTTCTGGGCTGCTGCTGAATTCCTGTTTGGCAGTGAGCAGCTTAATACATGGGGCTGGAGTGACGGACTGGATGAGATCTACGATGCTATGCAGCGTAATAAGAGCGTCTTTGAGGATGCGGACAGCGCTGGAGCTGGATTCATTCAGCGACTTTACGATATGGCTCAGGCCGGCCAGTTGGTCAATGATGAGGGCGAAGATCTAATCGAGATCAGCAAGGATGCAACTGGTGCATTCAGTTTTGATGTTGATCCTGAAAATCTTGACGAGATTGCAGAAAAGATGGGTATCACGGAAGAGGCGGTTATCGCCTGTTTCGAGGCTCTATCTATGTGGGGCGACATTGACTTTTACGATCTCACTGAGGTATCAGAGGTTATTGACGAAATTGGCCTCTCTGCTGAAACTGCTGCTGGCAAGGCTATCAATGTAGACCGCTTGACAGAGCAGCTGATGACGCTTGGCAAAACAGATAAAGAAATTTATGATGTTTTGTCTGCTTTACAAGGGCTTGATGGCGTACAGCTATTTAGTGTATCTGGTGATATTGACTCTGTAACAACAAGTCTACAGAATCTTGGCCTTGCTACCAGTGATGATTATACAATCACGGTTAATTATGAAGGGCTTGGAGATCTTCTTGCCAACATTGGTTATACCAAGGAAGAAGCAGAAGGGCTTATTACCAAACTTGGCGAAGCAGACGGCATTTCACTGGCAAATGCTGATGGTCAAGTGCAGAGTGTAAGTGACGCGCTTGATTATATCGATACGATTACATTTACCAATGTTACAACATCAATCAATGGTGTTGAAACTGCAATTGACGATGTAAATGACTCTACTACGAGCAACGCAGAGTCAGAAATTGATGACATTGGATCAGCCGCACAAGATGCTGCAACAAAAGTTTATAGCATTGGTACGGCTATTGATAGTGTAAATGGTAGAACTGCCACTGTATATTATAATGTACAGCGTAAAGGTGGTCTTATTGACAGTATTGGTAATCTGCTTGGCTTTGCAAAAGGCACTTCTAATGCGCCGGCTGGCAATGCTTTGCTTGGAGACGAGTATTCACCCAACGGTTCTCCAAAGCCAGAGCTTGTTGTATCGAAGGATGGAGCATATCTCGCTGGAACAAACGGGCCGGAAATTGCCTATTTGAACCAGGGAGACCAAGTTTATACTGCGGATGAAACCAAACGGATTTTAAGTCGTTCTGGCAAACGGATTACTGGTACGATTCCAGCATATGCGTCTGGAAGAATCACAACAAGCGGTTTGCGTGTCGAGGTTGACAAGGACGGCTCTACGGGCACTCCGTATACTTCTCCCACGACAACTGCCACGGTAGATGTTAAGGCTGAAGTTGATGACGAAGAGCTTGCTGAAGAGATGGAGGATGCCATAAAAGAAATCCAGGATGAGCTTGACGAAATCCTGGGTAATTATGAGCACGACATCTTTACGCTTGAAAGAAATGATGGAACTCCAGAAGAAATTATTGCTATCTATAGGAAGATGCAAGACACTGTTCACCAGTATGCGGAAAAATACCGCGCAATGGGACTGGATGAGAATAACGATTACATTCAGGAGCTTGGAGAACAGTGGTGGGAGTACCAGGATGAGATTGACGATATTCTACATGGTATTTATACAGATGCTGTTGAGGCGCACGAAAATACCATTGAACTTTTGCAGCACCAGTATGATGGCCTAAACGATAGCAAAAACTATCGTGATATGGCTACCAATCTGGAACGGCAGCGTCAAGAGCAACTGAGAATCCAGGAGCTTGCCCATGAGGAAGCGCAGCGGTTAAGAGCGCTTGGTGTGGACGAGAACGATGAGGCAATTCAGGAGTGTATTGACGCATGGTGGGACGCTGAGGACGATATCAAGGAAATCAACGAGTCTATTGTTGATAATGTCCTTGAACCGTTTGATGAGTTCATCGAATACGCGGACGATTTTGATCTTTGGGATCGGTTTGATTTTACCAAAGTAGATTACCTAAGACAGAAGATTGCTGCGCTGAATCGGTTGCTCGAACAGGGCGTTCTAACTCTACGGGAGTACACAGAACTTTTGCGCGAAACTCAACTCGATATTTATAACGAGCAGAAAGACGCTATTACAGAAATCATTGAAAAGACAATGGAGCTGGTGCGTCAGGAGGCCGAAGATAAAATCGACGCTCTGGAAGAACAGATTGATGACTACCAGAAAATCATTGATTTGAAGAAGGAGTCTCTTGAAGTAGCCAGAGACGAAGAGGATTATGAGCGCGAAGTTGCTGAGCGCGTTGCCGAAATTGCAAAGGTACAGGAAAAGATCAATCAGCTGAGCCGCGATGATAGTCGTGAGGCTAATGCAGAGCGGCAGCAGTTGGAACAGGAGCTTGCCGAACTTCAAAATGATCTCGCTGATTACCAGGCGGACTATGCGTATGATGCGCAGGTCGATGCTTTGGATAAGGAAGCTGACAAGTTTGAAGAAACCAAGGACAACGAAATCGCCAAGGTAGAGGCCAGCGTTGACACTGAGGAAGAGGTGTATAGAGCCGCTATTGATCGTATCAATGCAGACTGGGATCAGCTATACCAAGATTTGATTGCTTGGAATAGACAGTATGGAGATATGATCGATGGGGAGGATTCAATTACATCTGCTTGGCAGACTGCTATGCAGGCAGCTCAAGAGTATGGAGATATTGTATCCGCTCTAAATGGTATCAATAATGATATCGCCAATGAGCAGCAAGGTATTCTGGATCAACAGCAGGAAGATGCTGAAATCAGTGCAATTATGTCTGAGATGTACGCCAACGGTCAGGCGTGGGGGGCTGCCTCTGATGAAGAGAAGCAACGCCTCGCTGACGAAAACCTACGGCTTGGCAGATTGCTTGCCCCGTATGGTATTAACGCAGTCCGTGGTGATGACGGTGTATGGTATGTAGATCGCGTTGGTGGAGAGCAGCTGTTCCAAAAATATAGACAGTACATTTATCACGATGGAGGAATTGTCGGAGAAGACTCATTGAAGAGCAACGAAGTTTTTGCTAAGTTGCAAAAGGGAGAGGCTGTGTTTACCAGCAAGCAATATAAGAATCTCTTTAGTCAGATTGGTGATACTATTACTGGTGTTGTAGATTCTGTTGTGCGTAGCCTTGCAACAGCAAAGGATACCACGGCTGCTGCGATTCAGTCTGTCACCAACAATGAAAACACAGACAATTCTATGGGAGAAATCCGTATTGAAAACCATTTCGAGGTTAAGAATGCGGATGAGGAAACAGCGAAGAAGATGGCAGAATATTATGCCGACTATACAATCGACAAATTGATTGTAGCAAGAAAGCGTAAGGGCGTAAGAAATTCTGTTGGAAGCCATATGCTTCGTTAAAACGATGCGGCCACCGTAATTGGTGGCCGCTTATTTTATAAAAGAAGGAGGCTTTAGACATGGTTGTTGATTTTGCAAAGGTCAATGTAAAAGAACAGCCTCTACTTATTTTGCAAAACATGGATGATACACCGATTGGTGTGCTGAAGTATGCTTTTAATGTGGAAGCAGATCTTTGCTATAACGAGGTGTCAACGCTATCGTTTGAGCTTCCTGGTTATGTGGACGGCAAACAAACTCCAAACTACGAAAAAGTGGTTGGAATGAGAATCATTGATCTAAAGGACTACGGAAGATTCCTTCTGGTAGATCCTAAAACAGAGAGCGATGGAGTTCGAGAGGTTAAGAGCTGCACCGCTTATTCTTTGGAGTATGAGTTTACCTTCAAGAAGCTTGTGCTTACAGCCGGCACATATAACCTATGGAACCCGATTGCGCCAAATGATACGATTATTGGAATGATACTTGACCTTATGCCATCGTGGAAAATTGGTCAAGTAGATGCAACACTAATCGATAAATACCGCACATTTGACGATAGCGGAGACCAGAATATATATAATTTCATTAAGTCAGACTTGCAAGAATCTTATGGATGCGTGTTTGATTTTGATACATATAATCGCCTGATCTATGTTCGTGATATTACGAATGAGCCAGAGACAACACCAGTGTTATTCTCAATGGATAATCTCATTAAAGAAGTCTCTGTTGAGGAAGACACAGAAAGTATCGTTACGCAGCTGAGTGTGTATGGGGCGGACAATGTTGATATCAGAAGCGTCAACCCAATGGGTACAACAAGCTTGATTAACCTGGATTATTTTATGACACATGATTACTTCTCACGGGATATTATCAACAAGTATAACGATTGGAAAGAGACATTTCAATCATATCAAAGGTCTTATTTCAATCTTACTGTGGAAGAGGCGTTGAAGACCGCACAGCTCCTTACGGAGCAGGCTGCTATTACAACGCTTGAAGGAGAATTGAAAAGCCTTGAGAATATCCAGGCAACAACGATTCAGGCAATTGCCCAGGGATTGAAAAGCCAAAGCGATCTTAACAAAGTGAATCAGGATATCTCTGCTAAGAAGAGTGAAATTACTGCAAAACAGAATAAACTTGAAGATATTCAGGCAGAGGTAGACGAGCTTGATGAGAAGATGCAGGCTATCAACGAAAAGACAAAACTGAGCGCATTTTTCACAGAAAATGAGTATAAAATCATTGATCGTTATCTGAAAGAAGATTCTATTTCTGAAGATTCCTTTGTTGCCATTGAGGTTGATTCATTTGATAGTGCTGGTGAAAGTATTCCTGCAACGGGTTCAATCTTCAATATCATGGACGCTACAGTTACCAAGGTAACAAATGAGGCCGGAAAGGATATCTACTCTATTGTCGGAGGTAAGATTGGCTGTTCGACTTCTGGATTTGTATTGAATGCGAATATTGTCCGGGCATCTCTTGATTTTGATGAAAACCATGATCTCCTTTTTACCGCAAGACTTTCAGCTGGCACATTGAATGAGGAATCATTCCCAAGCGGCTGTGTCTCTGTTGCAGGAATTGGTAGCACTGTTACATCAAATGTCGTACCAGATTCCAGTGTCGGTGGTGCAATCGAAGAGGGAAGCACTATCTCCTTTAAGATTGGCGATGCGGATCTATACTTCACTCGAAGCACAACGGAATATGAAAAACGAGCTGTTGAGTGGGATTTGCTGGACTACGGTATGGAGCTGATGGAAAGAGTGTCTTATCCATCCTATACATGCAGTCTGGATCTGGCGAATTTTCTTGCGATGTCAGAGTTTGAACCATTCAAAAATAATCTGAAATTGGGAAGTAGGCTTTATTGGCAGAAATCAAATGGTGAGGTTATGAAGCCATATGTCATTTCTGTCAAAATTCCATTTGAAGATTTGACTGGATTTGCGGTAGAGCTATCAAGCAAATATTACGCATCTGATGGAGTTTTCTATTATAACGAATTAACAGATCAATCTCAATCTTTTGGTAATACTCTCGATAGTGGCAAGTGGACATATAGCCAGTTTGTAAATAGTGGTGCGGAAACAAGCCTCAGCAAATTTACAAAAGAGGCGCTTGATATTGCCAAGAATAACATTCTGTCTTCTTCTGGCCAAGATATTTCCTGGAGTGAATCTGGCTTACGGTTACGCAAAAGAAAAGAGAACAATCCAGAAGAATATGAGCCTTATGAGATCTGGATGAATAACGGCCAAATCATGTTTACAACAGATAACTGGGCAACCGCTAATCTCGCTATTGGTCAAATGAAAACAGAAGACGGCGGGATTATGAGCGGTGTAATTGCAGACAGTTTGATTGGTAAATTATTGGCTGGAAGCAGTCTCATCATCGAAAGCGCAAAAAAAGACGGCGACATTTCTGTGTTCCGCGTGGATGGGAACGGTGCGTCTTTGCACAATGCTATTTTTGATATTTACAATGGCAATCAAGTGCAGATCACTCTAAACCCATATTCAGGATTTGCGATTGGTAAGTACCCACTGTACTCAGGAGACGAGTATACAATTGATGAAGATAATGCAAGCTTCTGGGTAGATATCAATGGAAATGTTCATATCAAAGGAACACTTGAGGGGTGCGATGGAAAGTTCAGCGGTGAGCTTGTTGCTGCAAGTGGCCGTTTCAAAGGTGTTGTACAGGCTTCTGATTACCAGGATTTGAATGGCAGAAGTATGCTGACTTCAAGCTATAAATTCTCTCCTACATACCTGGAGCTAAGGGGGCTTACTATCAGCAATGGCAGCAAGAATACCCTTGTCATTGATAGCGCCGGCAATATTACAATGGATGGAAATATCACACTTGGCTCTGGCTCTCGTATTAACTGGAATACGGTCACGCAGCTTGGCACTAATCCGCAGATTTCAAACCTGGAAGACGATATGGATTACCGCCTAACGCGGATCAATACGCAGCTCGACGGCGTATATGAAGAGATTGATTGGCTTTCAGAGAATATGTGGACTGAAAGAGAAATTAGAAATATTTCGTCCACAGTGATCACAGACGAGCTTGTGTCAGCTCCCAATATTAAAGGCGCATATATTCAGGGCGGAACGATTCAGGGTTGCGACTTTTTGTTTGGCGATTATGGGGTTATCTATGATGGATATGGTAGCGACGGTGTGAGCAGGACTGACTTGGTGTACATTGAGTCTACAAGAGGAATTGCGATTGTCGCAGATGAAGGTATGGCGCTTAGAGCCGGGAATGGTATCTGGATTCCAGACGATGTTCATATCATGGTAAATGGAGATTATGTCAATTTGGGAAGCGTCATTGAAGATTTACTTGCAAAATAATATGGAGGTCGTATGAAAGAAATCATTAAGAAAATTGATGCTGCTGTCCGCGTCTTAAATAATATTGAGGTCAAACAGAAGCAAAATTTGTTGAATATGGGTGGGGTCATCGACCTTCTGGAGAGTGTCATCGTAGATCTTCAGAAGATGGACATTGAGGCGACGCTCAATAAGGAAAATGTTGAAGGAGAAGAAAAAGAATAATATATATCCTCAGGAGGTGGTGCAATGGCTTTTTGGGGTGATTATTTCGTCTATGATGGGATACCATGTACGGAATTTGGCCTAAGGCTCTATGAGGTGAATGGTGTTACACCGGGGGAGGCGAAGTTTTCTGTGGCTTCTGATATTTCTGAAGACAGAGTTTCAAGTAGATACCGTCCGTTGTTTTATGGTGTTACACAAAATGAACCTCTTTCATTTAAGATGGTCTTTGGAGCCGACAAAGAGCTTGCAAACAGCGGAGGCTTTTTTGACGCTTGGGATAGAGAGGCAATCAGTTCATGGTTATCGCCATTGGATGGATACAAATGGCTTGAAATTGAACAGGATGACATGGAGCAGGTTCGCTATCGCTGCATCATCGAAGAATTAGAGATGGTGGAGATCGGGAATCTGCCCATTGCTTTTTCTTGCACTGTGAGATGTGATTCCCCGTTTGCATATCAGTATCCAGTGACATACTCCTATACATGCCAGGGCAACACCAATATTTTGCTTAGGAATCTTGGTAGTTATAGGGGAGGATATCAACCAAAGCTCAAAATCACAACGAATGGTACAGATAGTATCAAAATTATTAACCATTCAGACAACGATAGAACTTTTGAATTTACGGGACTCCCTCAATCCTATTTCTTGGAAATAGAAGTGGATAATGAAAATGGGGTTATCACAAATAATATGGATCTAAATTTATATCCGTATTTTAATTTTGAATTTTTCAAACTTATTTGCGGAGACAATTCATTAGAAGTTGTTGGCGATTGTAAGCTTGAAATCACATGTGAATTCCCGGTTAGCGTAGGAGGATAAGCAAAATGATTAGTAAAGTTTATAATCTGCCTGAGATTTCATTTGTTGGCGGGGAGACACATGATCTGCGCTTTCATTTGTTTACGGACACAGGCAGAGTTTTTAATGCCTCTGGCGCAAAAGCGACATTCTCAATTGTGTATTCGGTAAATCGAACAGGAGCACCAGTGCTATCAAAAGCAATGAGTGTTATAGCCGATGATGATGGAATTGAAAGTATTCTTGCCGTTACACTGCTCCCAAAAGAGACTGTCGATTTGTACGGGAAGTACATCTACCAGATTACGATCCAAGACATGTCTGGGGAAACGGATATCCCAAGCCAGGGTATTTTGGGAATCACCAATAACATTGATAAATCGGTGATTCGTTAATTTATTAGGAATAAGTTAATCTATTTGCAAGGAGGATATGAAATGAACACTACATACTTTCTGAATCAAGTGATGGGAAATTTGTTTAAGACAAAGGAAACTCCTGCACTTCCAAGCGAGTATTACATTGGCCTAAGTTCTACCGCTCCAAATATCAGTGGCGGTAATGTCACAGAGCCTCTTTCAAACTCTGGATATAAAAGAGTGAAGCTTGAGAATTTGAGTGAGCCGGCAGATGGTGTAATTACAAATGAGCAGGCCATTTCTTTTGATGAGTCAACTGCAAACTGGGGAACAATGTCCCACTTTGTTATTTATGATGCGCTGGAGGCCGGAAATCTACTTATGTATGACACCCTATCCACCCCTCGTAATGTTGAGGCCGCAACTATCGTAACGATTAAGGCAAACAGCCTGACTTTGACTTTGAGCAACCCAGCTTAATTACGATTAGTTAGGCGGTGGAGAGATGGCGCAAACATACAACATTTATCTCCGAAAAAGACTAACTGAATTTGACCTGATTATTAGGAATTTGCCATATCGTGACGGCCTCGTGATTTACAACCGCATGTATCTTGACGCAATGGTGAACTATCTATATTTGCAAAAGTTTATTGTTGGTGATACGGATACGAAGCTTGTATCAGAAATTGATAATTTGTTAGAACGAGTCTTCAATATCTTTTCAAGCGGGATGGAACTTGGTGCAGAACTTGAGTTGTTCGCAGCAAAACCAACTGGCGGTTCAACAGAGCTGGTTTTAACTACAGGTAAAGCCAATATTGGTGAAGAAAGCTTTAACACATTCCAAAATGTCACACAGCTTTTGACAAACACACTGAAGTACGATATCGCAAAATCTCTTGGGTCTGGATCAACGGAAATGGAGCTAAGGACAGCTCCAGCGTCTACTTTGAAAGAAGCGTTAGAGAAATTTAAGAACACTATGCTCTTAGACTCCGACGCTTCTACCTCCGCTATTACCCATGGTGAAGCAGAGACCGATATGGTTCTGACTACAAACGATTTTGATATCTTCTACATGCTGTCTGTAGAAGGAGAAGCAATGATGAATTTGCTTTTCTCTGCTGACTTTGAGATGTGGTATACGCTTGGGACAGGCGATAGTTCGATGTGCTTGACGGTTGAGAATAGCGGTGTGCAATCTAAAAAGTTTATGACGTATGAAAGCTTCCTCAATCTTGTTTTGGAGATAGGGAATATTTTGCAGTGTTTTATCTTCCCGGATGAGAGCGGATCTCTTCTATCTTCCGAACTAAACATCGGAATGAAAAGACATAGGTTGCTTTCTGAAATGGATAACTTAACACTGTCTGAGCATGACGATATTACATTAGAAGAATTAGACTATGTGATTTTGGCGTGACGAAAGAAGAAAGGAGTTTTCGATATGTCAAAAGGTACTCTTGGTAGTTTTAATGGTACTACTACTGCCAATGTAAATATGCTTGATATTTTTAAGCAAAATGAGATGGCGGCACATGAAAATAGTACACTTGCGTTTACCGATCATATGGTAATCAAAAAGATTGGAATTCAATGTGAGGCGGGAACGGAAGTAATTATCAATGGATGCGAGATCCCTATTGTGTCTGGAGTATTCGAGCTTGGTTTTGGTCAAGTGGATATTACAAGTCTCGTGTTCAAAGAAGAGAAGTCAGTGAACATCTACTACATGTATTAAGGAGGTGCTTTTCAATGGCCGATTTGCCGTTCTTCGGCAACTCTTCTTTTGGAGGCGGCGGAGGCATTATTTCTGGAAATCCAGTTGTAGATGCTGAGCTTGCAGAAAATGGCGACATGATTTTGAAGATGAGTGATGGAACAGAAAAGAACATCGGAAGTGTTGCCGGAGAAGATGGTGCTGTATACGTCCCACATATTTCGGAGCAAAAAATCCTAAGCTTTACAATTGAAGATGAGCCTGGTGATGTGCCAGACCCAGTTGATCTTAACCCGCATGATGAGTGGTCTGATATTGATGACGGTGAGATTGTTTCTGACTATGTGTGGGAGAAAATGTAACGCTATATAAACTCTTAGAGAGTGTTTATATATTTTGATTCTATTGTAAAGGAGGGAAATCGAATTGGCTAATGTAATTTTTAAGGTCGGTACAAAGGCGCTCTTTGATGCGCTGGAGCAGAAAGACACAAATACTTTGTACTGGCTGGAAGATGTGCAGGAACTCTACAAGGGCAATCTTCTGTTTGCTACTGGTAAGACAGCATCTGAAACCGCTGCCGGCCTGATGTCTGCTGATGACAAAATTAAGCTTGACAGTCTTTCTCCTGGTACATTGACTGGGCTTACTCCAGTAGATGCGTCAGTCATTATTGCTGATGGCGAAGACGGAAAGACAATCGGCGTACAGCTATCTAAAGAAGCTGGCAATACCATTGTACTGAAAACTGACGGTTTGTTTGCCGCAGGCACTCAAGCCCCAGAGTTTGCGATTGAGAAGCAAGGAGAAGCAACAGAAGGATACGCTGCAACTTATCGTCTAAAGAGAACTTTGGGAGATGAAACCACATATGTTGGCGACTCAATCAACATCCCAAAAGATTTGGTTGTGCAAAGTGGTTCAGTCAAAACAGTAACTGAAGCAGATCAGCCATATGAAGGGGCTGAGGTTGGGGATACCTATATTGACTTGCAGCTGAATGATAGCTCGTCTTCTCACATTTATATTCCAGCTAAAGGCTTGATTGACACCAGCGATTTTGTGGTTCAGGTAATTGAAAGCCAGAATGGAGAAGCAATTATCCAGAACGAGCCTACTGGCGGCGGTGCAAAATTCCATCATACTGATGGCACAGAGTCATTTGTTGGAGTAAACGATGGCGGCGAGAACGGTATGGTTGCCCAGATTTATGCTGATAAGAATGTAGATGGCAACTGGATTGGCTCTCGTATCAATGTGTATCAGAAGGGTATTTTCTATCATAATGCGGAGGACAAGGCATCCGCTGATTATGTGGCTGATGATCCTGAGCATGAGATTGCAACTATCGGGGATATCCCTGATGTATCTGGGGTGCAGGAAGTCATCAACTCTATGCCAGATGAAATCCTCAGTGAAATTGTAAATGTACAACGCACTGAAACCACTAATACCGCAGAGATCCGTATTTTTACGAAACAGGAAGACGGGACATATTCCCCCAATGTCCAGCATGGAGTTCTTACTTTGATTGGAGCTGGATATGGAGCAGATGGAAAGTCTGCTGCCGGCTTGATGTCTCTTGCAGACAAACAAAAGCTTGACTCTATTGATCCAGAGAAGATTGAGAGCATTTCTGAAAGCATTGAATGGGGAACAATGTAAATTTTGATATGAAAAAAAGGAGTGATTAAATAATGGCTACTGTTGCTTTTAAGAAAGGTCTATTGGCTAATTTGCCTGGTACATATACTGAGGGTACTTTCTATGTAACCACTGACGAGCGGGCGCTGTATTTGGATATTGATGGCTCTACCCGTGTTCGTATTGGCGATTTTCAGGAGTTCGCAACCCTGAAAGCTCTTCAGGCCAACACCAATCCCAGCACTACCGCTCTGTACTACATCACCGATCTGAATGTGTTGGCTAAGTGGAATGGTACTTCTTATGTGCAGATCAACCTTGACACCGGCGCTACCTCTATTGAGGTCGTTGGCTCTGGAAACGCTGTGACCGCAGCTTCTTATGACGCTGGTACTCGTAAGCTGACTCTGACCATGGGCGAGACTTTTGCAAAGCCTGCCGATGTGGATGAGAAGATTGCCGAGGCCATTGGCGACCTGGGTGACAAGGAAGAGGGTGTCCCATACGCTGATGTGAAGGAGTATGTGGACGAGAAGATTGCCGATGTTGTTGCTGGATCTATCGAGGGTTTGGGCGCTCTGGCCTCAAAGGACAAGGTTGCTGAGTCTGATCTGGAGGCCACTCTTGCGACCAAGATTAACGGAAAGGCCAATGTTGGTACTGCTGATGATACTTCTGACATGGATACCCTAAAGGGTGCTAAGAAGTACGCCGATGAAAAGGCGGCTGCTGTACAGACTGAGGTTGACGCGCTGGAGGCCAAAGTTGGTACTGTTCCTGAGAGCAAGACCGTCGTTCAGATGATTGAGGAAGCTCAGGAGGCAGCTACTTACGACGATACCGAGATCAAGGCTAAAGTTCAGGCCAACACTAATGCAATCGGTGTATTGAACGGCGAGGCCACTGTTGAGGGTTCTGTGAAGAAGACCGTTGCTGATGAGATTGCTAAGGTGATCGCTGATGCGCCTGAGTCTTTCGATACCTTGAAGGAGATCTCTGACTGGATTTCCAGCCACAGTGACGATGCTGCCGCAATGAACTCTGCCATTACTGCCCTACAGGGTATCTTGGATGGTATCGGTGATACCGAGTCTGGCGAGAAAGCCACTGTGGTTGCCTATGTGACCGATGCGATTGCCGCCCTGAACATTGGTGACTACGCTACTGCCGCTCAGCTGACTGCTCTGGCTGGCCGTGTGACTACCCTGGAGGGCGCAACTCACACCCACGCAAACAAGGCTCTACTGGATACCTACACCCAGACTGAGGCTAACCTGGCTGATGCTGTGGCTAAGAAGCACGTTCACGCAAATGCTACCGAGCTTGACAAGATCGCTGACGGCGACAAGGCGAAGTGGGATGCCATGGAGCAGAACGCTAAGGACTATGCCGATGGCCTGGCTTCCAACTATGATGCCGCTGGTTCTGCCGCTGGTGCTCTTGCAGATGCCAAAGAGTACACCGATACTGCTTTGACCTGGGGCAGCTTCTAATAGCAGATAGACAATTTCGTATTTCCCATATTTGAGGGCGGGGTAACACCCGCCCTCTTTTCATTTCTCTGTAGAACGGAGGTAAGGAAAAATAATGGCTCTTTTTAAGATTTTGAAAGGCGACAGCTCCCGTATCTCAACAGATGTAACGCCTTTCCATGACGGGTGGGCGTATTTTACCCCAGACGATGGAGGTTTTTATATCGACTCTGAGGATAACGGGGAGCAGAAGAGACATCGCATCAACCCCAACACAGGAGGCGGCAGCTCGGATGTTTCCGCTACTCTGCTTGCGTCTGCATGGAGTGCCGGCCAACAGACTGTGGCGATTGAGGGCATGACCGCAGATACAGACGGCGTTGTTGGCATTAGCCAGCTGATTTCCGACGCGGAGTTGGAAGCTGTAAAGAGCGCTGAACTCTATGTATGTGGTCAGGGCGATGGCACATTGACGATTGCGGCATTTGGTGATGTACCGACTTGTGATATTCCAATCGTAGTAATTTTGCTTCATTGAGAAAGGGGTGTTGACCAATGAGTGAGACCCCTAATTATGGGCTTTATTTGGAAGACGATGCTTCTGCACGATTCCAGGAGTGGCGCGAAAAAATCAATGGAACCGATAATTCCAATATGGTCAAGATCGACACTGCTCTTGGGACGATGGCTCAGAAAAGCGGAAAGGCGACTGGGACTCTACTTGCATCTGCATGGAGCGGGATTGATTCTCCGTTCACGCAGACTTTGGCCGTGGATGGTCTTGGCGCAGATCAAAACGGAAATATTTCGGTGGCGCAAAATGCAACGATTGAGCAACGGGACGCAGCTCGTATGGCAATGCTTTCTGTCATTGGACAGAGTGAAGGACAGCTTACTATCGCCGCTGATGGTGAAATGCCAGACGTAGATATCCCGGTTGTAGTGATTCTATTAGGATAAAAGGAGGGACATCTAAATGCCTATTATTTCTAACTTTCCATCTGGTGGCGGAAATGGCGGAGGCGGGCTTCAGTTGGCTGCTGTCTCTAATATCGTCACTAAGGTTTCACATGGGAAGGTGTATGTAAAATGGACTGATCCTGAAGACCTGGTTGTTGCCGAATCCACTTTGGCAGAGTGGGCGGGCACACTGCTTGTTCGCAAGGCCGGCTCTATGCCTGTCAGTAGACGCGACGGCACTGTGGTCGTAGACAGTAAGGTGCGCAATCAGTATCAGAACCAATATTTTTGCGATAGCGGTTTGACCGATGGCACAGTCTATTACTACAAGTTCTTCCCATATACAACGACAAACACTTATACCGAGCATGAGGATTGCGAGTTCACTGCAACTCCAAATGCTCCTACTATGGGCAATGTATCCAGCATGAGTGCAACGCCGGCTGGTAATGGTAAGCTTGCAATTAAGTGGACTGATCCAGCAGCTACCATTGTAGACGATGGACTTACCCTGGCAACCTGGGAGAAGACCGTCGTGGTGGTTAAGGAGGGCGAATACGCTACTTCTCCAGACGATGAAGATGCGGCCTATACCTATACCAGCACTACACGAAACGCCCATGCAAGCGCACCGTTGACCGTGACAGGGCTTACAAACGGCACGACCTATTATGTGTCTTTCTTCCCGGTATCTACGGATGGTGCGGTAAATGTAAACGCAAGTAATAGAATCACTGGAGAAGCTAACCGCATGGTGATCGCTACGGTTCCCTCTCAAAGTGGATCTCTTACTTATAACGGGAGTGCCCAGACTCCTACATTTAGCAACTATGACACAAACAAGATGACTTTGAGCGTCACTGGGCAAACCAATGCCGGCACTTATAGCGCCTCCTTTACTCCAAAGGATGACTATATGTGGAGTGACGAGACTACGGCTGCAAAGACTGTCAACTGGACGATCAATAAGGCCGCAGGCAGCTTGAGTGTGAGTCCGCAAACGGTCACATTGGACATGGAACACCCAACTGCTCAGATTACCGTTACACGGCCTGGTAATGGCGCGATTACCGCAGTGTCAAATAACACTGGTATCGTTACGGTCAGCGTAAGCGGGAATGTTATCACCGTGAACAATGTCAATCAGACAAGTGGTGACACCACTATTACGGTTAAGGTGGCCGCTGGTACAAACTATACTGCCCCTGCAAATAAGACTGTTACGGTCAACGCAGAGTTCGTCAGTGATATTCTGAACGAGAACTCCTGGGCGGTTATCAAGGCTGTTTCTGATAGTGGGCAGGGAGATAATTACTGGGATGTTGGTGATACCAAGACCATTACTATCAATGGCAAAATTGGAACTACTAACTTCTCCAGCGTTTCCATTGATGCTTTTATTGCCGGATTTAATCACAACAGCTCTCGTGAGGGATCTAACCGCATTCACTTTATCATTGGTAAGAAGAGCGGAAAGATGGTTGGGTTGTTTGATAGTAAGTACGGCCCGGATGCCGGATGGCCGTCTGGTGGTTCTGGCAGTTTTGTTATGAACACCAGTAGCACGAACTCTGGTGGTTGGAACAACAGCTATATGCGTAAGACCATTCTTGGAAACAGCAATACCCCGTCCAACCCTCTTGCAAACAGCTTTATTGCTGCACTTCCCGCTGATTTGAGGGCGGTTATGAAGTCGGTGACAAAGTATACGGATAATACCGCAAATGGCGGCGGAAACCAAGCTTCTTATATTACTGCTACTACGGATTATCTATGGTTGCTTGCGGAGTTTGAGGTTCAGGGTGCTCGTACTTATGCCAACTCTTACGAGCAAAACTACCAGGCGCAATACCAGTATTTCAAGTCTGGTAACAGCAAAGTTGCTTACAAGTACAACGCTACGGGTACGGCGGTTTACTGGTGGCTCCGCTCCGCCTATTACGCCCGTAACAACCGTTTCTGTTGTGTGAACACGGATGGCTCGGCCGGCAATGACGCTGCGGACTATTCGTTG